ATATAAATAAAGATTTAAAACTCTAATAAAACCAATCTATCCGAAGGATAGCAATATCTAAGAAATTTTGTTACTTTTGAAAAATGTAACACCTTTTCTTAAATATTTATATTCTACCTATATTATTTATTTTTAATTATATTATTTTATATTAATATTATTATTTTAAAATATACGCGCGCGTGCACGAAGGAGGTTTATCTAGTAATGTTTGAAGAAGATATACAGAAAGTAAAATATGAAAAAAGAAAAGTTCGTAATATGGGTTTTTATGATGTTGCATACCATTACATTGAAAAATTTAAAGAAACTAATAGAATTGGGGTACCAGTTGGTTTATATAGAAAATTTTATACTGATGAATGTCAAGTAGAACAACGTAATTATAGAATAGAAGAACTAGAAACAAAATATAATTTCAAAATTAACATGGATAAATTTCCTAAAGAAATAACTATAGAAATGAACTTTTATGATTTAGCATTTAATAAAGGGATAGATACAACCGAAAAATTTGAAAACTGGGCTTTACAAGAATATGAATATAAACTTTTTCATAATTTAAATATTCCAGAAGAGGCTTGGTCTAAGAGAATAGGTTATGGATTTTGTGTGAGCTATAATGAAATCATAAGGGATGCAAGTCGTTATTTTAAAAGATTTTTAGACTCTTTTTATAAAGATTATTTAGATAAAAATTTACAAGAAAAACGTGATGCTTTAGTTGCAGAGGGTAAAGCGTATTACAAAGGCGGAAAATTTTATGAGTATAAAGAAAATAGTAGAGCTATGGCTATGAGAAAAAGTAGATTAAAAAATAAAAGACCTTCTTATGTTTCTCCAGATTATACTTGTGAAATGTACGATATAATATATGAAAGAGATGCTAAAGGTAAAAAAGTTAGAAATGGAAAAAAGAAATATATTTTGAATAAAGAAAAAAGAGATAATTTATTATTTAAAATAGAATATCAAATGAAAATAAAACGTAGTACTATTATTTTCTTTGATAAGAGAGGATATTGTATAGAAGTAGATAAATTTGAAAATTTTAAAGAATATGTAATGTTAGAAAATATAGATTTAAGTAAAGGAATTTATGCTAGACAATATTATCACTTAGATTTAAGTACTAATAATGTTAAATTTAAAAATTATTCTGATAAAGGCTTATATTTAAACGCAATAAAACACATGAAGAAATCTTCAGGCTCTAAAATTAAGGCTAGGGATATATTAGGCAATATACTTCATATTAAAGATTTGAAAGATTTAAAAAATAAAAAAGATATTATAGATTGGGATAATATGGTATATTGGTATTCAACTACACCAGTTAAAAAGAATACTAACAGATGGAATGAAGAATTAAAAGGATATTGGCTAATGTTACCTAAACTTTGTGATGAAGAAAAAGTAAGTGATTATTCATTAAAAGTTTGTATTTCAAAACCAATTCGTAATAGTTTAATTACTAAATTTTTATACGATAGAGCAGTATTTAGATTTAGTAGTAATAAAGAATTTATGGATAATATAGAAAAGAATTTTAATACTTTTTCATATAATAGAGCTAGTGAATTTTTATCTAATATCAAGAAAGTTATTTCTACTATGAAAAAATATTTTATAAAAGATATAACAGAAGATACAAAAACTATAATAGACAATATTTGTGAAAATTGTTTTGATAAATCATATTGGGTTATGACAGACACTATATCAGATAGTAATCTAAACTATATTTACGCTTTATTTATGATTAAAATTATGCGCTTTTTTGGTTTCAAGAAAGAAGATATATTTGACTCTAATTGGATTATTGAATTTTTCATAATTAGGTTTAAGTTCTTTAAAAGAAGAAACAAGAATGAAGCTCATGAATTTGTAAAAGATAGTAAAATGGAATTTTATAAATCTTTACAGGATTTATTAGAGTATAAAAAATTTGATGACAAAAGAGATAAATATAATGTTTATAGAAATACAATGCATTCATTTATGTACTAGTTCGAGGTGAAATAATTATGATTAGTAAAAGTAATAGAATAGATTTTATTACTGAGTGTTATGAAAAAGGAACTTTAAAAGACTCAGTGGAAGTAAGAAAGATAGAAAATGAACTAATAAATCAAGAAGTACGAGAAGCTAAAAAGAGAGAAAAGGCATTAAATCAAATAAAGGTTTTATCAGAAAATGAAATGGTTTATGGAAAATATAAAACTGTAAAAGGATTAATGAAAAGAGTAAATAAAGATTTTGATAAAAAGATAGATGAGTATTATAATTCATTAGAAAATAGAGAGCATATTATTAAATATAAAAAGAAAAAATAAACGTGTAGAAGAAAGCTAGGTGATTAAATGTATAGAATAAAAGCAGATAAAGATTTAAGAGATTTAAAAGAATTTGGATATAAATATTGTGGAAATTACAACAGAGGAGAACAATATGTTAAAGAAATAGACATAATTGTATATGGAAAAAATTTAGGAGGAATTTTAATACAAGAGTGGCGTGAGATTAATTTTAAATTTCCGTATATAAAAAATATTAAATATCCAGATATAAGAGATTATATACAAGATTTAATAACAGCAGGCTATGTAGAAAAGTTTGAGGAGGAATAAATGAAAAAATATAAAAAAGTAACAGAAAATCAGGTTGTAAAAAAATATTATGAAATACAATGTAATTTTAATAAAGTAGGTTGGTGGTGTGATTATTTATCAGTGGAATTTTTAGCATCAGAATTAGGAACATCAAAATATCAAGTAAGAAAAGCTTATAAAAGTTTATTAGAAAAAGGATATATGAAATTAGAAAAATATCCAAGTTATTGTGAAGAATATGATAATGGATTATATACACAAGATATACCTGTACTTTATACAAAAGTATATGTGTTAACTGATAAGGCAAGAGAACTATTAAAGAAGGAGGAGAAGCAATGACAGACTATGAGCATATGATTATATCCGCAGAAAGATATGCATTAGGTAGAATGACATACATAGTAAGTTTAACAGTAGATTATATCTTAAAAGAAATAAAAGAAAATAAATTAAGTGATGAATGTCTAGATGTAATAAGGGAAGATATAAACAGTACTAAAAATCTAGGAATGGAATGTGACAAAAAACAATGGCTAAAATTATTAGATAGAATAGAGGAAGTGATTTAATGACAGAGGAAGAGATTATAAATGTAATAAAAGACTTATTTAAAGAGTTCGATATAGGAAGATTACATAAATTTGAATATAAAGGTAAAAACAAGAATGGAAAAAATAAATACAAAATTAGATATACGCCCATGTTTATGACAAATTGTTATATTGATGAAACGATAGTTGAAAAATAAAGTTAAATGACGTTAAAGTAAATTTTGAGGAGGATAAATAATATGAAAAAATACATAGTTACACATCGAGCATGTGAAAAACATAAAAAAGCATTAAATATATTATTTTTTATAACTTACGTTATATTTTTCCCATTTGCAATTTTAGCCTATATTAATGATTTTTTAGAAAAAGTTTTAAATTTTGTTCAGGAATTAAGAAATAAAATTGTATATGGAATATTTTTAATATTATTTAAAAAAGATTGTAGATTGAAAACGGAGGACAAATAATATGAATAATAAAGACTTAGATGATTTAATTAAATTAAATCCATTTACTAAAACTGAATACTATCCTATTAAAAATAAAGTTTTAAATGGTTTACTTGGAGGAAAAGGATTACCTAAAGGAAGTATAGTACATATTGCTGCAGGTTCTGGAACTGGTAAATCTACAGTATGTTTAAAAGACATATGTTTAGATTTATTAAAACAAGGATTAGATATTGCTTATATAGATGCAGACAGAGGTATTAATGAAAATATACTAAAATCTACTGGGGTGTATCCATTTTTAAATAATACAGATAAAAAACTAGGAGGAACTTTTGTAGTATTTCAAAAAAGTTCATTTAAAGAAGTAAATGATTTAGTACAAGATTTAGTAGAAAAAGGTGTACAAGTAATAGTTATAGATACTATTTCTATAATGGACTCTGGTATGTATATTGGAAAAAATTCATATGATATTGAAAATAGAAAAGTTGGAGGAGAAGCTGGAACTTTAAGACAGTTTATAAAAAATTTAAACTTTTTAGCTACAGAAGATACTAGACAGCTTAATTTTATTTTATTAAATCATACTGCAAAAGAAATAGGAGGAAGTCCTTTTGGTCCACCAAAAGAAACTCCAAAAGGTGGAGATGCTCCAATACAGTATTCTGATATAGTACTTCAATTATATAAATATGGAAGTAAAAGTGAAATGTTAAATGATAAACCAATAGGACAAAAAGTTTATGCAGAAATTATTAAATCTAGACATGCAATGGGAAAAGTTAAAGTTCCATTTTTTATAAGATATGGAAAAGGAATTTCAAATATTTTAACTTATAAAGAAGTGTTTGAGTCTGGAAAAGCAGTTCCTGGTTGTTATATAGAGACTAAAGGTAGAACTTATTATCTAAAACATCCAAAATTAACTGAAGAAATAAAATATGTTGGAAAAGATAATTTATTGAAATGCATAATAGAAAATTATACAACTATAGATAGATTATTTACAGCTAAAGATTGGACTATAGATACTTCTGCAGAAAATGCAATTTTAGACGTTGAATATTCTTTAGAAGATATTTCTTTATTACCAAAAGCTTTACAAGATAAAAAGATAGTAACTTCAATGAATGATAATGTTTATTTTTTAAGAGGAATAGATATTTTAGGACAACCTTATGGAGTATATTACAATTTAACTACTAAAAAATTAATAAAAGAATATAATTCTACAATTTCAAATATTACAACAAGAGAGTTTGATAATGCAATAAAATCAGTAGAAAATTATGTAGAAAATTTAAAAAATGAACAAGAAAATAAAAGTGTAGATGAATTATTAGACGAGGTAGAGATAAATGAGTAATACATAATAATATCAGAAAGGAGGTTGAAGAAAATTAAAGTTTCTATAAAAGATTATCAAATTATAAAACAAGCAGTTTTAGATTTTGAACCTGGACTAACAGTTTTAGTTGGACCTTCCAATAACGGTAAATCTAGTATAGTAAAAGCAATAAAAGCTGCATTATATACTGAACCTGGTTCTACACCTATCAGACATGGAGCTAAATTTTATTTAGTTGGTATTCAAGATAATGGACATGTGATAGCATATCAGAAAAAAGATGGGTCTAGTAAATATCTAGTAGATGGAAAATCATATTCTAAGTTTGGTGTCAATACACCAGAAGAAGTTTCTAATGCTTTAAATATAAAAGAATTAGCTTTAAATGGAAATAAAGTTCAACTTAATTTTTGGGACCAGATGGATAAACCTTTTCTTTTAGATAAAAGTGCTGGAGAATTATTTAAATTTATTGTAGACTCAGGAGAAAATGACCAGTTATCTTCAGTTTTAAAATCAATGGTAACAGACAGACAATCTTTAAATAAAGAAGCAGATAATATACAAGGACAAATAGATGCTTTAGAAAAATCTATAAAACATCAAGAGAGTCAATTAGAAAAATTAAATCCTATTTTAGAAAAAGCAATTTCAGTAATTGAAAATAAAAATAAAGTAGATATTTATAGAGATATTAATAAATTAATTGAAGAATATAAAATTACTCAAAAAAGAATTGAGAATACTCAAAATAATATTATTAAATTAAATCAAAAAGAAAATTTATTTAATTTAATTAATATTAATAAATTTAATGATTTAGAATATCTTAAAAATACTACAAATAAAATTTTAGATATAAATTTAAAATTTTCTAATTTAAACATTGTTAATAATCAATTAATTTGCAATTTAAATGCATTAAATAAAATAGATTTAATGACAATGCCTCAGATTTTAAATTTAATAAATACATATGAAATTATATTATTTAAAATAAAAGATAAATCTCAAACTATTCTCACACTTCAGAAGGTAGTTCCAAATGAAAATGTAATTGAAAAAATTCAAGAAAAAGTAAATTTAGTTGAATATATAGAAAAGATAGAAGCTATAAATTATAGACAAAATGAAATAAATTTGATAATAGAACAAAAAGAACTTCATTATAAAGATGAAATAAAACCTATAGAAAAATTATTTAAAGTATGTCCTGTATGTGGACAAGCTTTGAAAGGAGGAAAACATAATGTATTTGGAGAAATTAATTCTTAAAGATGGAAGAACAGTAGAAGAAAAATTTAATGAACTAGACTCAAATCAACAAATGGCTTTAATGGAAGAAATTAAAAAACAAAAAGATATGTTAAAAGAGTCAAAAATAGTAGCAGAAACTGAAATGAAATCATTAGAAGATAAAAAGAATGAAATTTTAAATGAATTAAAAGAAAAGTATAATTTAGAGTCTATAGAAGATGCTCAGAAAAAAGTTGATGAATTAAATAAAGAAATAGTTCAATCTTTAACTGAATTTGCAGAAAGGAACCAGTCTGAATAGTGCATTTATATGAAAGTACTATAAATAGTTCAAATCTTAGAGCATTATCTAGACAAAAATTAAGCTTTAAAAAGAATAGTACTAAAAGTCTTTTAAAAAATAAAATTAAATGGATGAAATATATGTCTTCAGATTCAGTTTTAATATCTATGGTTAGAAAGTATGTAAATACATCTAGTAAAAGAGAGCATACTAATTGTTCTTTTAATTTTATTAAATCTAAGATATCTGAAGCGTATTATTTTACATATAATATTGAAAATAATTCAACAAAACTTAGAATTGCAAATCATGATACTAGAGATGATAGTAATTTTGATGAACAACTTTGGTTACATGAATGTCCTAGTATGAAGTCCGTATATAAAGGAATTATAAATTTTATAGATAAGTGTATACTTAAATGGAGGAAAAGAGTGAATATAGATAATTTTGATACATATTTTAATTTAGCGCTTCAAAAGAAACAAGAGTTTGATACAATTACAAATATGGTTTTAGATTTACAAAATCAAAAAGAAGAAGCTGAAAATCAGCTTAAAGATTTATTACAAACTCATAGAAATTATGAAGATGCTATAGGATATTTAAAAGAAATTATAGAGCTTATTAGTAGACAACATATAGACCATATAGAAAAATTATTAGACTCAGCAGTTAAAACTATATTTTATGATAAGAATTATTCTATAAAATTAGAAATATCTGAATTTAGAAATAATAATGCTCTTAATATTTATTTAGTTGAAACGACTGATGAAGGAGAAATTAAAACAGATATTAAAAATAATGGCTTCGGTATTCAAGGAGTAGTTGGCTTTATACTACAAGTATATTTTATTTTATATCATAAACTTTCTCCAATATTAATAATGGATGAAGCTATGAGTACTTTAAGTCAACAATATATTCCTTATTTTAAAGAATTGGTAGAAGCATTAGCAAAACAATATAATTTTAAATTTGTTTTAATAGCACATGACCCGAGATTTATAGATATAGCTGATTATAAATATGAAGTTAAAAACGGTGAAGTAAGAGAGGTGAAATAAAATGTCTACTATACAAATGTATCAACCACATAATAATAAATTATTGCAATTAGAAAGAAGTATATTAGTTTTAAAATTTAATGACATTGATATAGTAGCTAGTCCATTAGATTTAAAAAGCACTATAGAGTGGTATAAGAAAGAGTTTGGAGAAGAAAATCCAGTAGTTACTTATGTAGATATAGAAAAAGATGGTTTATGGTTACCAGTACCAACAGATGATGAAGAGTATGATGAGTTAGATTTTCTTGGGTATATTGATGGAGTAATAGAATTAGTTAGATATTCTACATCTGATAAATTCGGCAACGTTAGATATGTAGATGGAGAAATATGCAGATATACTTCTTTTAAAGACTATTGCAATAAATTTATTAGAACTGGTAAAGAATTAAAAGGACCAGAAATTATAGCTAGTACAGAGGTGTAATTATGGATAAGAATGAAATTAGAAGATTACAAAAAGCAGCAAGAGATAATAATAAATTAGCTTTAGGAATGTGGGCATCTCAATATGAAGATAGTTTAAGAAGAGAGTACGAAAGAAACTATGAAAAAGCTTTTCAACTAGAATTATCTGACTCTTTAAATAACTTTATGATTGCAACAGCTTATACTGCATATTTTAGTGAGACTACTCATTTAGATAAAGATACTTTACCTGATTTTATAGAAGATTTACTTGCTACTGTAGATATGTTTAGAACAGGAGAATATAATCCAGACGAATACAAGAAAATATTAGATGATTGCGGAATTAAGTTTGATGATTATATGTTTAAAAAACATCATAGAAAAACTATTACTTTATGCGGAAGTACTAAATTTAAAGATGAATTTATGAAGAAACAACAAGAACTAACTTTAGATGGTTGGATAGTTTTATCTGTAGGAGTTTTTGGTCATGCTGATAACGTAAAAATTACTGAAGAGCAAAAGGAAGAATTAGATAAAATTCATAAAGATAAAATAGCTTTATCAGACGCAATATATGTAATTAATAAAGATGGATATATTGGAAAATCTACTAAATCAGAAATTGAGTTTGCGAGAGATAAAGGTAAAACCATTTATTATTTGGAGGATTTAAAATGAGTAAACGAATTGATAAAACTAATTACTACTAGGATTTAACCGTAATTTTATATATTACATTAGGAGGTAATTCTAATGTATGGATATATTTATGAAACAACTAATTTAATTAATGGTAAAAAATATGTTGGACAAAAGAAATCAGATAAGTTTTTAGGAAATGAATATTTAGGCAGCGGAAAAATATTAAAGCAAGCAGTTAAAAAATATGGAATAAATAACTTTAAAGTTAGATTGCTTAAAGAATGTAATAGTCAAGAAGAACTTAATTTAGAAGAAACTACTGTTATAAAGTATTATAAAGAAAAGTATAAAGATAATTGTTATAATATTTCTAATACTCCAGGGACTTGGAATTTACCAGATAATTTTGAGGTTTGGAATAAAGGTATTAAGTTGTCTGATAATTATAAGAAAAGAATATCTATTGGAACTAAGAGGGCTATGCAAAGACCAGAAGTAAGAAAAAAGATATTAGCTAGAAATAGCAAGTATTTATATGGTAATAATCATCATAAAAAGGGAAGTAAATTGACAGAAGAACAGAAAGCATATATATCTAAAAGAACTAAAGAAGCCATGCAAAAAATTGATTTAAGAGATAAAATAAAAGCTGGGTTAAAAAATATGAGTCAAGAAGATATTAAAAAACAAAGAAAGGCTATAGCAGATTCAATTAGAGGAAGAGTATGTTATAATAATGGAGTAATTAATAAAATGATTCATCCGTATGAAGAAGAGAAATATATTAATATGCGGATGGATTAAAGGAAGGAAGTGATTTTATGAGTAGACGAATTGATAAAACTAATTACTATTTAGATATAGCTGAAACAGTTGCTGAACGCAGTACTTGTTTAAAAAGAAAATATGGAGCTATTATAGTTAAAAACGACAGTATCATCGCTACTCGGTCTGATTTAATCGGGGCTCCTAGAGGAGTTAAAGATTGTTTAGAATCTGGAGAATGCAATAGACAAAATGCAGAAAGAGGAATGGATTATAGTAATTGTTTAGCTGTACATGCAGAACAAAATGCTATAATATCTGCTAGTAGAGAACAAATGATTGATAGTACGTTATATTTAGTAGGATATGAAATGGTTTATCATGCAGTACCTAAAAATACTTCTAATGAATTAGGTCGACCTGGATTATATCCAGCAGAAATAAAAATAGAAAAAGCATATGTGAAAGATGCTGAGCCTTGTTCTTTATGCAAGAGACTAATTATTAATGCTGGAATTAAAGAAGTAGTAGTTAGACATAATAAGGACCCATATGTAAGAATATTTAATCCTAAATTATGGCAAATAGAAGATATTACAGGAGGTTATTAATGTTAGATTGGAAAGTTTTAAGGTATGATTTTAATAATCATAAAATAAATAATTATAATATTTTTGGAACTTCTGATAGTTACGAAAAACAACTTAAAAAAGCTAGAAGGAAAAAAGAATTTACTAATTATGAAGAATTAAAAGAGTATTTAAGAAAAGATTTTTTATATTATTTTTGGTCTAAGTCAGAGTGTGAAATATTAGTAGGTCCACTATCTAGTAATTTGAATGAATTTGAAAAAATAGATATATACAGACAATTAGAAATGAATTTAGATAGAATAACTGAATATATTATTAAAGAATTAAAATTTAGATTTTAGGAGGAAATTATGTTAATTAGTTTAATCGAAAAATTAACTAATAGTTCTGTTTTATTAGTTAGAGTTAAGAATGATGAAGAAAAAAGAACTAAAGTTCAAGCAGATGGAAATATTTCAAATTTATTAGATGCTTATACTTTTTTATTACCTATTCTTTTAAAAGAAATAAATTTAAAATCTCTTAGTACTAATGAAAAAGATAAAGAATTACTTATTAAAAATCTAGCTACTGAATTATTAATTAATACTTTAATTAACTTAGAAGATATTAATGTTAATATTACACCTGAAGAACTAGTTTGGAAATATAAACATAAAAAGAATATAGGAGATTAGTATATGATATTGAAATCTGCAATTAAGAAAGATAATGTTATTTTTATAGGCATTAGACACAGTGACATTTTAAAGAAAGCTTATGACGACGGAATATCTTTAAAATGTGCAGAGCAAGGATTTATAAATGAATCTGGAGAGTTTTTGACTAGAACAGAAGCATTAATAGAAGCTTATTATGAAAAACAAATTAGTAAAGAATTATATTTAGAAAGACTTAATGGAATACAAGAATTATTTTCGGAGGATTTATGGTAATGAAAGTAAGATACAAATATGAAGATGAATTAAACGACGATTTAGTATGTGAATTAACAGAATTTATGGATGAATATTTAATAGGAGGCAAATTAAATTATTGTTGTACATATTTATATAATGATTTAGATATTTTTAGTGATAAAGACAGTAATAAGTATCAAATAGCATTTAGATATCCTGGAGCTACAAGAGGTGGAATAATATTAAAAAGATTAGGAAAAGATTTATTTGAAATTATAGGAATCCACTTTAATGAAGATGTATGTTTTGGAGAATTTGCAATATATAAAGAGTCTTTAAAAGAGGACATAGATAAATTTATAGGAGATACTTTAGATTTTTCAGAAGTAACACTAGTAAATAACATTTAGGAGGAAGTAATGGATAAAGATTTTATAATAGGAAGATATAGACAAAATAATAGAATTCCAGTTTTTATTGATTTATCAAATGTTGCATACCGTAGTCAATTTGTATTTACTCCAGATAAATTTATTACTCAACAAGGAATACCTAATGGTAGTTTATTTGGGGTTTGTCAGAATATTAAAACTTTAGTTTCAACTGGATATGAAGTATATTTATGTAGAGATTTGCCTGTAAAATTTAGAAATAAATTAAATGAGAATTATAAAGCAAATAGAGAAAAAGAAGAAAACAGTTTTAATATTCATAAATTACTTAATGAAGCTATTACTCCTTTAATTTCTTTATTAGATGATGTACATGTTATTTCTCAAGAAGGTTTTGAAGCTGATGATATGATGTTTTCTGGAGCTAAATATTGTAGTCATAATAATATAAACTCATATATATTAACTACAGATAAAGATTTATGTCAAGCATTAGATGATAATGTATCTATTGCTCATAAATTTACTTTAGATGGTCCGCAGGAAGTAGTTACTTATGACTCTGAATATTATAAAAAGAATTTTGGAGAAGTTAAACCACAGTGTTTACCTTTATATAGAGCATTTAAAGGAGATACTTCAGATAATTTAGAAGCTCCAATAAAAAGATTTCCAAAAGATTTATTAATAGAATTATGTAAAGAATATGAAGATATGGGATATGGAGTTAATATTGCAAAATTATTAATGAACCATAAATGTTCTAAAAAATCACATGAAAAGTGGATAAATATGTTAGTTACTAATAAAGATATCTTTATTAATCTTTATAATAATTTTAATATAATGCAACTTTTTGAAATAAATTTTAATATTGAAGAAGAGAAAATAGATAAAGATGCATTTTATAATATAACTAAAACTTATGAATTATGGAGTTTTAGAAAATTTGTAGAAAAATATAATTCAGAGCAAATTTTATAGGAGGTGTAGTATAATGTCAGATTTTTATGAGAATGAGTTAGAAGAAAAAAATGAAATAAAGATATGGAATTATATTAGTGTAATATTTGAGAATGATTATTATCCATTTAATGACCACAGAATTTTAGAAAATAAAGATTTTAGACAACAAATTTATGGAGATGCTACTCAATATACATATAAAACAGATAAAATTTTAAAAGAAGGTCAAGTACTAACTATTAAGACTCCAAGAAATATGACTCATAGAGTATTAGTAGTAAATCCTTATTTAATGACTGAAGAAATAAAATATCCAGTTGATAAAATTAAACCAATAGAAATTGTAGGAGAAGTAGGAAAAGATGAAAATTAATCTTATAAGATGTAAACAATGCATACATAGAAAAGTTTGTATGTATGTTAAAGAATATTATAATATATCTAATTATATTGCAAACGCAAATCCTACAGACGGATTTAGTGTAGATATTCAATGTAATAATTTTATATGTGAAGGTGATACAATAGTAAAGGAGTTGATGAAAAATGAATAGTCCAAAACATTTAATATTTGTTGGAGACCCACATCTCTAACTGCAAATACTCCTAGTTCTAGAAAAGAGACTAATGAAGAATATAGAGCTCTTCAAATTAAAAAATTAAAACATATTTATGAAGATATAGCAGAGCCAGAGGATTGGATAATTATTTTAGGAGATGTATTTCATTCTTCAGCTTTATCAATGATGTCAGGAACTCCAAAATTTTATAATGATATTATAGATATAATGAAATCTAGAAGAACTTTAACTATTATAGGAAATCATGATATGTATTATAGAAATGAAGACTCTCACAATGTTACTATATTAGATAATTTATTTAAAACAGGAGTAGAACATTTAAAAGATGATGGACTAATAATGATATTAACTAATTCAAATAAAATAGTTAGATTATTTGGAGTAGATTATAATCATAATTTTCCAGTAATACCTTATGATGAAAGATATTATAATATTATAGTAGCTCATTCATTTTATGAAGACCATTTTTATGGTTCTACTGGAAATAATAATTTAACTGATAGTGCATTAGAACAATTAGGTCAATATGATTTAGTAGTACTAGGGCATGACCATGCTGCATATCCAATTACAGCAGCAAATAATGGTAAAACTCTTATAATTAGACCTGGAAGTTTATTAAGAGGAACTTCTCATACATGTCAAATTAATAGAATACCTCAAGTAGGAGTTTTAAATTTAGATGATTTTAAGTTTAATTATGTTCCATTGCCAGTAGCTCCAGGAAAAGAAGTATTTAAAGAAAAAGTAATATTAGAAAAAGATATAGATGTTAATGTAGAAAATATTTTAAAAAATATGGATAGTTTTGATAAAACTCAAGGAATATATAAATTTATTAAAAGTCAAGAATCTAGAGGAAAAGAAGTATTTGGAGATAGATATTATGATATAATACATATTATAGAACGATATTTAGATACTTTTGGAATTATTAAGGGAGGTAATTAATGACTATTCAACAATATAGAGAATATTTATTTAAAGGTGGAACTATAGATTGTTATGGCATGAATTTTAGTTTATTACCTCAAGATAGAGTTATTATAATAAATAATTTAAATGATAAAATGATTTCCAATAATATAGAATTATTATACAAGACATTTTTAGATTTACAAAAAGAAATCGCTAGTGGAATTAAAAACTTAGAAATTACAGATATAAAAGTTAAATTAAATGAGCATATACCTCATACTTATAATTTAGTTTTAGATACAATAGAGCATAAAAATAATAAAGAAAAAATAGAAAATGGAATTAGTGCAGGTATGAAGTATAAATAAGCTATCGGTAATATATGCTTAATGCATATTATTATATATTAAAAAGATTAAAAGGAGGAAACTAATATGGAAAAATTAGGAAAAGGAGAATTTATTAACGAAATTTCTGATAAATCAGGAGTATCAAAGAAAGATGTAACTAGTGTATATGAAGCAATGGTTGATGTAATCACTGAAAATCTAGTTGCAGGAAATAAAATATCTTTAGTAGGTTTTGGAAACTATTCAGTTTCTCATCGAGCTGCTAGAAAAGGTGTAAATCCTTCAACAGGAAAAAGTTTAGAAATTCCTGAAAAAGATGTTCCTAAATTTAGCTTTAGCTCAAATATTAAAAAAGCATTATGTGAATAATTAAATTTATAACGTATTAGCATAATAGTAATATAGATTTATTTCTATATTACTATTTTTTAATAGGAGGATATTAAATATGTTTGATTATATAGAACCTACAAACGATAATGATGAAATAAAATTTAAAGCTTATTTAAAGAAAGAAAATAAAATAGTAGATGTTAAATCTATTCATTTTGGAACTAGAAAAGTAATGATTGGATTTAAAAAAGATAGTAGTAAAGGCTATAGCTATGGAAATAGAAGTTATAGCTATGATGATATTGTATTAATGAGATATTCTGGACATCATGATAAATTTTGTAATGAGATTTATGATGGATATAAAGTTCGTTGTTTTGATAATAATGAAGAAGCCATTGTTAGATGGAATAGAGAAACTTCTGCATTTATTTTGCAGTTTAATGATAGAATATCAGATTTTAGTGAATATAAAGGACAAGATTTAATGATTTTTGGTAATGTATATGAGTATTAATATTGGAGGAAATATGGAAAATTTAGATTATTTAAAAATAGAGTATGAAAATTTTATAATTTCAAAAGATGATTTAATAAGAACTTTAGATTTAACTTCAAAGATATCTCATAATAATTCACCCTCAGTAGAATGTAATTCTTTAACTTTTATTCCAGATTGGAATTCAAAATCTATTACTTTAGCTATAACTAATACTTTAACATACTTTAGAAGTATTGTGGAATTAGTTGGAGATAGTAATTATGCTTTAAAAGAACCTATTGCAATAAAAGTAGAAACATTAAATAAATTAAAAAACTATTTTAAAGATAAAATTTTAATTTATAAAAAAGATGAAAATTATTATATTAGACTTATCGATGGTGACTTATTACTAAATGTAAATAAACCTAATCTGTCAAAGTTAACATTTACAGCTTCTAATGAAAGTATTTTAACCGATTTACATAATGGTGGATTTGGAAAAATATTAAGTTCTTATAGAAATATGATAGACGATTATTCTGATAAATGGTTAGCATTTGACGGAGAAAAACTTTCTCTTTGTGGATTAAATTTTTATGCAGAAACAAAAATGAAAACTCCAATTATGTGTTTATTGATGGATGATGTAGATTTAATAGTTAAATTATCTAAATATTATTACAATACTTTTTTAACTATTTATTCTACTACTAATAAAAATAAATTACATTTGAAAATAAATAATATAGAAATAGAAATTTTAAATGTAATATCTAATATTAATAATAAAAATATTCAAACTTTAAGTTCTTATATTGCTAAACCAAGTTGTGCATTTGAAACTTCAAATATGAGTAGAATAATTAATTTAGCTCTAGCTTTACCAGAATTAGAAAAAGACTGTAAATTACATATTACAGATGACAAATTATCTGTAATACTTAATAGTAGAAAAGGTTCATCTGAATTTGATTTAAAAATTACTAATTCAGAGGATAAGTCTGAGGTTGATGAAGTTAATATTAATGTAAATACATTAAATAAAATAATATCTTCTTTTAATGAAGAATTATGCGGAATAGCATTATATAAAATATATACTACAATTTGTACAGAAAAAATAAAAGTAATTGTTTTAAACAAACAACAAAGAAAGTAGGTGTTATAATTGAATAAAGAAAATGGAAAAATATGTAAAATACATTATAATAATCTTAACTCGATGATTGCTTATATTAGTGATAAAGACCCAATAGTTTGGAGAGATGAAGGAAATGATATCCATGATTTAGTTTATAGAGAGGCCATTCCTGGAATTTATAAAGTTAAATCTTTAACTTTAGCTCAAAAGGGAGATAGATACTCAGATTTATATCGTATAGTTATAAGTGATAGAACTGATGATGAAGAAGAGATAACTGCATATATAAATAGAGATGATATTTATAATATACAGAATTTTCCATATATTTTAACTTATTTAACTGTAAGATATTATTCTAATAGTGGTTTAGTATTTTATAGTACTCCATTAGGAGTAGAAGTTCTTTCTGATATAGACGAGACAAGCTTTACTATATCTAAGTTTCCAGATGTTATGTACAAAGGCGGTTGGAAAAAGAGAAAAGATTTATTGAAAAATGGATTCATGGATTTACAACATAGTCAAAGTTGGTCTAATGATAGAATAATGATAAAGATGCTAGCTGATATTCCAGATGAACTACATTACACATTATTTGGAGTACATAAAATTACTGCTTCTGAAGATGAAAGAAAAATTATAGACAATATAAGGGTATATGATATAGATGCTACAGCAGAAGATTCTAATGATATGATAGAATTTTTAAATGCTATAAGTAAAAATTCATCACAAGTTAAAACTAGAAAATATGACGATACTATTTTAAAGAAAATAAAAGTTGCACTATTAGATGAAAATTATAAAGTAATTTGTATAAAGAAAACTAATATGCCTTTATGCAAAAATAAAGTTTTATATTATGGAAATGATGCTGGTAGAATGAGAATTTTAATATATGAAAAAATTAAAGAGATATGTAAAGAACAATATGGAGTAGACAATATTTGCTTGATGGAAGCATATTGGGTTAGAAGAAAGACTTCAGCTAACATAATTATAGATAAAGATGGTAATAAAAATAAAACATTATACATGCCAATAGATAATAAAACTCATTTAAATGTTAGTCAACTGATGTTTTTAGCAAACGGAGAAAGAGTAAACCAAGATGGAGAAATAGAAAATGATTAGTTGTGAAGATTTAAAAAAGATATTTGAATTAGGAAGAGTTATAGATAAAGACTCTTCTAATTCTTATATACACATAGCTTATAAATTAAAGTTAAATAATTATAGAGTTATATCTAATGGAGAGTTATTAGTTAAAGGAAAAGATTTACCTACACCAGAGTATATGAAAGAATTTTTAAGATTTCATGGTGAAGCTATTATGATAGCTAATATTATAAATAATAAAGTTTTATCTATAGTCTTAAGAAGTATAAATACAAAGAAAGAATTTCAAAAGATTGGAACTAGTAAAAATATGCTTTATGGATTAGGTATGTTAGATAAAAATTTTAAATTTGGAGAACCTATAATACTAGTTGAAGGACACTTAGATAGAGATGCAATGTCTCAATTTTATCCTAATGTTTTAGCATTAACTACTAATAAAATTTCTAACACTCAAGCTAAAATATTAAAGTATTTATCTAATAGATTTATATTAATGTTAGATGCAGATTCTGCAGGTCAATCTGGAATAAAAGATGCTTATTATAAATTAAAAGGTTGTAGTATATCTCAAATGCAACATATTTCTGGAATGAAAGATTGTGGAGATTTAATAAAGTTAGAAAGAAACAATCCATCAGAATATGAATTTGTAGAAATGTTATATAAAGCGATGATAGAAACTCATTTGGAGGCAATAAAATGATATTTGCAATAAAAAGAAATAAAGATAATAAATATTTAAATTTAATTACAAATTTAGAATTTAAAAAATTTACAATAGAAAAAGTTATTAAATGGGTTGATAATTTAGAAGATGCTAAAATATTTTTTAATATGAAAGCTGCAGAAGATACTATTCATATTATTTTAAAAGGAAGACCTGGAGAATATAGTATAATGAGAATTATAGAGAGGTGATAATATGAATGAAGATTATGTAGTTGGAAAATATTATTTAGTATTTATTAATGGAAAACCGAGATGTTTAAAGTTAACTAAAATTGATAAATATAAAGTTTTTATAAAATATTATTTAGAATATGATTATGCTAGATATATATTGACTATTGATAGCCTAGGAGATAGAAAAATTGAACCTCAAAAGAGTGTACATATTCAATCATAAAATGGAGGTGTAAAGATTGATTACTCAAGAATTTCGCCCTCGCACTTTTAGAGAAGTAACAGGACAAAAATTACCAAAAACAGTTTTAAAAGCTATTTGTAAATCTCCAGAAACATCTCCTAAAACTATAATACTAGAAGGAGCTTTTGGTACAGGAAAAACTACTTGTGCTAGAATATTTGCTAGAGCATTAAATTGTAAACATAAAATGAAAGATGGAGATGCTTGTGGTAAATGTGAAGAATGTTTAGCAGATATTTCAAATTCTATTTATTATGAAGAATATGACTCTTCAGTAATAGGTAATATTACAGATATTAAAGAATTGAAAGAGACTTTTTATTTTAATGAAAGTTTAGGATATAAAGTTATAGTTTTAGACGAAGCACATTTAATTACTCCTCAAGCACAGTCTACTTTATTAAAGCTTTTTGAAGAAAGCCCATCTGGAATATTCTTTGTTTTATGTACTACTAATAGTTCAAAAATATTGAATACAATACAATCTAGAGCTTTATCTCTTAAGTTTGATTTATTAAGTCAAGAGGATATAGAAGAAAATATAAAAAATGTAGTAAATAGGTTACAAATTGAGGTAGATAATGATATAATTAAGTTGATAGCAAAACGAAGTAAAGGTCATTTAAGAGATGCACATATGTTACTTGAACAATATAAAATGATTAGTAAAGAAGAATTTATAGAATTATTTAGAAGTTGTTCAGAATTATATATAAAATTTGTACTTGCAGTAATATTAAAACAAGATAAAATACTACCTTTAATAATACAAAAGTTACTTCATTATAAATTATCAGATTTAAAATCTGAGTATGAATTATTTGTACTTAATATAATTAAATTATTTTATAATCAAAATGCTTCAGAGGATAAACAGATGATTCGTATTACTACTTATTTTAAACATAAGAAGAATAATTTTATAGATATTTTAAATGATTATAGAAATTATGATATGTTTAATTCAGATATTAGATTTACTTCGTTAATGTGGTTATTAGCTGATAGAATTAGAGACTTAATGAAGTAGGAGGTAATTATATTGATATACAGTTCCGTAGATGGGATGATTGATAATATCGTAGAAGTAGTACAAAGAATGTTTTTCTACTATGTATACGATAAAGACACGATAGAAGATTTAAAGCAAGAAGGATATTTAATGGCTTATGAGTTATTAGCAAAAGGAGAATATGACCCTAGTAGAAATTTAAGAAATTATTTATTTACTGGAGTTAGAAATGCAATGACTAATTATATGTATAAACAAAATAAAACTAAAAATGATATTCCTCAAGATATGTTAGAGTCTGCAGCATGGCAAGATTATAAACAAATTACTCAAGATGATTATTATGTAGGAAAAGTTTTTACATATATAAATAGTCAAACTGATTTTGAATTTACAATAGACGATTTAAAAGAGGTAACTGATAAATACGAAAATTTTGGCAAAGATTTATTACAAAAGTCAGAAGCTAGGCTGGCTAAAAAATTAGCAATTCAGACTAGAGACCTTGATTTAGAAAAATATACTGAAGAAGATGATATTCCTCTAGTCTATGATGCAATTATGGGGGAAGTAGTATGGAAAAAAGTAATGACCTTAATTTAGATTTACCAGAAGTTAATAGCAAAAAAGAGTATGAACCTGGATGTTTAGTTACATTTAGAAAAATGACAGATGAACAATATAAGATATTTGCAAAACAATTATCTGATAATGTTAGTTATAAGTTAGATATTTTAAGAAATATTTTAGAAGATGATATGTTATTTTTAGAAATACTAGATATTTTTGCAGGAGAAAGTATTAATATTCCTACTAGAAAACAATTATTTCAATACTTAGATAGAACATTTATGTATACTTACGCTAAAAGTCATGGTTTTACTGAAGATGCATTTAATAGTATTTCTAAACATTTCGGAGAGAAATTAGCTATAGTTAAAAGTAGAACTCTTAGAATATCTGAACTTTTAGATAAAGAAGAATATGCTTCTCTAGTAAAGGCTCAAAATAAGTTAAAAGCTAAAAGAAAAGCTAAAAGAGAAGAGAATAAAAGACTAAAAGAAGAATTATCAAAAAAGAAAGCTGAAGAACAATAACTTCAGCTCTTCTAGCATATTATTATATATAAAAAATTTTAGAGGAGGTAATATTAATGAGTACTAATGAAGTATTAATTAAATTTGAAAAAGAAAATGTTGATTTTGGAGAAGCTATTAGAGCTTTAAAAGAAGGAAAAAGAGCTTGTAGAAGAGGATGGAATGGTAAAGACCAATACTTAGAGTTAGGAAAAGATATATCTTATACAAATTTAAAAGGAGATAATGTAGTAGCTTATCATGAAGATATTGGAAGTCAAGCTATTGTATTTTGTGGAACTAGAGGACGTCAAATGGGATGGTTAGCTAGTCAATCTGATATGTTAGCTGAAGATTGGTGTATATTAGAAGATTAATTAAAGGAGGATTATATAATGGAAAATGCTAGATTTTGGAGTATTTGTAGTAAACTTGTGAGTGAATATACAATAGAACACTTAGACAAAACTGATGAAATTCCAGATTTTATAGTATATATGGTTTGGAGCTGTAAAACATTACAAAATAATAAAGCTTTATTATCAACTTCATTGACAGATGGAATGTACTATGAATTAACATATAATGGAGATAAAAAAGAGTTGTATTTTGATGCATACAAAAAATTTGAAAATAGATGCATTAAGATTGAAGATGAAAAGGAGATAAAATAATATGAATGATAGAGCAAAATATTTAGAAGTAACATCAGAACAGCAAGAAAGAATTGATTTAATAAGAAGTTCTTTTTCTAATATGTATGATGTAATAGATATAAATTGTAAGCCTAGTAGAGAGATAAGTTTAGCTTTAACTAAGTTAGAAGAAGCTCAATTTTGGGCTATAAAAGGAATATCAAGAGAAGAAAGGTAGGTAGATACTATGATAATTTGTATCGAAGGTCCCCGATGGAGCAGGAAAATCAACATTAGTAAATTATTTAGTTGAAAAAGGAATGACTAAAATACATTCTAATTCTGAAACTAAAAATGATTTGGAATATCATATGAGTTTATTAGATGAAGATGGAGTTGTTTTAGATAGGGCAAATTTAGGAGAAATAGTTTATCCAGCTATTTATAATAGAGAACCAAAAATGTCTTGGGATGACCAGATTGATTTTATGAATGCTTGTATGGATAGAAAAGTTTTATACATTATATTTTACGCATCTAACTTTGAAACTTTAAAAGAAAGATTATTTAAAAGAGGAGATACTGAACAAGTTTTAGAAAATGCAGAAAAAATAAATTTAGCTTTTAGAATTTTAGCAGAAGAATTTTCAGCATTATATGATAATGTTTTTGCATTAGATATATCTAAAGTAGATGACCAAATACAATTTTGTGAAGATAGTTTACAAAAATATTTAGAAATTCTAACAAAGGAGCAAGTAAATTATGGAAGATAATATTAAAGAAAAAGAGTCATATAAGTATATAACAATTTCAGGAACAGCACAACAATTTGAACAAAGTATAACTTCTGCAGTTTTAGATGGATTTGAAGTAGAACATATAAATTCTACTCCAATGGCAATTCCAAACCAATTACAACAAAAAATAGATGTACAAATAATTTATTCAGCTGTCTTAAAAAGAAAAGAAGTTTTAAAATATAGAGTATCAGAGAAAGGAGATAATAAGTAGTAATGATAGTTGATGTAAATCCAGAAACTAGAAGTGAAGCTTGGACTTCAGATACAGTAATTGAAGCGAAAGTAAAATATAGTAATAAAAAGCCTTATCCTGTAGTAGTTATATCATACAAAAGAGGTGGAAATGCTTCTACTTTGAAATTACTAAAAAATACAGAAGTTCCAGTATATTTATTTGTGTATGATGATGACTATGAAAACTATAGAGAAGTGGTAGAAAGTTCTAATAATATAGAAGTAATTTTATGTCCTTCTAAAGAATTTAGAGGAGCAGCTAAAAAGAGAGATTTTGTACAGAAAAATATGTATGAAAAAGGGTATGAAGATTATTTTGTTTTAGATGATGATATTTCAACATTATATTATACAGAAGTTGGAACTACTAAAGCTGGAAAATATAAAGCTCAAAAAGTTAAATTAACTCCGAAGGAATTTTTTGATACTTGGTATTATGTAATTCATGATATTTTAAAAGAAACTCAAAATTACGAAGTTACTTTAGGTGGAATAGTGTCTGAGTCAGCTAGTTGGAGTCAAGATTTATATAAATTACCAGTATCAAATAATACTGGAAGAATTTGTCAAATAGTTTATATAAATGCAAAGAATTTTCATGATTATAATATTAAATATGTAGAAACAAAATCTTGGGATGACTTTGATGTAATGTTACAAGTTTTAAATTTAGGATTAAATTTATCTCAAATTAGATGGTTAACATATATGGGAGATACTATGACACCTAATAATTCTGTAGCATCAGGAGGAGATTTTACTTGGACTAAAAAATCTATGAGATTATATCAAAAATGGGGAGATTGCGTAGGATTTAAAGCTGATAAAGGTCAGTTAAATACTACAATTAGCTGGTCTAAAATAAAGAAAGATATTGAAGTTTTAGGTAAATTAAATATTACTTATAAAGAAGATTGGAAACCTTATTTTGAAACTACTATGACAGAAAATAACCCTTTCGGATTAGACTGGAGAGGATTTACTGAATTATGGAGACCTGAAATAGAAAAGTGGCTAGAAAAGCATCCTCAAAAAGTAAAGAAATCTAAAAAGAAAGAAGAGAAAGTAATCTATGAGTCATTAACTGACAGTATAGAAGCTAACAAAGTACAAGAGCCAGATGTTAAAATAACAAAAAGTTCTGAAGCATTAAATGAAATGACTCCAGCAGATAGAGAACTATTGAACTACTATGCTAAGAAAGACTTAGCTTCAATAGATACCTTTATACAAGAAACTGATAAGCAGGTATTAAATGATTTAGCTGATATAAATAATGACTTAGATAATATATTAAATGATAGTGTTATAAAAGGAGATAATAATGAGTAATTACAAGTACGATTATTTAATAGTAGGGGCTGGCTTAGCTGGCTCTACACTTGCATATTTATTAAACCAAGCAGACTTTAAAGTAAAAGTTATAGATAAAAGAAACGTAGTCGCAGGAAATTGTTATACTGAGGAAAAAGATGGCATAGATATACATATCTATGGACCTCATATTTTTCATACCTCAGATGAAGAAGTTTGGGAATTTGTAAATAGATTTATGAGTTTCAATAATTTTATAAATACTCCAGTAGCAGTAGCTTCAGATGGAAAAGTATACAATATGCCATTCAATATGAATACTTTTTCAAAAATATGGCCTGATGTTAAAACTCCTCAAGATGCTATATTAAAGATTAAATCTGAGATAGATAAATATTCTAAATTACATGAAAATAATTTTATTTCAAATTTAGAAGAGCAAGCAATTAGTATGGTAGGTACTACTATTTATGAATTATTAGTAAAAGGATATACTGAAAAACAATGGGGAAAGTCTTGTACTGAGTTATCACCTGATATAATTAAAAGATTACCTCTTAGATTTATTTATAATAATAACTATTTTAATGATAAATTTCAAGGGATACCTATAGATGGATATACTAAGATGATAGAAAATATGCTTAAAGGAATAGAAGTAGAATGTAACATAGATTTTATGAAAAATAAAGAAAAATATCTAGAAGAAGCAGAATATATTATTTACACAGGAAGAATAGATGAATATTACAACTATATATTTGGAGAATTAGAATATAGAAGTTTAAAATTTAAAACAGAAAAATTACCTTGTTCTAATTATCAAGGAAATGCAGTTGTAAATTATACTGGAAGAACTCCAGATTATACTAGAATAGTAGAGCATAAACATTTTAATCCTAATAAAATATCTAATGTGACATATATTACTTATGAGTTCCCTAGTAAATCAGGTGACCCATTCTATCCACTTTCAGATAAAGATAATATAGAATTATATCAAAAATATAAAAATAAATCTGATGAGGATGATAAAGTAATTTTTGCAGGTAGACTAGGAAAATATAAATATTTTGATATGGATGATGTAATTAGAGATTGTTTAGATTTAGCTAAGAGCATATTATATAAAAGAATGGAGGAAAATTTACAGTGAGTGAAATAAATGATTTATACAAAAATTTATTAAATAAAGTATATAGTGAAGGAAGAACTACTGGTAATACTAAAGAATTGTTAAACTATTCTTTTACTTTAAATAATATTAGTGATAATGTTGTAGCTATAGAAGGTAGACATCAACCTCATTATACAATAGGTGAATTATTATGGTATTGGTCAGGAAGAAATGATGTAGAATTTATAAAGAAATTTGGAAGTTATTGGGATAAAATTACTGATGATGGAATGACTTCAAATTCTGCTTATGGTTATATATTAATGAAAAAGTTTGGCTATAATCAAATAGAATTAGCTATTAGACAACTAAAAGAAGACCCTAATTCTAGAAGAGCAATTATGAATATAAACACTCCAAGTAGAAATAAAATTATAACTAGAGATTTACAATGTACAATTTCATTAGTACCATACATTAGAGATAATAAAGTATATATGACTGCTATTATGAGAAGTAATGATATTATTACTGGAGTTCCATATGATGTTACTTTCTTTACAGAAGTTCAAAAATATATTGCTAAAAGATTAGGTTTAGAAACTGGAAGTTATACACATTTTGATGTATCATTACATTTATATGAAAAAGATTTTGATAAAGTAGAAAAAATAGTAAATGGTGCAGATAAAAACGTAAAATATAATTTAGAATTATTACATAATGAAGATATTGTAAATAAATTAATTACTTATGTTGATAATAGCTGGACTAATAAAGATGAATTTGTAGCATTATGTAAAGATTTAGGAGTTTATGAGGAGTTAGATTAATATGGAAGAATACATATTAAATAATTTAAAAAGATTAGTAGGTATTCCAATTGAAGAAATACCTAAAACTATTATAACAAATCATACAGAAATAGAAGGAGAAATAGAATGAGAAATTTTCATGTTATCAGTATGAACGAAACTGGAATATCTTCTACATTAGAAGCTTTAAAAAATCAAAATAATTTAGAGAATACTCATATATGGACTATAAGAAAATATGCAGATAAATATTTAAAAGCATATCCTGGTTCTAATATTCATTTAAGAATGGTTAATAATCTTAGTGAATATGATATGATGAATTTTGTCAAAGAATTTATTATATCTAAGCAAGAACCTGCTATGATTATTAATGATGATATTAATCAATTTATAATAGGAAAAACAAAATATTCAGATAATAAAGTAGTAAAAACTTTAGATTTTAATTTAATATATGATTTATTAGAAAGAGCTTCTACTATTTGTGATGATACTATTTGTTTATATACTAAAAATGATTTAATTACTTCTTTTAATTATAATAAAGATGATATGTTTACTAGATTTTCTACACCATCAGGAATTCAGTTTATGACTGGAAAACCCTATAAAACTAAATGTAAAAAAATTATTAAAGATGAAGGTCTTGAATTTTCTATAAATTCATGGATAAATAAAGAATTAGTATTAAAAATGAATTTAATATATGCAAAATTTCAATCTAGTGTTCATCAAGGATATAGTAAAGATACTATTGAAATATTAGGTACAGTATATAATAATTCTGATACATTTAATTATAATCATAGATTTAAAGCATACACTTCTAATGCTTTAAAAGTTAGAAATTGGCTTTTAAATAATACAATATATACTTCAGAAGAATTAAAAGCTCAAAGTGATAGAATAAAAGAATATAATAAATTAATAAAAGAAGATAAAATATTTAATGAGATTTTATCTAAAGTGCATAATAATAAATATAATATAATTTAGAAAGGAGAAACAAAAGAATGCAAATAACAGATGTAAGAATAAGAAAAACTAATTATGAGGATGGAAAAAGAAAAGCTATAGCTTCTGTAACTTTTGATAATTGTTTTGTAGTACATGATATTTATGTTATAGAAAATTATAAAGATGAGTTATTTATTTCTTTCCCATCAAAAAGAACAGCTAATGGAGAGTTTAAGGATATTGCTCATCCAATTAATGCAGATACTAGATTAATGATTAAAGATGCTGTATTAGATGCATATAATGAAGTAAAAGATAAGGAGGATTAATATTAAATGAATACAGAAGTTGATATTGCTTATTTAACACATAAAGTAGAAGAATTAACTATAGTTATTCAAGAACTTTATGATAAAACTAATAGAATAGAAGATAGAATTCAACATGATATGACAGATATGATAAATAGTGTAATTTTAAATAACAAAGAATTAACAGTAGATGTTCCTTATATTGATTTTGGAATAGATGAAGAAACTAAACTTCCAATAAGAAAAAAAGAAGGAGATTGTGGATATGATGCTTATGCATTAGAAGAAGTAACTATAGCTCCACATTCTGGAGCAAAAGTTCCTATTGGAATAGGTTTAATTATTCCAGAACCTTTTGGAGTAAAAGCAGAGACTAGAAGTGGAAACTTTATTAATGGCCTAAATATAGGTTCAGCTTGGGTAGATAGAGGTTATAGAGGACAAATTCATTGTTTAGTTCAAAATATAACTGATGAACCAATTACAATACATAAAGGTGATAGACCTTGTGCTATAGAGTTAGAATTAACATTTAATATGAATTTAGTTCCAGCAAAAGAATATTATAGTCCAGAAGAATATGAAAAAGTAATGAATACAGAAAGAGGAAGTTCGGGATTTGGAAGTTCTGGAAAATAATAAAATAAATAGGTTATACTAAGTTAGATAATCTAATGAAAATCATTAATATAAAAAGTCAGTATAGACTAATGTACCTATTATTTTCCATTTTATTATTTTTTTATTTTTATTTTTTATTTTTATTTTTGTATTTCTTTAATTTAAGGAGATGTAGATAGTTTTATAGAGCTATCTACATTATTATTTTGAATTAACGAGGTTTAATTCTGAGACATTTTTAATTTTAAGTAAATAAATTATATATCTTACTATAGTTATTTAATAAAAATATTTTACAAAAAGGGTTTACATATTTTAATAAATGTTATATAATTTAACTTGTAATTGAAAGCTTTTATAGTTGCACATTGAAAGGAGAATAGTGATGAAAACGCTGAAGGAATTACAGAAGGAAATCGTTGACAACAAGCGTAAGCATGGTTTTAATACCACAGATATTCCAATGGAGTTTTGCTATCTTTATGGAGAGGTTGCAGAAGCTTATGATGCATATTATAAGCAGAAGGATTCTTTACCTGAAGAGTTAGCAGACGCAGCTATCTTTTTGCTTGGGATTTCTGAACTTCTTGGAGTAGATTTATATGATGAGATTGTGAAGAAGATGGAAATCAATTCACAACGTACATATACGTTTACTTCGAGTGGAAATCCAGTAAAAGCATAAAGTTTTATTGGGAGCAGCTCATGCTCCCAGCATATATATTAATATAAGGAGAAATAAAGTGGAAAAATATCCTTCAAAATTTAATAAAAATAAAACAGATGAAACAGAATATACTATTACAAATACAGAAAAAATTATTAGTAATTTAATAGAAAAAGTAAATATTTTAGAAAAGAAATTAAATCATACTAATAGATATATAGATATTCAAAATCAAATAATAAATGAAAAATTATCTACTGTTAGTAAAATGACAATAAATATATTAACTTCAATGTTATTGTTAATTTTAATGACTGTATTAATGACTACATTAAATAGTTCAATACTATTATTAATTTTAATGGCTATTATATTATTAATAATATGGTTTATTGCATATAAAACTTTTAAGTTTAAAAATAAATCAGAAGAAAAAATTAATAATTTATTAAAAGAATATCAAGAGTATTTAGATAGTTTATCATAATATAAAATATAAATGGAAGACTTTAATTTATACCGAATTTAAATAATTACTACTGGATTGTTTTATAATTCCAACGATAAAACAATTGTTAGTATCTCCAATAATTATTTTTAATTTAATAAATGTGTCCTTTTATAAAAGGTTGGTAAAGTCATTTGCAAGTTGGGGTTGCTTGCATAATATAAAATATAATATTTAGAGTTAAGGTAGCAAAGCTTATTACACATTCTAATCTTTCAAGTATTTTTATTCTATTAAGTTAGGATAATAAAACTTATTAAAATATAATAAGTTTTCTGTGAGCATATCTTTTATTATATAGAATTAAAATATTTCACCTTTCAAAATAAGTACTCAGTATAAGGTAGCTCCTTATAAATGTGTCCTTAGAGATATATGTCTATGGAGTGGTTAATAGGAAATCATAACTATTAACGTGATAGGGAATAATTTTATATTAATTTCGGTTTATACATTCTAGACCTTAATATAAATTATTTATAATCAATATTTAATATTAATAATATAGCATTTGTTATTTATTTTGCCTCTTTTAAATAAAATAAATATAAGTATAGTTATGTTAGTTAATGAGATTATTTTACCTATTGCAGTCTAGGATAATTCATAAACCTAGTCAATGGTTCAAAGCGGTACCAAACAAACCGCTAGTATATCTCGGTATAGTGTAATTGGTAACACAGTCTAGCTGGAGGTTAACAATTTTTAGATAGGATAATTCTAAGAGTTAACTGATAGCGGACAAATGGAGGTTCGAATCCTTCTATTGGGCCTATATAATCACTTAGTTTAAGAGGAAAACACTAAACTATATTTAGAGATAAAGGTTCAAGTCCTTTAGTGATTACCAGTTCAAGGTTCTCTATAAGATTTAATTATCTTATTCCTTTCATAGGGTAAAGGAGTATAGTCCTATGGTCAGGTGTACACGGTAACTGAGATGGAGTTGAAACCTAACAAAGACCTAGCAGTACACAGAAGAAGTCTTAATAAAAGTTTTTAAATATAATAAATATAATAAATAGTGTTCTTTTGTAAATTTAGAAATATACTATTAATTTTTTTATCATATAATGACCTCACATTCCTTTTATTAAGACGAAAATAGGTGACAGTAGGAGAGACTACAAGTCCATCGGAGTTGATAGGTTTAACCTATCCTCCTAATATATCGCGGGATAATATCAATTAGCAGATGGCTAGGCTCATAACCTAGAGGTTGAAAGTTCGAGTCTTTCTCCCGCAACCATAACATTATCTTCTCTCTTAAAATCCTTAGAGGCTGATTGAAGAATAGTGGAACTAGGTACTCCATAAAGAAGATGATGTTTAAAGTACATTCATGATATCCAATTATATTATTATGTTGTTTAATGTTTGACGATTTGTGGAAGACAGGAGGTCGTTGAAGTCTAAGACAAAGTTATTTTATTATAGCTAAAATAAAATTAGTATAATTAAAATAATTACAAAACTTAGAAAGTGTATATTTTAGTTACCTATTAAGGTTAAGATAATCCAGTCATAAATAACACATTTAGCTAGTGGTATATACACTATAAGATTTAGTATTATTTCTTAAAATTCTGATAATACTCATATCATTATTTATATTAATCCTATTAATTCCATAGTAGATATAAATTTGATATACTTATAAAAATCTTGATTATATAATCAAACAAATAGTCAGTTGTTGATGACGTCTAAAATAAATCAACTAGAAAGTGATACTAGTTCTTTAGAAGGATGCTGAAGAATAAAACGCGCCTAAGTTGAGTAGCTACCAACTGAAATTAGACAAATAAGAATAGGTGTCTATGAATAGATTTATCTGGCTATTTATTATATGGAGAATTAGTTGGTATGTAATAAGTTCAAATCTTATGTTCTCCGATTATAAATATTTTTCATATAAATTCTTTTTGACAAAGAGAGCTAGAAATAGCTCTCATTTTTATGTAACTCTTCTATAAATTATATTAGATAGCGTTTTTGTAATTTGTAGGAGGTTTAATAGTAATGTCAAATAGTAATCTTCAAAATACCGAATTAACTAAAGCAATAGAGTTAGCAATAGAGTCGGCTGCTTCTATTTCTAAAGAAAGATTAAAAGCTAAAAGAAGTAAAAATAAAAATAGAAAAGAACATGGAGATAGAAAAGCAAGTCAAAATAGTAAAGTAAATGCATTAGACTCTTTAGTAGAAGATTTAATGCAAATGAAAGAGGGAGAAAGAAAAGCTCAATTAATTAGACCAATAGTTCCAATAGAAGAGTGGCTAGGCAATGAATATTACTGTGGACAAGAAGTTTTTAACTTATATCCATTTTGGAAAGAGCACATGATAAAGATATATAATTCACCAGTAATGATAAATGAAATTATTCTTACTGGTGGTTTAGGAACTGGTAAAACCACTTTTGCTAATGCAGTTATTCTTAGAAAGATTTATGAATTGAGCTGTTATATGAATGTTCCAGCTCTATTTAATTTACTTCCAACATCTTTGATGTTATTTGCTTATTTCAACTTGAACTTAGCACAAGCTAACTTAACTGGATACGGTCAACTTAGAAATATGATAGATTCTTCAAAGTATTTTAGAGAGCAATTTCCAAGAAATACTAGAACTAATTCAGCTATAGAATTTACAAAAGCTAACATGATGGTAAGATTTGCATCCAATGAAGGTCATATTATAGGAACTAACTTATTTGGTTCCATATTAGATGAAGCTAACTTTTATAAAGGCGATGGAAATGTAGATACATCTAAAGTAGGAGAAGCTCAGTCACAAGCTAAAAAGATTTATACTGCTATAAGAAACAGACGGAAAATCACGTTTTACTGCAGATGGAGAAAATCATTCGCTATCTATATTAGTTTCATCTACTATGTATGATACGTCTTTTACAACAGAAAGAATTAAAGAAACTGAAGGAGACCCTCACACTTATGTTATAGATGCTAAAGTTTGGGATGTAAAACCAGAAGGAACTTTTTCAAAAAAGAGATTTTATGTTTTTGCAGGAAATTCAGAATTAGACCCATTTATTATTACTAATAAAAAAGAAATGCAGTCAGTATATGATGCTTTATATTTAGATATGACTGCTACTGGTAATTTAAAGAATGATACAGAGAAAATACCTTTACAATTTAAAGATAGAGTAATAGCTTTACCGATAGATTATAGAAAAGACTTTGAAGAAAATATTATTAAATCATTACAAGATATAGCAGGTACAGCAGTTGCTCCAGAAGGTAGATTGTTTAGTAGTAGAGTACATTATAAAAGATGTATATATGCAGAGAAAAATCCTGTATTTACAAAAGATGAAATAGTTATTAGTACAGCATCAGATATTTTACCTCAGGATTATGTGAGAAAAGATTATAAGCCAGAACAACCTAATAAAAGAAGATATATACATTTTGACCAATCTTTGAGTGGAGATAGTTATGGAGTTGCTTGTACTTATGTAGATGATGTTATAGTAGACAATAATGGTTTAGTAATATTATTTTTAAGAGTAGAATGGATGTTAAGAGTAAATCCTCCAAAGCCTCCAGCTAAAATAGATTTAGCAAAAGTTAGAAGTTTAATAAAATATTTTGAGAAAGAACATGGTATAATTTGGGGAACTATTTCATACGATACATTTCAATCAGCAGAAGCAATGCAAGAGTTAGAAAAAGCTGGATATAATGTTCAAAAACGTTCAGTAGATATAAAAGATGATGCATATTTAACACTTTGTCAATACATATATGATGGAAGAATAGAGTTTCCAAAACATCCAGTTTTTGAAAAAGAATTGTTTGGTTTAATGCATTATAGAGCTAGACATAAAGTAGACCATTTACCAGGACAGAGTAAAGACGTTTCAGATGCTGTTGCAGGTTCAGTAATGAATGCAATAGAAGACCCTAATAATATACTAGAGCAACAATTAGATGATGATTTAGATATATTATTTACTTAGATTATTATTTAATATATTATATTAGGAATATTATATAAAGAGGTGTATTATGGCAAGAAGTTTTAGTTTTAAAAGAAATAAAAAAGAAGTTTATAGAGATAATGAAAGTAAACCAGATGCTGGATATTTATTAGAGTCAGACCAAAATGCTACTTCTAATGGACATCAAATGTATAACTTTTTGAATGGAATTAGAACAGTAGACTCAAATTACATTAATAATGATTTATTAATAGATAAAATGTGTCAAGATTCAGTAATATCTGCAGCCTTAGATATATGGACAGAAGATGCTCTTCAAAAAGACCCTTTAACTGGAGAGATATTTAACGTAGAAGTAGACTCAGACGACGATGACCCAGTTGCTAAAAAATTATCTGAAGGTTTAGCAAAAAGATTAAATAAACTTTTAAAAGTAGATTTAGAGGCTAATAAATATTTAGCTACTTGGTGTAAAAGAGTTTTAAAATATGGTAATTGTTATTTAAAATTAGATTTTGCTGATAAATTAGTAGATGAAAAATTAAAATTAAAAGAGTCAACAAGTTCAAAAGATATATTTACTAAAATAGCAACAAAAACTATAACAATGTTATCTGAAAGTACAGATAATTTTAAAACTACAACTAAATTTTTACCTTTCGATAATTTAGAAAAAATGATGAATAAAACAGGAAAACTAAATTCTACTTATTCTGTAAATTTAGAAAAAATGATGGAAGATATAGATGTAAATAGTTCTTTAAGAAAAGATAAAAAAGGTAATCCACAATATTTTTTAAAAGAAGAATTTTTAGAAACTAATAAAGAACCTGAAAAAACTGTATTTGGAAGATGGTATACAGAAATTTTAGGACATGGAACTAATTTATATGAATTATCTAGTAAACAGATGGTAGTAGCTTATATAGATAGAGATGCTCCAAATCAATTTATTAAACCAGATAATATTATTAATTTTGCAAATAATACTGGAAAACATAGAGTTTTATTTGAAGTTGGAGATATTTACGAAGATACAGATAAAAAGGAATATTATCAATTAGAAAGAGGAGAAAGTTTTATTGAAAATGCGATGGTTGCATGGCAAGTTTTAAGTGCTCTTGAAGATATCTTATTACTTACTAGAATGACTCGCTCAATTTTATATAGAATTTTTTCAGTTCAAGTTGGTAATAAAGGAAATAAAGAAACTGCTCAAATATTAGATAGATTAAAAAATAGACTAAAAATGGAAGAAACAGTAGATATTAGAAGTAGAATATATTCTAGTACATTAACTCAAGTTCCATTAGCTGACTCTATATTTATACCAAAACATGGAGATAGTGGAGCTATAGATGTACAAACAGTAGGTGGAGATGTAAATTTAAAAGATGCTATAGACTTAGATTACTTTAGAGATAAATTACATTCTGCACTTAGAATACCAGCTCCATATTTATCTTATACAGAAACTTTACCTGGTGGAATAGGAGATAGTTCTCTTACTAGAATGGATATTAGATATTCTAGAACTATCACTAGAATTCAAACTATTTTAGCTGAAGGTTTAAAAGATATTTGTATTAGATATTTAGAGTTAACTATTGGAGAAAGAGCTTTAGCAGAGCTTCCTAATTTTAAGATAAAATTTACTAGTGTAAATTCTGCAGAAGATGCTTCTAGAGCAGATTTACAAAAAACATTTATGGAAACTTTTCAACAAGTAATTACTGGTCTTCAAAATTTAGGAATTGATTTAGCATCTAATCCTGAAGGATATAAAAATACTAGAGATATTTTATTAAATCAATACTTTGGAAGTACTTTAACTCAAGCTATAAAAGAAGACGAATTAGCTATGAACGTTTCTGCTCCTACAGAAATGGCTGATGATAAAGGAAATGGTTCTAGTCCAGAAAATGGTCCAGTTCCTGACTCTGATTTTGGAGGAGGTCCAGCTTTTGGAGCTAATGTTCCTGACGACTTAGGAGATGAAGATACAGAAAATGATGAAAATACCAGAGATGAAGATAATACAGATACAGATAATGATACTACAAATGAATTATCATAAAGGAGAGTGATGGAATGAAAGTTCCAACATATGATGAAACAATATGTCCTCTATGTAGTAATTATGAAGTATGTAATCATTGTAAATTTAAAACTAAAGTTATAAAAGAAAATTATAATTATATTTATTGTGAAGAGTATACTAGAAAAGGAGAGATAAACTATGAAAATAACAGGCAAAATAATGGATAAGTTACATGAGTCAGCTGTAAAAGATGCTCAAGAATCTAATTATCCAGCATTTAATGACCAAATGAATTTTTTAATAGAAGATGAAGAAGAGGCAATACAAGGGTATACTAACGCTTTATCAAATTTAAAAGGGAGCATGACAGAAGAACAATATTCTGAAATAGAGAAAGTTTTAAATCATATAATAGAAGAAGAAAAAGAACATATAAAAGAAATTAATGAATTAGCAGTTAAAATAGCAGAAACTAGAGAATAGAGGTGATTAGTTTGATACTTACAGAGGAAAAGATTTTTAACTTATTAAATAAAACTAAAAGAGAAACTCCTAAACTTGCAGGTAGAGCAGATTTTATATATCCAAAGTATATTGGTGTTAGTAAAGTAGGAGTATTTCATTTTAAAACTAATAGTCAAACTAATCCTGGATACAGTTGGTACCAAACTATAGAAATTAAAAACTTAAAAACTTTAGTACAAATGGTAGATGAAATTACTCCAGATTTAGTTAAAAAATGGTTTGAAATAGCAGATGTAAATATATACTGTTCAGACCAAAGCTATTTATATTATTCTTTTCAATATATGGGAACTCAAAGAGATTATAATGACCCTAAACAACCAGAAAATAGGTCTCCAAAAAGAAATAATACAAAATTAAAAGGTGGATTATGTAAACATTTAACTTCTATAGCAGAACATTTACAAGCTGGAGAATATTATGAACAGATGACAAAAGATTTAACTAACTGGAGAAATTATTTCTTAGGAAATGCATATAGGTCATTTAACAGAGGAAGAAATATGGGTCAATATAATAAAAGAGAAAAAGAAATTGATTGGAGAAAAATTGATAGCTTTATGGATAGTGCTTTATGGGCACAACATAATTTTGCAAAATTTTTAAGACAAGAAAATATTAAAAGAAGCATGAAAGATGAAATTGAAAGAATTAGAAAATCTGAGGGAGACATTTCTTTAGATGAATTTCTTGAAGATGAACTTGGATTATCTCTTCAAGAATTATCAAATCAAATTGGAGTAGAAGAAAAAGATTTAGATGATTATTTTAAAGCAACTTATGGATTGACTAACGATGCAGGTTCAGGTAATTTAAGCTAAAGGAGGTATAAAATAAATGCCAATATTTAATAATTGGGGAAAACCTAAAGATACTATAGTAACATATATGAAAGATATAGAACAAAAACTTATTCCTACAATAAATAATGAATTAGGAATTTCTATTAATAATTATCCATCTACAGAAAGAGAAACATATGCTATATATAAAGACCAAGAAAATGGAATTTCTTTAGAAATATCTTCTAATAATAAAGAATTAGAAAATAAAGAAGATTTATTTGTAAATGTTTCTTATGACCACATGAGAGAAGAAGCTGGAATAATAAATTTAAATGATATAAATGATGCAGTAGAAATAGTAAATATTGCATTGCATGAATTAGGTTTTAAAACTTCAAAAGAAAAAGAACAAGAAAAAGCAGCTGAAGAAGAGAAGAAACAACAAGAATTAGAAAAGAAAAAACAAGACCTTGAAGCTGGAAAAGAAAGAAATAGACAATTATTACAAGATATTAAAGATGGAAAATATGATAAAAAAGAGCCAAAAGAAACTGAACCAGAAGAAGATGAAGATAATTATGATGAAGAAAAATCTAGCTTTTTAAAAGAGTTAAAATCATCTTTTGATTATGTAGCTAGTTTAAAAGATGGAGAACAAGTTATAGATGCTGAATGGATAGTTCCAATATCTTCTGAAGGAGTAACTACTCAATTTGGTCATATTTCAGTAGATGCAACTCATATTGCTGGAAATAATTTTTATTTAGAGAATAAAAAGATAAAGCCTAAAATTAGTACTACTGTGAATGCAGAAAAAGCAGAAAATTATATTGAAAAAGTTTCTGATAAAATTAGAACTATTCCAGTAATTACGATTACTGATAAAGATGGAAAAGAAATTAAAGTTCCTCAAGAATATCAAGATGAACCTCTAGATTTAGATATTGATTTATAATATGAAATTATATTACTTAATTTATAAAATGTCTTAGAATTTATTCTGATGATAGAAAGAAGGTGCAAAATGAATCATTTAAATAATATTGACTTAACTCCAGGTTTTATGTATATGTCAGATAGAAATTTTCCACAATATAGAGTTCAAATATACGATTATTTAAAATACACACTTTCAGATGTAATGACTAGAGATGAATTAGACGTTATTATAAAATTAATATCTGAAATTTTTGGAGACTTATATATGAGAACTGGATTGTTACCTTGGCAGATAGATGTCGATAAATGTCCTAACGAAGATTTAGCTTCTTTAGGTTCGTTAATAGGTTATAAGTGGAATGATAAATTAACTTATGAACAACAAAGAGTTGGAATTGGACTATATTGTTTGATTAGAAGAAATAGAGGAACTAAATATGGGTTAGAAAATTTAATTAGAAGTTTTGGACAGACCATGAAACAGTTTTATTCTTCTGCAGATTTAAGAGGAATTGAAATTATAGAATATGGAAGTGGAGGACCAGAAACTTTTGAGCCAAATATGTTTCCAGGAGATATTATAGTAAGAGTTCCAGAATTTTCTAGTATTCTTAGAGATAGTATATTTGATACTAAATTAGCTGGAACTAGATTATTCTTTCAATATTATATATTTATGGGAGTATTCCAAATGGGAATGAAAGTAGACCATGGATATAAAATTTATATATCTCCTAGTAGAATAATACAAGGATATGATATTCCTTTAGAAGATTTAGGTCCTTTTGGATGGGATACTACTTTAGACCAGATTTTAGATTATCAATGGACTAATGCTATAAGAGGAAATATTGCAAATTTTGCAAATCCTATAGGACATACTCCAGATACTCTAGATGAATTACATCATGGAAATTTAGTAGTAGGAACTCAAGTTCTTACTTATTATAAGGCTCCTTGGATAAATGGATTCTTTATGGCAACACCAGGTCTTACTAATTATAGAGGATTTGTACAACCTTCAGGTGTTATTCATTCTGATGACATTATGTATAGATAATATTAATAAAATATACCTTAATAGGTATATTTTATTTTTATTCAAAAATTTAACAAAAAGGGTTTACAAATTTGAAAAGAAGTTATATAATAAATACAGTTAAAAACAAAATAATTGTGTAATAAGCATAATAAAAATATGAAATAATATTTATTATAAGGAAGGAATGATTTATATGGTAAGTTTTGAAGAAGAAATGAAAAATGGAATGGAAGAGGCAAAGAAATTTGATGAGAAATTAGCTGCAGCTATAGCTTTAGGAAAATTAAAGTTTGTAGGAGACGCTGAAGAAGAGAAAGAAGTTACACCTAAAGATGTATTAAATAAATATACTAATTTAGATTTAGAATTACAAAAAGCTTATATAGAAGAAACAGAGTTTATTGAAAAATATAAAGAAGTTTTTAGTAAATATCAAGAAATTCAAGATAAAATTAAATCTATACAAGATGAGCAATCTGATGTAAAAGAAGAATTAAAAGATAAAATGAGAGAATACAATCTTAACGAAGAAAGTAATGATAGATTTATTGCAAAATATACTGCTCCATATTCTAAAAAGAATTTTGATACTAAACAGTTTTATGAAGATTATGCTCCGGACACTGCGATGTATAAGAAATATGTTAAAACTATTAATGTTAAAGATAGTGTAAAAATTAATGAAGTAAAGAAAAAATAATTTATATAATAATTGAATATTTAGTTAGAAAGAGTAAAGTTAACTAAGCATATTATATTAATATAGAGGAGGTGTATTAATATAATGAAAATGATAATCGGTTCAAACTTTACTCTTTTTTTTGACTCTGTTGCATACTTTACTGTAGTAAATGCAAGAAATAAAAATTCAAATAATCAAAGTAATTACATATTAATTGCAGTTTTAAAAGGTATACATGGGCCTTTACAAACAGATAACCCTAATGTTATTGTGTTAAGTAAACCATATGAGTCAGAAAATATAATATTAAGAATAAAATCAAAATTAGAACAAGATATTAATGAAGGATTTTCTAAAATATATATGAATGAAATACAAGATTATATAGAAAAATCATTTCCACCATATACATATGTTAATCCTAATGTTAATGCAGAATATAATTGTAACGATGAAAGGAGACAATAATGAAAATTTTATCAGAAAAAGACCCATTAGAAGTATTTTCAGAAGCTTCTAATATATTAAATACTGCAGTAGAACATACTTTAGGTCCTAAAGGAACAAATACTGCAGTTCATTTTCAAAATTTTTATAATATTATAAATGATGGAAAAAGTATAGTAGAACAATTAACTTCATTAGACCCAGAAATAGCTCCAGCTATAGAAACTTTAAAGCAAGCTAGTTTTGAAACTAACAGAAAAGCTGGAGATGGAACTACTTCTACTATAGTAATAATGGATAAATTAATACGAGGTGCAGCAAAATACTTAAAAGAATATCCAGCACTAAAAAGAGTAGAATTAGCAAATACTATTTTAAAAATAGAGAATAAGCTACAAGATTTAATTTCTAGAGAAAAAACTGTTATAGATAATAAATTATATAAGAATATTGCAAAAGTGTCTCTAGGTTCATCTGAGTACTCAGAAATGATATCAGAAGCTTTTACTTTTTTAGATGGTAATGGAATGCCTGCTTTAGTAAAGTCAGATATTCCTAAAGTAGAAGTAGAATATATAGAAGGTGTTCATTTAACTAAAACTAGTGTAGCTAGTTCTATGTTTGTAGATTTACTTCCATCTAAAGAATTATCTAACGTACAAGTAATTACACTATTTGAACCTATAGATAGATTTGAAGAAATATTTCAATTAGTTCAAAAGTTAAATCAAAATAAAGAAGCTTATACTATATTATTATATAATGAGTTAAGTGACTCTGTATTAGAAAATTTATTATTTAATTTATCACAAGATAGAAGTAAAATAATTCCAATATCTATAAAAAATTATGGTAAAAATATGACTAATATGTTTGATGAAATATCTTATTATACAGGAACTGAGATTATAGATGGTGGAGCATTAAAAGCTACTGATATTAGTAAAATAAAAATAGGATTTGCTAATAAAGCTATAGTGTCTAAAGATTCTTTAGTTTTAGTTAATGACAATGCTAAAGATAGAGATTATAAGTACATCTCTAAAAAAGCATGTATTATTAGAGTAGGTGGAGCTAGTAAAATAGATATGGAAGATACTTATAGAAGATTAGAAGATGCGATTTATTCTGTAGCAGGAGCTATTGAATATGGAGTATTTTTTGGAGGATATGGTTATCCGTATAAAAAATTAATTAAAAAATTAGAATTAGAATTTAGTTCAATTCCTGACTCTTTAGCAACACACGGTGATAATATTTTAGCAATATATAATGATAATATTCCAGATTTTATAATTCAAGCTTTATGTTATATAAATGATAACTGTTTTGAAGGGTTAAAAGATGATGAAGCTGCTGACTCAGCTTTAGTAGTTTCAGAAGTAATAAAAAATTCTCTAACTATGGCTGCTCAAACAATAACTACTAATGCTATAGTTTATGACAATATTCGTTAAAATTTTATATCTTATTAGAGAGACAATGATTTTATAAGTTGTCTCTCTTTTTATTTTCCATAATTAGTTTACAAAAATTTTTGTAAAAATTTTTTCTTTTAGAGAGTCAAATTATAGATTAAAATGTCGAAAAATTATCAAAATTTTCTTATTTACAAGTAAAATTTTTATGTATATAATTCTTCATGAAGGAGGTAATCGTGGATTAAAAGAACATAGAATTTTTACTTTAAGAAAACTGAATTTGTAGTAAAATTTATAGAACACTTACTAAAAATTTTCAGTTTTAAAATATTAAATTAAAATTGAAAAAGGAGAAATAAAATGGAAAAATTAAATGATAAGAAACAAATGAAAAAACAAACTTATTTTGATAAGTGGTTAGAAGAAGAGATAGGAGATAAACAATATTTTGAAGAATTAAGCGAGGAAGAAATATACAAAATAATTTTAAAAATATCAGAAATTACTTATAAAAGACATCCAGTTTTAGATTTAGACCATTCATATGAAGAAGCTGCATCTATAATCTATAAAAATTATTTATCTAGAGATGTTGAAAAAGAATTTAATGATATTAAAACAGAAGATTATAAATATCAAGATGAAAAAACAGGAAAATTCTACAAATGGATACCAAGAGAAGAATGTAAAGGTTTTAATAGAATGAAAGAACAAAAATTAACATTAAAACATTTTACAAATTTAATATTTTTAGAATTAAATAATCATTATAATTGGTATGCTAGAAATAAAAAATTCTATACAAGAATAAATAACACTATTTCTTTAGATTTTGAAAATGAGAATATGAAAATGATAGAACATATTCCAGATACAAAACAAACATTTGAAAGTATTGAAGAAGATATAGATATTACATTCTTAAGCGATTACATAGATAATGAAGAGATTCCTTCAGATTATTACATAAAAATAGAAAATAAAAAATATAATTTATCATATAGTAATTTATTAAAATTATATTATTATTTATTTGATGGAAAAAGAGTTAATTCAAAAGAGATAACTCAACATATTATATATAAAGATAATCAAGAATTATCTAAAGAAAATATCTCATATATTGGTAAATTTATTACTTCATTTAAAAAATATTTATTAGAAATAGGAGTAGTAAATAAAACTAATTATATAGAAGATGTAAAGGAGAAAATTAGATATGGCTTTGCTCAATCACTATCTTAAAGTTAAAGAGCTTACTGATAATTTAGTAATAGATGAATTTTTGGAGAAGTATGATAGCACTTCTCCATATATTTATACTAAGCTAATAGATGCAGATACAGAAGCTTTAGAAAAATTACAGAAAGTCTCTGAATTAAATGGAAGAACTTATACTATTCATGAGTTACTTAATGACTGTGTATTTGTTTTTAAACGAGTTACTAAAATCAGAGGCTTTAATGGAATTTATGTTCAATTACAAGATTTAATTGAAATAATTCCAAAAAATACATATAATAAATATGTATATAAAGATTAGAAAGGAGAAAATTATGGGAGAAATTAAAAATTTTAGTGAAGAGAAATCTAAATTACAAGATGAAAAACAATTAAAAGAACAAGCGAGAGTAGAAATTGAACAAAATTTATATTTACAGTATGCTATTAAAGCTATGTCTAACTTGGATATGAATGATGAGTCTGCTAATGTACTTGGTTTGTTAGAAGATTATAAAGCAGACTGTGAAAAGAATGGAACTAAGTTTCAATCTTTAGGAGAAATTGATGATAATAAAATCCAGTTTTACTATCAATTGTTACAAGTTGGATATAGAACTTTTGGAGCTAACTTCTTTAAAATGATGTGTATGAACCCAGCAAATTGTATTCAGTTATTTATAGGAATATGGGCGTTAATAAATGGTTTAGAACAAATGTCAGATACAGTATATGATATAAGTAAAGAATTAAATGCTTTTAAAGCGTTAGATTTATCAGAAGAACAAAAAGAAAAATATAATAAGTTAATGAGTCAATCTCAAGAAGAATTTATTTCTAATTTAATGACTCAAGCAGAAAAATTAGAAAAAGAACAAGAAGAAAATCATATTAAAAATAACTTAATGAAAGATGAGCAAGATGAGGAGTAAACATAATATATTATAATACCGATAGCAAATATGCAATAGGTAAATTTTAATATTTAGGAGGTTTTATTATGAGTCAATCTCAAGAAGATTTAGAATTACAAGAACAATTAGCAATGTTAGGAATGGATGTTGGAGATGTTTTAGGAGACGTAGCTAAAGAAACTAAAACTGAAATGTCAGTTCCTAATCCTGCACAACAATTTGCAGAAGCTCAAGTGGTACAACCTACACAAACAACTATAGTATCACAACCAACACAACCTATCTCTACTACACCTATGAATAATAAAGTAGTAGAAAATAATATTCCAGTTAAACCAGTTAAAGAATCAGCTCTAGCAACTCAATCTGACGAAATAGTATTTGTTGATTTAGCTAGAGCAGTAAATACTCAAAAAACACCTTGGTTAAGATTAAAAGATAATGAAAGAAGTAGAATACTTATTCCAGATTTAAGAAAAGCTATTCCTATGAAAGTTCATTATTTACAAGGATTAGGATATTTTAAATGTTTATCTGCGTATACACCTGAAGGGTATTTAAGTTCACCAGCAGAATGTTGTGGTAAAAAAGACCATGTAACTGGTAAAATGGTTCCTAGATTTGATGATAATGGAAATGAAATAAAAGCTAAGAATAGATATTTATTACCAGTAATAGAGTATCCTGTAGATAAAAATAATCATAATAGCTTAATTCCTGGACAAGTTCCTCAATTAAAAATGTGGAATATGAATGCAGTAGAATGGAATGATTTAATATCAGCTGTTCAAGGATGTGCAGATAATCCAGAAGATTTATCAACTGCTGATTTAACTAATATAGATTTTGCATTATATAAAGATACTTCTTCAAAATTTAAAACTATTTCTATATCAGTAACACCAAAAACATTTAGACCACAATTTGAAGCTCAAATTCAAGCTGAATTAGCAAAATTATCTGATACAGAAATGTATAAAGATGCATTAAAAGAAGCTAGAAAGATATTACCAATAGAAGTTATAGTAAATAACTACAATAGTCAAGAAGCTTTAAATAATGCAGTAAATGATGTAATAGCAAATTCTACTATGGGAAATCAAGATTTAGGAATTTAGAAAAAGAGAGCATCATAGCTCTCTTTAATTTTATAGGAGGTATATTATAATGTTTGAATTAAGTACTCAAGTTGATTTTGCAATATCAGTACTAGTAGTAATAATTTTTGGAATATTGTTATTTTTATACATTACATTAAAAGAAGAAAATAGAAGATTAAAAGAAAAATTAACCAAAAAATCAGATGAAATAGAATATGCTAAAAAAGAAAGTAGTCATTATCAAGAAGCATTTAGAAAAGAAAACAAAGAACATAATGAATTACGAATTAAATTTTCTTTACTAAAAGACAGAATTAATAAATTTTCACCGGAAGAAAAAGATATAATTTCTACTTTAAATATGATTTCTAATACTTATGTAGTATCAAATAAAAGTAAAATAATAATTTTAAGAATGTTAGCTGATTATATGTTAAATCATGCAACTAGTGATGATATTTTAAACAGACTAGATACTAATAAAAGTATTAGTAGTTCTATAAAAGTTTTAAGAGCTTACTATATAGATAAAACTTTATCAGAAACATTAGATTATTCTAAAACTTTAGTTAGTTCTATGATGTCTTTAATATTATATAAACCTAAGGCATCTCAGAAGCATCAGAATGACCATACAAAGCATTTAAAGACTAAGTAAATAAATTATATGTCATAAAGTACTAGATATTAATTCTAGTACTTTATTTTTATTTATTAATAATAGTTTCTAATATATTATAATAGGAAATTATGAAAGAAAGGAGATTAATAGAATGTCATTACCTTCTTTTGATTTTTTATTTATTAAAGCAGGAGACGGAAAAACTGGAACTACAGGTGATGCTTTAGAAACCAGTTGGACTACTAATTTCACACTAATAAAAAGTTTACTTGAAACTTTAGATGAAGATGTTCAACAAAGAATTGTTTCAGGTCAAATACAAGAAATAAAAGTAGAAAATGGAGTAGCTTCTTTTACTACTGATAATGGGAAAACATGGACTTCTTTAGGACCTGATTTTGCAAATATTACAGGAAATCCAGATGATTGTCCAGCTTTAGTAGCAAAATTTAAAAATTATGCAACTACAGACCAGCTTAAAAATTTAGATGATAGATTATCTGATGCAGAAACAGATATTACAACATTAGATACTTCTGTTAATTTATTAAATACAGATGTAACAGATATTAAAGATACTTTAAGTAATCCTACTACTGGAATTTTAGTAAGATTAATTGCTGTAGAAACAGATTTAAATAAAAAAATAACTAGTCAATCAGTAATAGAGATAAAAGAAGTTGAAGAAGGACAGCTTCAATATACAACTAATGGAAGTGAATGGTATCCAGTAGCAGCTGCTATAGGAATAGATTGGGGAGTAATAGGTGGAAATATTGAAAATCAAGCAGACTTAATGAATAGATTTGATATTATAAATGATACACTAGAAGTAATACAACAAGATTTAACTAATCATACAACAAATTATCAAAATCCACATAAAGTATCTGCTCAGCAAATAGGCTTAGGAAATGTAGATAATACTTCTGATGCAGATAAACCTGTATCTACTGCTCAACAAACAGCAATAGATAATGCAGTAAGTAGTGGAATATCTAGTTTAAAAATAAGAGCTATGACTTCTCAAGATTATGAAGCTTTAGAAACTAAAGATGAAAATACAGTATATATAATAACTAATCAACAACAATAACAGAAAGGAGAGATTTAAATGCCAGGTGTCGTAACACTAAAAGCACGTCAACGTCAAATGCAAGAATTTATGGAACAAGAAAAAAATTATAGATTTATGGCTTTGGGTAGACAAACTCCTTGGCCGGTAGAAGACGAGCCACCAACACCGGATTATACAAAACAAACTATAGAAGAATTAATTGGTTTACAAAGAGTAGATTTTTATAAATATGCTAAAGTAATTCCTAATCCTACTTCATTAGACAAAAGAGTAGGAATTTATTATAAAGGATTATATTATAATGTCACTCAAGATTTAAATATCGCTTTAGCAGAAGGATATACAGATGTAATGATTGGAATTACATTTGATAGAGATACTCTTCCTGCAATTCCAACTGGAGTACAATTTAGACAATTAGGATTATATGACTCAGTTAATGCGACACAAGATGAAATAAAATATGGTATTACTGCAGCTCAATGGAATAATAAATCAGAAGCTGACAGAGGAGTTTTAGTTTGTATAGATAATAGACAAGTTATTTCTAGACAAGATGACCAAATAGAACAAGTATATACACTTATTTCATTTTAAAGAGAAAGGAGTAAATTAAATGCGTACATGGAGAACTTTACCGATTTCAACTACGACTAGACAAGTAATTGAAAATTTTAATGTCAATGCTTATAGTTCTATGTTTATGGATTATGTAACTGGAACCATAATGAATAACGGTTTATTATTTACTGGAAGAGAAACTATCGATGGAGCTCCTATAGTACCTCTTACTAAAGTAGATATTTCAGGAATAGTAAATTCTAATGTAATATTTGATAACTTTAGAATGTACTTTAGAGTTGATAATAGTATAGTAGAATTAAATCAATTTCCAGTAGACTTAACAGAGTTTAATGATAATAAACCTCATTTCTTATATTTTAAGAAAGATAGAACTTATAGAGTATCTGATTATATTTTTGGAGAACCAGATGAAGTATTAATATGTAGATTTATTATAACTGAAGATAGTTATTGGCAACAATTGTATATTACAGCTCAAAGAGCTGGAACTCCAATGTATTCTTCTGGAGAAGAATTTTATGTAGTAGATGGAATAAATGTAAAAAGTCCTGGTGGATTAGAATTATCTCACACAGATGGAAATGTTAAAAGAAGTGGTATAGAATTTACAGACTTATTTAGTCCAGATTTATATAAAGATTATAGTGTTTCTTCAGAAAGAGTTCCAATTAGATATACTAATTTAGCTAATGAAATAGATTATACTCAAGAAGCTACTTGGGAAGTAGACCCAAATCATTATATGAGTTATGATTTTAATGCTAAAAAGAAAACTAATGCTCAAGAAAGAATTAGAAATATATTTAATGCTGATTATGGAATATTGAATTATGCAAATCAAATTGCAGATGAATTACATCATGCTTTAACTATTACAGATGACCAAGAAGAATTTAAAAAAATAGTAGATTTGTTTGTTAGTAAAACAGACGGAATTTATTTAATGGTTGGAGATTTGGGAACTTATTTAGAAGATAGTTATTTTACTAATATTAATAAAACAAGATTGGAGAATAATGTTAGAGTTTATAATGAGTATATTACAGCTAACTTAGATTTAGATACTATTACTATAACTGAAGATACAGTTCAAAAAATTAGAGATGCTGCATATTTTATAGAGTCAGGAAATTCTGATATATGTTCTGACCCATTAAATGTTTTACTAGAAAGTATGTATGATGATATTGAAAAATTAACTACTTCATCAGGAGTACTTCAAGATGTTCCAGAAGGTAAATTTACACTTCAAAGAGTTTTATGGGATATTTATGAAAAATGTTTTATTTTACAATATGGTGATACTTTATATGATACTTTAGAAGATACTTTAGAAGATACAGGAAGTATGTTATATCCAGTTCCTTTTGGACATTTATTATACATACCTTTAGCAGCAATAGCTATTAAACAAGGATGTACAGATATAAACACAGATACTGATTGTATAATAATAATAAGAAAATATTTATATGCTGACTCAGAACAAGATGAATATGCTGATTTTGTAGCTAGAGCATTAGCAAATAAAGCATTGAAATATTTATATGGAATTATAGACGGAACATATCCAGTAGGAAAAGCAGATAGTTTAAAGCACACGACTGACGATGGAACTGTAGTTTATGACGATGGAGATTATTTCTTAAATTATGATAACTTAAAAAATAAAATAGATATAATTAATAATTTAAAAGAAAGTGTTTACAATAACAAACATGCATTATCAGCATATCAAGGATATTTATTAAACCAAAATAAATTAAATAGAGATGGTAGTCAACCGATGACAGGAACTTTACAATCTCAATCTATAATTCCTACAGAAAATACTAAATATGATTTAGGAAGTTCTGCTAATAGATGGAATAAAATTTATACTAAAGATTTAGATGTGTCAGGAAATTTAACTGTTACAGGAAATATTTTATCTTCTACTGGAGGACAGTATGTAGTGACTGGACCAATAGCTAAAACAGCAGTAAGATTAGAAGCAGATAGTAAAGCTAATATTGATACTTCTTGGAATGGATATCAAAATGGAACTGTTGCAGTATGTTGGTAGAAAGGAGTTAGAAAATGGCTAGTGTAACTGTTACTTTATACAATCCTAATAGTTCATGGTATGGAGATTGTTGGCATAAATCAGGACCAGCTATGGCTTGTAGTGGTAGTGTAAAATTTACTAGAAATTCAGAAAGAGATAAAACTGTTTATTTTTCTGGTACAGTAAGTAATAGAAAAATTGGTTCTGGTTCATATGGTTATAATGTTACTGCATATATTTCCGTAAGTGGAAGAAAAATACAAACTATAGATGTTACACATAAATCTTCTAGTGGTTCTGGAACTTTTTCAGGTTCTTTTGAAGCAGAAAGTTCTGGAACTGTACAAATACATTTTGTTTGTGGTCAAACTGGAGGATGTAGTAGAGGAACTCCAGATGTAGTAGTTGGCGATTTTAATTTATCACAACTACCATATAATCCAGAAGTTCCTCCTACTAAAATTTCTGGAGGGGCTGTATATAATCAAAATGGTGTACAAAATGGAAATGATAAATTAGATTGGGAATTTTATGTAGACTGGTGGGGAGAGTCTGCTGGTACACATAGTATTACTCAATATAATTTAGATTTATATAAATCTACAGATTTAAATACTATAGTTGCTACAGTAGACCATGTTTCTAAATGGACTAGATATAATTTTGAAGATTTATTACCAAAATGCAAAGTAGGAGAAACATATTATTTTTACATAAATATGAGAATTGATAATTCTTATTGGATTGGTAGAGTTTTGATAGGAAACATAAAATTATATAAAGATGGTATAGTATATGTAAAAAGATATGATAATGGAGCTAAAGTAGAAGCTACAATGGCTTATTCAAAATACTATCAAGACGGTTCTAAGAAAGAAGTAAGATATATTTATGTAAAAGATTATGCTACTGGAGCTCAAAGAATAATTGATATGTATACTACTCATTATGAATAGAAAGGAGAAATTTAAATGATTAGATTTAATTCAAGTTTAGAATTAGATAATGGAGCTATTGCTACTCATTTTATAATTGGAATGGTTTCTATTAATGATAAAAAAATAGATATTGTTATAGATGCTTTTTCAAATAAAGAATGTGCTGATAAAGCTTTAGAAAGATACTCTTTATTAAATTCTCAACAAGAAAAAATGTCAGAGTTTAATAGTATTTTAGAAGGTAAGACAGAAATTTCTGAAGAAAATAGAACAAAACTAAATACTTTACAACAAGAAATCAATGATTTATCAGACCAGATTTCTAATACTCTAGAGTATTCTAGCATGGTAATATTTGCTAAAGATATAAAATTAGATTACGATGAAAAATTAAGTGAAGATTTTATAAAAGAACAAATTAAAGCTTCAGATATTTTTAAAGATAAAGAGATAGAATTTATATAGAAAGGAGATAAAAGTTATGATATCAATGACTGGAAATACACGAAATATAAATAAAGCAATAACTGAAACAGGAACTTCTACAGCAAGAGCTATTTCATTATATGGAATAGATAGTCTTGATGATTTAATTAATGCTACTTTATTAGTAAGAGCTAATGAAAGCGGCTCAGCTAGTGCTACTACAATGCAAATAAATACATTAGAAGCTACTAGTCTTATGGTATTCCAAGGTAATCAAATAGTATCTCCATATGAAAATTGGGTAGTATCAGGACAATTATATGTTTTACTTTATAATGGAAGTCAATTTATAGCATTTCCATTAAGTCAATCTACTTCTGGAACAGTAAGTACTTCTGATTTTTTTGAGTTACCAATGACAGTCTTAGATTTATCTAATAGTTCTTCTTCACAAGAAATAACTGAAGCTTTTGGAAGTACAGACGTAATAAATAATTTTTCTGATGCCTTAATAAGTGGTTCAAAGATAATAATATTTAAAGACCAAGTTCAACAAGGAACGAGGGTAGCAATATCAGTTTCTCAGCAAGAAACTGTAACAGAAACTAAACAAGTAGACATTATAAATGTAATAATGTTTACAGAAGAAGATTTAATACCTATGTATTTAGCTTTAAAATTTATAAAAAATGCTAATGAAGAAGGAGATTTTCCAGATGCTTATGATAGTTGTGAAGTTAATGAGATTACTTTAGGAAGTAGTACAGAAGGTCTTATTACAGACCCAGTTCAATTACCTAAAGTATGTGATTTAAATGATTGTACTAATAGTGGATGTTATATTGGACCAGACAGTAGTACTTCAGAAACTATTACTATTTCTAATTTACCTTCAGAAATAGGTAGTAAATTTATATACTTTAATTTAGTAGTTTTAAAAAGAAATAATAGTTTTGAATGTACTCAAGTTTTATATAGATTAAATAAAGGAAAGAATGATGTTTACGTTAGAAATGCTAGCTCAGATAAACTATGGTCTAATTGGAATAAAGTAGCATATACATCTGATATTCCTACAGTACCTCAAATTATAGAAGCTACTGATGAAGAAGATGCTACTACTAAATCTCAAGCTAATCCTACTAATTTATATTATTGGGTAGAAAGTTAAGGAGGTATGAAATGGGAGTTTCAATAAATGGAAAAATACCTTCTGGATTTGCAGTAGATGGTAAACCTGTTTCTGGTTTAGCATATAATGGAAAAGTAATATTTAAGAAAAATAATGGAAATATAGATATAAGTACATTAGAAAATTTAATCTATAATTCTAATTTTAGATATAATGATTATGGTTATAAAGATTATTCTGAGGACACAAATTATAATAGTATAATTAGTAATCCAGAAGATGGGTGGTTACAAGTAAAAGCTCAAAGAGCAGGTTCAACAATAAGTATTGGATGTACTTTAACTGAAGATTTAATTCCAGGTCATACTTATTATGCTAGATGTAGATTTGATTATAATCAACCTAATGGAAGTTATAGAGCACAACTTAGGCTTAAGAAAACTAGACTTGAAGTTGGTCAAACTATAGATTCAGGTCTTATTACAGAACAACCAATTAATTTATCTGGATTTTTTACAGTTAATGATGAAACTTATTTGACTATAGATTTTGTACAAGGAGGTAACAGCCAATCTACAACTATCCAACGTAAAATAAAAGAACCCACACTAATAGACGTCACTGATTTAATAAATTCTGGAATTTCTAAACCAAATATAAAATCAGCTTTAGATAATACATTTATTTCAGATGAAGTATATAGACGTAGAATACAAGTGGGAGACAATTTAAAAGGTAAAAAAATATATACTGATTTTAATACAGTTGGATATATTATTAATAGTAAACCTCTTGGATATGATTATCAAATTATGTTTGCTTTAGAGCATGATATTATACCTAATGAAAATACAGATTTAGTCGCAGATAATTGGCTAAGTCAAGAAGGTTCTGAGACTTTTATAGAAATTAATAACAATAGTTTAAATATATCTGATGTATGGAATAAACCTTTATTACAAGTTAAACATAATTTATCTTCTAATAATGTACTATGGGAATATAATAATGGCAGTGTTACTTCAATTGAAGTTTATGATACTGCTTCAAGTACAGATATGATAGTTTCATCAATTGTTAATCAAGTTTCATATAGACGTTTATATATTAAAGACTCTTATATTAGACCGTTTAAAATTGGAGATAAAATTAACCAAGATACTGTTATTTATTGTATAATTCCTGATTATTATGGTCCTGCAGCTTTGCATGATGCAAATAATACTGATGACTATTGTACTACTGGATTTACATTTAATAATGATGTTATTAAATTTAATTATAAATGGGATGAAAGATTAGGAAATATAAATGAATATACTATTAGCTGTACTATAAATTCACAATCTGAAATAAAAATTTTTCAATATGATTATCAACAGCAGATGGATATAAGTCAAACTAATTATGGTCCATATTGTAGAGTAAATGTACCAAAACTAGATTTTTCTGGACAAACTTTTGAAACAGAAGTAACATCAATAGATGAAAATATTGAGATTTTTACAAAAGCATTATACCATTATCTTTTAGTAGATACTAGAACTTTAGTAAAATAATTTAAAGGAGGTAAAGTTATGGCTTTACAAAAAGAAATTACATTAAACAACGGTATAGTAACTAATTATCATACTATACAAGAAGTTCATTATAATTTTTTAGAAAATAAAACTTTAATAATTTTAAATAGTTATGTTTCTAAAGAAATTAGAGATAGTCATAAAAAAGTAGATGAAGTAGAACAATCTATTTTAAAACTTACTAATGAAGCTGTAAAGGCTGAAGGAAAGAATGATATAGATTTATTAGACTCTATTAATGAAAAAATTAATACTTTAGCTACTACTTTTCGAGATATTTCTTCTAAAAATTATATAGCTGGAATTTCAACTATTACATTAAATTATATTCCTGAAGATATAACTTTAACAGGATTATATAAAGCTTTAAAAGAAACTAAAGAATACTCTAAAGCAAAGAAGGTGTAATATGAATATAACTTTAAAAGAACCAGTGCTTGGTATGGTCGATAAAAAAAGTAATATTGAACTAAGACTTTCAGATGTTTATATAGGTAATGAAAGAAATTTAGTAATTTTTGCATCTATTAATTTAATTCCACTAGATGATATTGAAAGTAAACATATATATGAAAGTTTTACTTTATTAGTTATAATGGATGATAAAATAGTCATACGAGAAAATATTGAGGCTAATTTAGTAGATGGATGTAATAAAATTTTTACTTCTAAAGAAATACCTATTAATAATTTCCAACCAGAAGTGCATAAATTTGAAATGGTTTTAATGGATATAAAAAATAATAGAATAGAATATACAAGAATTAAAGATATGATACCTTTTACTTTTATGAACTCTAAAATTTATATTAGATTTGATTATTATAAAAGAGGTAATAATCATAATTTTAGTTATTATACTAATTCTAACAAAGATGTTTATATGAAAATGAATAATAATAACTGGAAGAAAATAACTGAGGGATTTATTATAGAAAATAAAGATTTAGAAAGTAAAATTAATTATTTACAATTATATACTACAGACGATGAAAATAATAAAATATATTCAAATGTATTAAGAATTGTTAAATCTGAAGCATGAGAATGAATTCAGATGAATTTAAAAATTTAAGCAAATAAATTATATATCTTAATAATAGGACTTTTGATAGATATTTGTCAAAAGTCTATTGTTTAGTAAAGATTTAATGCTGAATCTATATATTATATTAAGAAGGGTGATTTTTGTAATGTTCAAAGAAGTTAACAATAAAATTATTAATTTTAATTTAGTTACTAAAATAGAAAAATTATACAATGAAAACATTCAAGCTTATAGAATTAGAATTTTTATGATTAATGAAAAATGTGAAGAAATATATTTTAATTCAGAAGAAGATGCTGAAAAGTACGTTTCAGATTTACTAACAGAATTAAATCAAAGCTATTAAAAATTTTTAATAAATTATTAAGGAGGATAACTATGGAATATGAATTAAGTAGTAAGCACAAAGATAGATTTATAGTTATTACAGCAATTACCTTATTAATTTTCTTAGCACTAAACATAGCTTTTACAATGTATTATATGGTAGATTATAAAAGTAGAAAAAACTCAGGAAACGAAAGATGGAGACAAGTAGAAGAAAGAATAGTTACCATAGAAAATAAAGTAGATGATGTTTATGAAGATTTAAATAATTTAAAAAAGGAGATAAGATAAAATGGAAGAAATGGTAAAAATGCTTAGCTCTTACGGCGTTAGTTTTGTAATAGTTGCTTTATTTTTATGGGATTATATTACTAACAAAAAGAGAGAAGAAAAAAATCAAGAAGTAATAAAAAATACTTTGGATACTGTAAATAATACTACTAAAACTATAGCAGATTGTTTAATTGAAATGCAACAAAATAATAAAAATATGTCTAAGTCTTTAGATATATTACAACAAAGCGTAGATAATCAATCACAAAAAATAGATAGATTGTTAGATATAGAAATTTCTGCTACTGTAGATAAAAATAATTATACAGGAAAGGAGAATATGTAATATGTATTCAGAAATAAAAAATAATAATCAGATTTTAATTAATAGATTAAATGATGCTGAAGCTATACTATTAAAAAATTTTTATGATGAGTCTCTAAATTCTATTTTATCTTTAAAAGAATTGAATGGAGAAACCGGAGATTTTAGTGGAGTAATTCTAGAAAAAACATCTATAGCTCCAAAAGCTATAATTTCAGAAAAATTAATTCCAGTAAATTTAGATATAAATCCAAATGAAGAATACGTATACACTTTTAAAACTAATGTAGAAGATGTAGAAGTTTTATTTAATCAAGATAATTATGATTATCTAGAAGTTAAAGCAATAGATAATACTTTAGTATTTAATACTACTAATTTAGTAAATGCTAAAGTAAATTATGAACTTAGAAAAGAAGGATACCAATCTTTATATGGAACTTTTGATTTAGCTTCTATTCCTAGAAAATATATAGTTCTTCAAGTTAAAACTACTCCAGAAGATGCTGAAGTTGTAATTAAAGATAGTAAAGATACTCAATTAGTTCCAGTAAATATTACTGTTGGAAGTAATGAACAAGGATATATAGTAGAAGAGGGATTTTATACTATAGAAGTTTCAAAAGAAGGATATGAAACTGTAACACAACTAGTAGAAATATTAGCTAATGATATGTTATATAAAACTAAAGAAATTGAAATTACTCTTATGGGTATTATAACTGAACCAACAGAATAATAAAATCTATATATTATAATAGGAAAGTACTAGAAAGGAGATACTTTTTATGAAGATATTACCTAAAAGAATAGATGAATGTAGCATAGTTGATGTAAATTATTTAAATAGTGAAGATAAAAATTTATATGGTTTATACATAGCATCTAAATACAAAAATAGTCTTATTTTAGGAAAACCTAAAATGAATGAGAATGTATCTATTTTATCTGATTTATTAAATAAAAATGCATATGCTACAGGATTATTATATTTTGTAGAAAATTTTGATTTGTCTAATGATATAAATAAAAATGATTTATTAAAAGATATAAATGTATTATTACATTCTAGATGTGAAGTTGTAAATGAAAAAGCTCCTTTACTAACTAAAATTGGAAATTATCCTATTTATGAGGGAGAAAATTATATTCTTAGAGGAGAAGGAGAAAATAAAATTAAAGAAACTTTTGACTTAAAAGAAGATTTAAATATGGATGATATTACTTTAGATTTTCTAAAAAATACAGATAAAGATGAAAGAATTAGAGACTATGTGGTATGTCCAAAATGTAAAAATGTATTTGAAGACGATGATATAGTAATAAATTATCCTAATATTCCAGATGATTATAATGGTCCAGTTGATGATAAACCAGATGGATATAGTTGTCCACTTTGTGGATATTATACTACAGATGAAGAGAATTTTACTAATGCATATATAGAAGATTTAGCAGATGCTCCTAATGTAGATGAATATGTTTCAGGATATTCTGATTATTTAAAATCTTTAGAAGAAGATGGAACTCAAGCTGCAGATATAGCTTCTAAGGTAGATTATAGTTTTCAGTCAGCTCCTACTCCTGCTGAACCAAAAAAGAAATATAAACCAGTAGAAATAAATGAGTTAGATGAAAATACATATATTAATTTAACTGGGTTTATTAAAGATGTAGATGGATATTATAAAAGAGGAAATTATGTTTTAGTAAAAGAGTCTGATACTAATAAATTAAAAGTAATAAATAAAAATAAATTAAATGAAGTATCAGAACCTATATATCAAGTAAAAGGTTCTGATGAAATAGTAAAATATTTAGATAAAAAACTAAATGAAAAATTTCCTGGAAGATTTGAAATTAAATCTGGCCCAGTAGATGATGCTTTTGGATTAGTAATTAAAGATAATAACAATCATGATGCTGGTGATTTAATAGATGTTACAGATTATATAAATGCTTTAATGAATTATTTAGGATATGATAAAACAGATTATGAAATAGATTATAAGAAAAATAATCTTATTATGGCAATATATAATGATAAACAGTTCATTCCTCGTGACTTGATTAATAAATAATAAAGTATAAATAGCACTATATTAGTATAGTGCTATTGTTATGTAACATACTATATATAAAGGAGGAATATTATGTTAGAAATTAAATTAGAGCAACCAGAAGAAAAAAGAAAGTTATATTCTAAAACTGATTTAAAACTAGAGCCTGGAATTACTATGTTAATAGGACCTAATCGGTTCAGGTAAATCTTATTGTTTATCACAATTGAGTCATGCTTTTACAGAGTCTTTGTATATAGATACTTATGATGATACTAAAACTAACAAGTTTATAAATGCAGAATTTGGAGCTACTGGTAAAGAGTTAGCTAGATATATGAATGCTTCTGAAGGCCAAAGAGTATTTGACAATTTCTATTATAGAATCCAAGAAATAGGAAGATATATTAGAGACTGTGAAAATAATAACAATAGAGCTATTGTATTAATAGATGGAATAGATTCTGGAGTATCTATAGATTTAATAAACACTTACAGAGATTTTCTAGAGCTATTAAAATCTGACTGTGAAAAATCTAAATTAGAATATTATGTTGTAGTTACAGCTAATAACTTTGCTATGATAGAAGATTATAAATGTATATGGATTCCAGATTTATCTGAAAAATATTTTGACTCAGTAAACGCTGGAGCATATCATAATTTTAGATATTTATTTAAAAAGAAGTAATAAATTTATATTTCAGAAGCATCAGAATAAAATCTGATGCTTTTTATTTCATATTTAATAAAATTATACATTTTAAATAAAATTTTCTTTAGATTGTGATTTAAAACAAATTTTAAAAATTTAATAAAAAGGGTTTACAAGTTTGAAAAGAAGTTATAATATAAATATAAGATAATTATTAGGAGGTATTGTTATGGAAAAACATTATGTTGAAAAATTAATTGAAATTTTTGAAAAGGAGAGAAAAAATTCAAATATGATAACAGATGATAAATATGAAAAAGAAGTAATAAAACTATTTGATTTAGAAAATCTAAATCTTTATGTATTACAAGCACTTAGAGATTCAATAGTTCATACATTTGCAAAATTAGCTTATGAAGAAGTAGAAAATAGATTTTTCTATATGAGTATAACATCTTATACTACAACTACTATAGATAATTATATTGTTAAAACTGGAGGTGAAGTATAATGAGAGAAGCAAAGATTTATTTAAATGAATTACATGGAAAAGAAGTAGTAGAAATTGATACTAGAGAAAATGAAAACGAAAAGTTTGAATTAATGACCGCTTTTTACTTAGATAAAATCTGCGAAAAAGAAAATATGATAAATTTTCTAGAACAAATAGATAGTTTAAAACATAATAAGTATAAAATCTATATAAATCTATCTTAAAGTATCATCTGTTACAAAGTACTTAAGATTTAAAACTCTAATAAAACCAAAAAGTACGAAGTACAATATTTAATGTAAAGAAGTTACTTTTGAAAAATGTAACACCTTTTCTTAAATATTTATATTCTACCTATATTATTTATTTTTAGTTATATTATTTTATATTAATATTATTATTTTTAAAATATACGCGCGCACGCGTAGAGAAAGGAAGATGATAGAAATGAAAAGATTAACTGTAAAAGATTTAAAGAAAGCTTTAGAAGGAGTTCCAGATAATTTAGAAGTAGTATTATCTAGTGATACTGGAGTAGACCAATCAGATTATGATGGAGAAATTATAGTAGAAGACGCTTATAGAAATCATTACAAATTACCAGAAGGACAAAAATTTGATGATACTGGAGATAATGAAGTAGATGAATTTGTTATATATGTAAACGATAGAGATTTAGAAGACGATGAAGAAGAGTAGAGAAATATCTTTACATAATGATTATTAGAATAATTTTAGATGACATCAGAATGAAATCTGAAACCATTCTATATCAAAATAATATAATTATATAGTTTAAAATAAAGGAGAGATTAAAATGGAAATAGTAGAAAAATTAGATTTAGAAGTTACTTCAGAAAAAGCTAAAGCATGTTACCTTGCTTATGAAAAAGTTAGAAGAAGCGGGATGTGGAATATGTTTGATAGTAGAGCAATAGAAGCTTCTGATTTAACTACTTCAGAGTATTTGTGGGTAATGAACAATTATACAGAATTAAATAAATTATATAATGAGGAGGTGTAATTATGGGATTTTTCTATAAACTAGGGACTGCTTTTAGAATGCTTTTAGAATTTGTTGTGGCATATTTATATATAGTATTTTTTGAATTCATAGTTTGTATGATTTTAGTGCTTATATTTAAATGGGATGACTTAAACCCTATTCCTTTGTTTATTGGAACTGCTATAGTAATGGGTGTACTTTATATATTGGCAGTATTAAATACAATAGTTAGTAATACTTGGGTAAGTGCTAATAAAGATATGGATGAATTAAATGCAGAACGTAGAGAACAAACTAGAAGAGAAAATGAGACTATGACTAATTTAGCATTAAAAGATTATCATAGAAGTAAAGGAAGGTGGTTTTAAAATATGAAAGATTTAAATGGAGACGTTTTAGATGAAATGCTAAAAGAAGCTGCTTTAAATATGGCAAATAAAGTAGTCAATAAAAATAAAACTGATGAAGAGATAAAATCTTCTTTGAAGAAGGTAGTAGACGGCTTAGCAGGAAGTATTGATAGATTTGAAGGGCATCAGCTATTACTATTTAATGAAGAAGATAGTATCTTAGAAGTTATTTTAGACAATTATTTTAGAAAAGTAGAAGGATGGAGTTGTTCTTCTGATAAAACTACTTTTGTTATTAAAAAGATGAAAGAGTCTATTAAAAATAAAGAAATTTTAAGCTTACAAGAAAAATATGAAAATGAAGACAAAATTGCATACTGGTGTCCAAAGACATTATATAATACAGAGGAGGCTTTTATTTTAGTTGAAACTTTTATTTGTTGGAATTTTGATAAATTTAAAAGCTTGTTACTATTATATAGTGAAAGGATGAAAAACAATGATTAAATTGTTAAATGGAAAAGTATTATCAGAAAAGATTTATTCTAATATTAAAGAAGAAGTAGATAAGTTGAATAGAAAACCTCGTTTAGTTGTTATTTCTGTTGGGAACGATTCTGCTTCTCAAGTTTATATTAGGAACAAGAAAAAAGCCTGCGAAAAAGTTGGAATGACATTTGAACACATACAGATAGATAATTCAAAATTTGAAGGAATGAAAGAAACTATGATGCAAGTGTTAGCTATGCAGATTCAAACCTTAAATGAAGATGAAGAGGTAGACGGTATTTTAATTCAAAAACCTATCATAGGTTTAAGTAAAGAAGATGAGAATTTAATTACTTCACTTATAGACCCTATGAAAGATGTAGATGGATTTTCTCCAGCTCTTATTGCTGATTTATTTCAAAATGATGCTGATACTATTTCTTGTACACCTCAAGGAATTTTATCATTGTTAAAAGAATATGAGATAAAATTAGAAGGAAAGGAAGTAGTAATAGTAGGTAGAAGCACTATAGTAGGTAAACCGTTAGCTTTAGCTATGTTAAATGAAAATGCAACTGTTACTGTATGTCATTCTAAAACAAAAGATTTAAGAAAAGTTACTCAAAGAGCAGATATTTTAGTTTCAGCTATAGGAAAAGCTAAGATGATAGACTCTAGTTATATTGGAGATAATTGTAAAGTTATTGTAGATGTAGGAATGAACAGAGATAAAAATGGTAAACTTTGCGGAGATGTTGATTTTGATGATATTAAAAATAGTAAGTTTAATACATATTATACAACATATATTACACCAGTTCCAGGAGGAGTTGGACCAATGACAGTTGCTAGTTTAATTCAAAATGTTATAGAGTTAAGTAAGTTTAAGAAAGAGGAGGATATTAAAGATGAGTAAATATATAAAAAAGCCAATAGAAGTAGAAGCTTTTCAGTTTGGAATAGATGAAATGCCTGAATGGTATTTAATTTCTGAGCAAGTTTCACATTCTTATAATGCTTATACTGGAGAAGTAGTTAGTCAAATTGATACTTTAGAAGGATTGATGAAAGCTCATAAAGGAGATTACATAATTAAAGGAATAAAAGGAGAGATTTATTCTTGTAAGAAAGATATTTTTAAAGCTACTTATGATTTAGTAGAAACAGAAAAAGATACGAGTAAAGAAGATAATATAGATTTATCTTTTGATAATTTAAATGAAGAAGAAATTACTAAATATCTTAAAAATGTTTCAGTAATTAATATAGATATTAGAGATTGCTTTATTGGTGAAAATATTTATCTAACTATTAATGATGGAAATAAAAAATACTTTAAAAAGAAATGTCTTAGAAATAGTTATTTTGAAGTTACTTCTTATGACGATTTAAAAACTAAGATATACAATATACTTTATGATTATGCATCATATAATGTTAGTGATAAAGTTTTTAAAAAGAAAAAAGAAATTCTTTTAAAGAAATTATTAGGAGATAATTATAATTTAAAATGAAAATTTTTAAGAGATTATTTCCAAAATTAATATATAAAGATAAATGTGTTAAGAAATATGTTTGGTTAGGTTGTATTATAACTATTATAAAGCATAAATAATATTTCTATAATTAGTTTAACAAAAAGGGTTTACAACTTTAATAAGAAGTTATATAATAAATACAGTTAAAATAATTATGGAGGTATAGATATGATTGATTATGAAGGATTACAGAAACATAGAGAACAAACTAAAAAGGATATTTTAAAGCTTTTAGAGATTAATGATAGGGTAGCTTGCGTTAGACCAACAGGTTATGGAAAATCTCATTTGATTGCTCAACTATGTAATGAATTGTCTGGGAATAAATTAGTATTAGAACCTGGTTTAGCTATTATTAATTATATGAAAAATTTTAATATCGATACATTAGATACAGACTATATTACTTATGAGTCTCTACTAAATCCTGAAGTAGAAGATTTAATAGAAGAATTTAATAAATATGATTACATATTTTTAGATGAAATGCATAGAGCATTAGCAGAAAAATGGGGAAAGAAGCTAGCTCAAACTTTAGAGAAATTGACTGACGTTAAAATTTTAGGTTTTAGTGCTACTCCATTAAGAAGTGATAATAGAAATGCTGTAGAAGAAATATTTGATGGATGTCAAGTAAAACCTTATTTTTTAGAAGATGCTATATTAGATGAATATTTACCTATGGTTAATTATCATAGTAGTATATATGAGATAACTGATGAGCAAAAAAGAAAGTTAAGATTAAAAGATACTCCTATAGCTAATCAAATTTTGAATTATGATATAGATGAAGGAGTTTCTAATATATTTAAAGAAAATTTAGATTTATCTAAACCACATAAAATAATTTGCTTTGTAGATAAAATATCTAATATAAATGAAGCAGTAGAAAACATTAGAAAATGGTTTAAAGTTCCAATAAATATTTATAAAGTTCATAGTAAACAAGCTAGTAGCATTAATAATAAGCAAATAGAAAACTTTCAAAATGAGATTGGTTTAAATGTAATATTTGCAGTTAATATATTAAATGAAGGAGTTCATATCCCTAAAGTAGATTGTGTAATATTTTTAAGGAAAACTAGTAGTAATATTTTATATAATCAACAATTAGGTAGAGTTATAGCAGATTATAATGAAGAACCTATAGTATTTGATTTAGTAAATAATATTGATAATTTGAACAATAGTTACTCTGCAATATTTAATAGTACTGCTAATAGATTGGGTATAAAAGTTGAACAGCTTACTACTAAAAATGGAAAACATTTGAAAATAACTACACATCAAGTAGATTTAATTGAAAAGCTAAAAAGTTTATCTAGATATGTTACTGAAGAAGAAAAACAATTTATATTAGATAATTATAAGACTATGACAAAGAAGGAATTAGTTAAAGCTTTAAATAGAGATTATTCTACTATTCGTAGATGGATGATTAATCTTGGTTTAGAGTATACACCTAGAAAACGATTTATTACTGAAGAAGAAAAACAATTTATATTAGATAATTATAAGACTATGAATATTGCTGAAATAGCTAAAGAATTGAATAGAGATTATAAATTTATAAAGAAATTTTTAGTTAATAATAATTTAACTCCAAAAAGATATAGAATGCATTTTACTGAAGAAGAAAAACAATTTATATTAGATAATTATAAGACTATGACTAACATAGAAATAGCTGAAAAACTAGGCAGAACAAAAAATACAATTGATTCTCTTAAATATAAATTAGGAATTACTAAGAAGTGTAATACATTAAGTAATGCTACTGAAGAAGAAAAACAATTTGTATTAGATAATTATAAAACTATGACCTCTAAAGAAATGGCTAAAAAATTAAACAAAACGGAGTATTCAATTAATGTTATTAGACGTAACCTTGGCTTAGCTAAAAGAAAGAAATTTACTGAAGAAGAAAAACAATTTATATTAGATAATTATAAAACTATGACTTCTAAAGAAATAGCTGAAAAATTAGATAGCTCTGTAATTACAATTAATAAATATAAACGTAAGTTTAAAGAAGCTGAAAATGCATAATAATTTTAAAAGGAGGTAGATTAAACTTGGCCCAATTAGAAAATTTGAGAAAAAAATGTGAGGTTCTAGGAATAGAACCTCAAAAATCTAGAAATAGAGTAAACCATGATACTGGAGAAAGATATAAAGAAAGTACAATAGATGATTGTATTAAAGCTTTACAAGAACATTATATCAATAAATATAAAGCAGAAGGAACTCTTAATCCTTTTGTAGAAAATATTTTAAATCATAAACCGATGTTAGCAGCTCAAATGAAAGGTATCAAAGAAGATGTTCAAAAGAATTTATGGGTAGATAATAATGAATGGTATGCTACAGAAAAGATAGATGGAAATAGAATGAGATATTGTTACCATGAAAGTTATGGAGTAGAATATTTTAGTAGAAATTTATCTGAAGGAGTAGAAGGAGACTATTTACCACTTAGATATAGTGATAGATTAACTATTTCTAAACCAGATATAAATCAATTAAAGGAAAAAGGAATACATAGTTTTATTATAGATTGTGAGTTAGTTCCATTTTATGATAATATTAGACAATTCACTAATGTTAGAAAAGTAAATGGACAGTGGGTTGAAGTTTTAGAATATCCAGTAGCAGACACAGGGCTTAGTTTAACTACTTCAGTTTTAGGAGCATTACCAGAATTATCTCATAGAATACAAGAAACTAATCCAATGAAGTTGATGGCTTTCGATATTATAGAATTAAATGGAGAAGATTATTCTAGCAAACCACTTATTGAAAGACTTAAAGTTTTAGCAGAAATAGTTACTAAAGTTAGATTATCTGGAGTAGGAGATAAGCTTCAATTAGTAAGAGGAGCTAGAAAAGATAAAGTTAGATTTTATCAAGATATAGTTTCTAGAGGTGGAGAAGGATGCGTAATAAAAGATTTAACTAGTGTATATGTTGGTAAAAGAGAAAAAACTTGGGTAAAAGCAAAAAGAAGTGTATCTGGTTCTATATTAGAAGAACAGATGGGAGATAATATAGATGCTTTTATTATAGGATATAAACCAGGAAATAAAGGAACTAATATAGAAAATTATGTTGGAGCTTTAGATTTTGGAATTTATCTTTTAGATGATGAAGGTAATTATATAGTAGATGATAGAGGCATGCCAGTAATACATCATATAGCTACTGTTTCAGGTTTAACTTTAGAAGAAAGACAAGCTATGACTGATTATGACAGTGAAGGTAATCCAAAGCTTAAAGTATCATACTATAATAAAGTCGCAGAATTGGATGGTCAAGATATAAGTTCTAAAAATTATAGATTATCGCATTCATTAATTAAAAGATGGAGACTAGACAAAAATGCAGATGATTGTTTAATTAAAAAGAGTTTCTTAGAAAGTTTAGTTTTATAAAGGAGTAATTAATAATGATATATTATACATCAGATTTACATTTTGGACACAAAAATATTATAAAATATGAAAATAGACCTTTTGAAAGTATAGAAGATATGACTGAAGGATTAATAGAAAGATGGAATAATAAAGTAACTAATAATGATGTAGTTTATATATTAGGAGATTTTGCTCTCAAAAATTCATATATGAATAAAGCTAAAATATTAGAATGCTTTAAAAGACTAAATGGATATAAATATTTAGTTCCAGGAAATCATGAGAATTATTTAACTAAAGACTTTATAGAAGAAATATCTATAGATGATAATAATACTTGGATAATGAATAGTTTAACAGAAATAGTAGATGAATATAGAATAGTTATATTATGTCATTATCCAATAGAAGAGTGGGATGGAAAATATCATGGAACTTATCATGTTCATGGACATATACATAGTAGAGATATAATTCATAATATTCCTAAAAGATTTAACTGTGGAGTAGATGTTAGAAATTATGAACCAGTAACTTTAGATGAAATGATAGATGCTGCTAGAAAATAACTAGCAGCATCTAATATATTATAATGAGGAGGTAAGTATCTATGAAATTTAATGTTACAAATTTAGCAGAAAATATAAATGAAAATATAGCTTTAAGTTCTTTGTCTAAAGCCTTAAAAGAATTGTTTATTAAATACGATAACTTAGTCGATAAATATAAAGTAAGTATTTTAAATTCTAATATAGATATAGACTCAGATAATACGTCTGAAAAAATTTTAGATAATGTAAATGATATTGATGAAGTTAAAAAATACTTAAAACAAATTATACAAGTTTTAAATGCAATACAAACTATATTTGAAAAATTAAATTATACTAATTCATCTTCTATTCCTAACGATGTAAATGAAAATAATTTTATTACTCAGTTAGAACAATTTTCTAAACAAGCATTACTATTATTAGAAGATTTTAATAGAGAATACTTTCAGTCTTTTTATGAAGGAGTTACATATTTATCTTCATTAGCTGAAATTCATTATAATAATTTATTTGGAGATTTAACTGAAGAAATTAATATTACTGATAATGCAGAAGAAATGTTAGAAACTACAGAAGAATATTTAGATAGTTTGCCAAAAATTAGTACTAATGAATTAAAATAGTCTATATAGATTATTACGAGAATGAGTCTAGATTAATTTTTATATTAATATCATATAATTTATAAAGTAATATAAGAAGGTGTATTAGATGTCAGATAGAGATACTGTAATACGTTTTATGAGTAGTATAAAAGGTAAAACTCCAATTTTATTGTTAGCTAAAGCTGCAAAAATTTTTAAAAGTATATATGATGATAGAGTTTATAATGTTAAGAATGAACATGATATGAACTTATTAAGAGATATGAGTATTTGTAAACTTAAAAAACCAGTAGTTTTAGAAGATTTATCTAGTCTTTATACAGATGAAGATATTTTAAAGCTAATTGAAGAAAGTTCATTACAATTTATATTATTAGCATATAGAGATAATTTATCAGAAGTTTTAATGAGTAGATGCAAATCTACTTTAAAAATTCCTGACATAGAAGTTAATAATTGTAATTATTTAAACAAACTTACAGCATATAATAGTATTAAGCAATCAGATTTGACAGGAAATACTATGAGTATGTATTTAGCAGAAAATTGTCCAGCTCTTATGAGAGATATAATAGATACTCAGTTCCTAAAATATAAAGAAAGAGTAGTTAGTATTCTTGCTAATATGGGAGGAGATAATTAATGAATAAATATACTCAAGAGGAAATGAAAATAATAAAAAGAACTGCTAAAATGACTGGTATTAGTATAAACTATATTGCTAAATGTGTAGATGATTTTAAAGAATGTGGATATTATAGTTTTAGAGTAGGAGATTTATGTAGATATTTAAGTTTTAAAGTAAATGATACTAAAAAATTTAAAAATGAAGATGGACATAAAGTTCCTTGGACTAAAGAAGATTATATAGATGCTAGCATACTATAATTTAAATGGAGGTATTTATAGTAATGAGTGAAGAAATTATTAAAGTATTAGATGATTTGGGACAAAGATTTGGAATAGCTATTGATTGGTCTAATCAAAATATAATTCCATATTTACAAGATTTAATGCAAAGATTTATAAGTTATAAGAATTGTATAGCTATTATGTGGATTATTATATCTTTAATATTAATTATTGTATCAATTATAGTAGGTATTTTAATTCATAAATATATAAATAGAATTCGTGTTGAAAGTAATCTTAGTAAAGATGATGAAAACTTTATTAAATTTATGAGTTGGCTTATTATAGGTTCTATAGTTATAGGATTTACAATTTGTTTATTCTGTAATATAGCTGGTTTATTTCAAAATATTTATATACCAGAAGTAACAATTTTAAAATATATTCAAAATTCAATTATTGGAGCAGCTTAAAGATGAGTAATAAAGTAGATGTATTTGAACAAAAAGAAGTCGATTTAATAAATCATAGTGTAAAGCCTGGAAATCTAGAATTACTTCAATTTTTTTATCCTAATTTTAAAGTTATTGATACTGATGTAATGATACTAGATGGACCAGTTATATATACTGGTCCTACAGAATATCTTAATAAGATAAAAAGTTTTGGTTATCCAGTAATATTTGTAACTACTTTAGGAGAATTTAATCTTAATGACCCAAGAGTTTTAGTAAATATGACGTATACTAAGTGGAACCAAAAAGTTTCAGATAGATTAGCTAAATATGTAGATAAATTAGAATATTGGGAAATATTACAAGCGGTAAAAATACATTGGGTAACTGGAAAATGGACTATTAAAAAATATAATAAATCAGGAGCATTTTTAACTTTAGCAGAAAGTTTTAATACTGACACACATAATGTTTTAGTAACATATTTTAATTTATTAGAAAATAAATATAATACTGCTGCTTATATGGAAAAATCTGTTCTTAGTTTTTTAGAAAAAATAGCATCTGGTTCTACTGATAATTCTTATTGGTATAATAGAATTTTAAAACACTATAAAAAAGGAAAAAGAAAATTATTAGAACAAGCTATAGATAAATACATTAGAGTAAATATTTGGAACAAAGATTTAAAAGTATTTAATTTATTGCAAGATTTAAATAGAGTAGATAAAAATTGGTTATCAGAATGAATTTAGAAGACTTTTTATTTTGAGGATATATAATTATATATCCTTTTTTATTACAGAATTTGAAAAAATTAACGTTAGTTATTTATTATATTAGGAATATTTTAGTAAAGGAGAATTAAATTTATGGAAAAGTCTGAAGTAGTTTTTAGAGTAGCAAAAGATACTGATACTAAAAAATTAGCATCTGCAATCTATTCTAATCTTAGAAATATGGATAGTTTAACTCTTAGTTGTTTAGGAGTTCCAGCTGTAAATCAAGCAGTAAAAGCAGTAATTACAGCTAGAAGTTCTAGTATAAGCAATGGATTTGATATTATATTAATACCATTTTTCTCTGAAGTTAATATTTCAGGAGAAGAAAAAACTAGTATTAATATGATGTTAAAGAAAGTAAGAGTTAGAGAATTTTAAAATTAAAATAATGTTGAAAGGAGAATAGAAATGAGATTTTTTGATACTGATGTGCAAAAAGCTAGTAAAAATATTATTAAAACTTTAAATTTAAATGAGTCAGCTGCTTCTGTAAAATCACAAATAAATAGAGATAAACCAGAAGAAGCTCCAAAAGAAACTAAAGATGCTTTAGTTAAAAAAGTACAAAATGCAAAAATAAAATCTAAAAAACCATTAAAAGAAGATATTACAGATATTCAAAATCAAATAGCAGAACTTCAAGATTATTTAGATAATACCTCAGATATATCTGATGATGAAAGAGCTTCTATACAAGCTGAAATAAATGAACTTTTAGATGAAGTAAATTTCTATGATGCTGGTTTAGATATGGAAGTAGAAGAACCATCAGAAGATGATTTACATTTAGGAGAGTCTGAAGAGTTGACTGAAGCTCCTAATCCAGAAAATGCTGATATAAATAAAAAGATATTGGCTACAATTAAAGCTAAATCAGATGTAGAACCTAAATATTATGACGATTTAGTAAAAGCTGGATTAGAAGTATCTCCAGATAGGTATAATCCAGGTTATTGGAGAGTAACAGGGCCAAATGGAAGGTCTATTAATAGAACAGACTTAATGGGCGGAAGACAAGCAAGATTTATACCAAATAGTCAAAAATCAGTAGATTATTATAATTTACTAAATAAAGATTTTGACGAAGACAAATATTATTACACAGATACTAGATATACAAAACCAACTCAAGATAGACATACTCGTAGTGTATATAACCCAGAAACTGGAAAGTATGATTATAAAACTGTTACAGATTATAATGATGAACCATATAGTATAAGACAAAGAAATAGTCAAGGATACGACTATAATGATTTAAAAGGTGGAAGTAAAGACGTTAAAGACTATAAACAAGCAACTAGAAATTATAATGATTATAAAGCAGGAAGTTGGCATGATAAATTTAGTGATAGAGAAATCGATAAAGCTCAACAAGAGTATGATGATTTTCAAGCTAGCATATCTGATAGAATAGCTAAATTAAAAGCAGAATTAGAATTAGCAAAAGAGAGAAAAGCTGATAAATTAAAAGTTGCAGATGATGCAGCTGCTAAAAGACAAGAAATTTTAGATAAAGTAAGAGCAAAAAGAAACCAACAATAATTTTAAAGGAGGATATTAAAATGAGTAAATTAATTAATAATGAAGGAGCTACAAAAGCTACATTTTCTATTTTAGAAAATTTAAAAGAAGCAGAAGATTTAAAAATAAAGAAAAGAGTTTTAGCTGAAGGATATGGAAAAACATCTGTAATAGAAGGAGAAGATTATGAAGATACTTCAGAAGATTTAGATGAATGTGATTTAAAGAATAAAGATGATGTTCCAGAAGGTTCAGATAAACCAGTAAAAGAAGAAATGACAGAAGAGGAAAAAGTATGTGAAGGATGTGGAAAGAAAGAATCTGAATGTACTTGCAAAAAAGAAGGTTTATATTCAGGGACAAAGGGTCAAAGTGTAGACGAGTTTTTAGATAAAGCTTTAGATATTAATAAAAATCTTTTAGCTAATCTTAAAGCTGGAAAAACTACTGCGACGGACCCAGAAGGTCTTATAGCTTCAGTTGAAAAAGAAATTGCAGAAATAGAAGAAACTATAGCTCTTAGAAAACAAGAAGGTCTTAGAGAAGAAACTGTTACTGAAGGAGAAAACTGTGAAGATGATAAAATAGAAGAAAGAGTATGTGAAGGATTAGAAATATTAAATATCAAAGGTAATACAGTTTTATTAAAAGAGTCTAAAGGATACATAGTAGGTAAAAACTATGATAAAGAAACTGGATTAATCGAATCAGCTGAAGAATACAGAACTGAAAAAGTTGCTAATAAAGCATTTAAAAGATTATCTAGCAGAAAATAATTTAATGCATAATATCCATAGGAGGAGATAACTATGGAAGTAAATATAACTAGTGTAAAAACTGCAGTAAAAGAAAGATTAGATGCAATAAATGATTATATGAAAAATTTACCAGAAATAAAAATATTAACTGGTAATGATAGATTAAATATAGAAAAAGTAGATTTTGAGTATGCTAGAATATTAGAATTAGACCATCAACTAAGAAGATTAATATTGGCTTCTGAAAATTTACAATCAATTATTTCAGAAGCCATGTCAGTTTTAAGTAATAATTTAGAAATAGAATTAAGACAAAAAACAATGCTTAGAAAGTCTTTAGATATTTTAAAAAATAGAACTGACCCTTTAAAAATTGAATTGACTAATAATGCAAATAAAATATTCTACTATCAAAGTTTACAAAAGAGATTGAGATAAGAAAGGAGTATTTTAGATGGCTAAGTTATTAAGATTAATAATGAAAGAGTCAATAAATGACAGTGATTTTATTATCTATGTTAAAACTGACAGAGGTCCTTTATATGTTATAGATAATGATACAACAGATTATGATAAATCTCGTGCAATTAAATTTCCAACGGAACAAGAAGCTAGAGAATATGCAGATGAATTTGCTAAAAATACTGGAAATGAAGGTAAAGAAGATAAATTTATAGTAGCTAGATTAAATGAAGATACTATTTTAGGAACAGAAACTTCTGATGAAAAGAAAGCTAAAGCAGATGCTAAGGCTAAAGGTCTTTATACAGAAGATGTTGATGAAGATGAAACAGTAGATGAAGTAGTAGATGATATTCAAGATGAAACTCCAACAGAAGATGAAGAAGAAAATTCTACTTTAGATAAACAATTAGATGAATTAAGAGATATTTTACCAGATTTAGATTTAAATCTTTATCAAGTTACTAGTAAAGAAAATCCAAATAGTAGCTTTTATTTTATAGGAAAAGTAGCAGATGACAGTAATAAAGTTTTGATGTTAGTTGATAATAAACCAGTAGAAAATGATGATGAAAATTTACCAATAGAAGTTGAAGAAGATGATGACTCTAATATAGAACCAGTAGATGGTGATGAAACTTCAGAAGATGAAGAAGAGGATAATAGATTTGATTTTGTAATAGTACCAGATAAATTTGATGATTTTACAAAATTAAATCCTAGATATGGTGATGAGTTAAATCCTGACCATGATGCTGTTATGGACTACTTAATGAAATGTTTAGTAGAAGTAAATCCAGAAAAAGCTCAAGAGTTAAACCAAGATGATGCTGAAGATATAAATACTGAGGTAAATATTGATATACCAGAAAATCTAGAAGATGAAGATAAAATATAAGAAAGGAGTAAAGTAATGGCTAAATTATTAAGATTAATAATGAAAGAAAGCATTCAATCAGCTTCTGATACATTACAAAAAATTAAAGAATTAATAAATCAAGCTAATAGTTCTTTAAAGCCAGATGTTAAAGATGTTTACGTAGTTAAAAATAATCAAACTAATAAATATGATATAATGATGGCATCTAATGATGGAAGTTCAGTAATAGCTAGTGTAGATTACAGCGAGTTACCAGAAGCAGATTTAAAAGAATTAAATATTTTAAAAGAAGATACTACAGAGTCTGTAGTTTTAAGAGATGAAGCTGAGAAAGTAATAAATGAAGATGATAATTCTGATAATATGAAAGAAGATTATTATATAAATGTTAATGACGGAAAGACAGAGGATACTGATTATTTAATTCAAGATGTTACAGAATTAGAAGATGTAAGTGATGAAGATGTAGAAGCTCCTTCTATAGACGGTTTACTTTCTTTAATAAATGAAAGTTTAACTGAAAAATATGGAACTACTTGGGGATATTTAAAAGCTCATTCTACAGCTAAAAAAGAAAATTTACAATATGCTATTATAGATATTGTAACACCTTCTATTCTAAAAGAAGCTGAACAAGCTAAAATAAAAGATAAAGCAGTTTCTAAAACTGTAATTTTAGAAAGTGTTCCTAATTCTAAAAAATTAGTTAATTTAAAAGTTAATACTTTAGCAGGAACTACTAGATTTAGTCAAAAAACTTCAGAGCCAGCAAAAGTATTTGCTAGATGGTTAGAATCTGAATATCTATATGATGAAATGGTAAAAGACTTTCAAGATAAACTATTAGCTAGACAGCAAGAGTTGAAAGCATCTACAGAGTCATATTTAAAAGAACATCCAGATTTAGCTAATAGAGTAAATGTTTTAAATGCTCAAGCTAAAGTATTAAAAGATGCTAAAATGATGGAAACTGGAAAACCTGAATTACAAGAATTAATGTATGGTTTAGTATCTGAATTTCCATTTAATACTAATGTAGAAGAAAGTAAAGATGAATATTCACAATCTTTTGATACTACAGATAAATTAGTAGAAATGTTATTTGGAAAAGAATTTGTAAAAGAAGATACTGCTCCAGATAATAAAGTTGAAAAAACTAAAACTAAACATAAATTAGTTTCTACAAAAGTAGAAAAGATAAAAGAAAGTTCTTTAAAAGAGGGATATGAAAGTTTTAAAATTGGAGAAATAGAAGGAACATTCAATCCTAATACTTTAGAAGTAATGTACTCTATTCCATCTGAGAATGTAAAAGATAAGAAAATAAATCTAACTAAAGTTCCATCAGTAGAAACTCCATATAATACTGATACTATAATTAAAGATTATGTAGAAAAGAATTATGGAAATGTACCTTCAGAAAATAATTCTGACGATACTGATGATACTGATATTACTATAGATGCAGATGATGTAAATATAGAAAATGAACCATCTACTCCTGAACCAACTCCAGATAATTCTGATGAAGAAGTTAAAGAAGCTGATGAATTACCAGAAGAACCAAATGAAGTAGAACCTGAAGAAAGTTCAGAAGATAATCAATCAGAAACTGGAACTGCTAGTTTTTATAAAATTAGACAAAGAGAACCAGTAAGTATTGATGATTTACTAGATAAAGCAGCTCAAGGAACAAACTCACAAGAGTCTGAATATATAGTAGTAAAAGAACAAGAATTAAGTGAAGATGAAATGAATAATTTACTTTCTAATTTATCAAAACCTCAATCATTTTTACAAAATGTAGAGTCTATAGATAGAAAAAATTATGCATTTAATGTTGTAAAAGTAACTTCTCCTAATTCACAGTATACATTATTAATAGATAGTGTTGGATACGATTATCCAAGATATGTTGCAGTACAACAATAATTAACTCAGAGACACTTTAGCTAAGGTAATATATAATTTTATACCTTAGCTATTTTAATGTCTTAGAATTAAATCTGACACTTCATGATTTAGACTATTTTCAATATATTATAATAGAGGGAGGTATTTATTATGGAGCAATTTGGAAAAATATTTTTAATGTCTTTTGTAGTAGTATCTATATATGATATAGTAAAAGGTTTTTACAAAGACAATAAAGTAAATGTTAATAGTATAGTTACTGCAGTTTTTGGAATTATATTAGCTTTATTAGCTCAATTAGATGCTTTTGCATTATTAGGAATAGATTTTGTAATTCCATTTGTAGGACAAGTATTAACAGGTTTAGTAATAAGTAAAGGTTCAAATTACGTATATGACTTTATAACTAAAATAATCTCTTTATTAACAGGAAAACAAGTTCAAGGAACTGTTTTAGAAGTAAAAGACTCTGAGAATGAAATTGAGGAGGTAAAATAATATGTCATTAAAAGGTATTGATATTTCTAATTATCAAAGAGGAATAGACTTAAGTAAAGTTGAATGTGATTTTGTAATTATGAAAGCTACTGAAGGTAAATCTTTGGTAGATAAATCATGTGATACATTTTTTCAACAAGCTTTAAAATTAGGAAAGAAACTTGGTATATATCATTTTGCTAACAACTCAGATAACTCTGCTGAAGTAGAAGCTAATTTCTTTATTGAAAATACTAAAGGATATATCGGTAAAGCTATTCCAGTTTTAGATTGGGAAGATAATGTTACTAATAATGTTCCTTGGGCATTAGAATGGTTACAAAGAGTTGAAAAAGCTTATGGATGTAAACCAATGATTTATATGTCTAAAAGTGTAGCTAATAAACATAACTGGAGTAAAGTAGTAGATGGAAATTATGGATTATGGGTCGCACAATATAGAGATTATAAGCCTGACTATAATTATGATATGAGTAATGCAGGTAATGAACCATCAGTTAAATATTGGAAAAATATAGCTATGTGGCAATGGACTTCATCTGGAAGATTAGATGGTTATAATGGAAATCTTGATTGTAATATATTCTATGGAGATGCATCTGCTTGGGATGCTTATGTAGGAAATGGCGAAGGTTCATCAAATGTAGATATAGGCGGGTCTGAAATAATTCCAGATACTGATACATCTAAGAAATCTAATAAAGAAATAGCTGAAGAAGTAAAACAAGGAAAATGGGGAAATAACCCAGAAAGAAGAAGCAAATTAGAAGCAGCAGGATATGATTATGAAACTATTCAAAAATTAGTAAATCAAAGTTACGAGTCACAACCTGCAAATTCTACATACACTGTAAAAAGTGGAGATACTCTATCTGGTATTGGAGAAAAACTAGGTGTAGATTGGAAAGATATAGCATCTAAAAATAATATATCTAGTCCTTATACAATATATCCTGGTCAAGTTTTAACAATATCTGGAAAAACTAATACTTCTTCAAGTACTTCTAGCTCATCTACATCTGTATATACAGTAAAAAGTGGAGACACTTTGAGTGAAATTGGTGAAAAATTAGGAGTAAATTGGAAAGATATAGCATCTAAAAATAATATATCTAGTCCTTATACAATTTACACAGGACAACAATTAACTATTCCTGGAGGTAACTCAACTTCATCTAGTAAAATATATACAGTAAAAAGCGGAGATACATTATCAGAAATAGGACAAAAACTTGGAGTAAATTGGAAAGATATAGCATCTAAAAATAATATAAGTTCTCCATATACAATTTATGTAGGACAAAAATTAAAATATTAAAATTAGTTAATAATTTTTCCTTCTATAAATTTAATATAGATTTGAAGTAGAGTTTATCCCCTTTGTACTCTACTTCTATTTTTATATTTACAAATTTAGAAAGAAGTTATATAATAAATTATAATAAAGGAGGATTTGTTATGCAAGCATTTATAAAAAATAAAAATAAATTAATTATTAATTCTCAAATTATTCAAAATGAAAAAGAAGATTTAATAAATTTTGCTAAAGCTGCAGCAGAAAATGGAGTTATAGTAACAGTTTTATATGATACAGAGGGTTTACCTTCAGGAATAGAATTTGAAGTAATAGATAATAAATAATAATAAATATAGTAACTTTATAGAAAGGAGATAATAAGTATGATTACTAAATTTAAAGATTTACAACATCAAAGAGTATATATTGGAAATTTTATTAGAAGACATTATACTGGTAGTAGAAAATGCGTTAATTGTGGAAAAGAACCTACTACAATAGTTCATAATAAAAAAGACCCATATAAAATAAGTTTTATTTGTGATGATTGTAGATTAGGTTTAGATGAAGAACAATTAGCATCATTAAAGAAAATAAATTTATTAGATTACGTAGATAATAATCAAAAATATTCTCCAATTAAAAACATAACTTTAACTGAAGATTTAAAAAATATTTTAGAAGGTATACTAAAAACTGATTTACCTTTATTAACATATTTAAAAGAAAATAATATATCTTCTTATAGATATAATAAAATATTAGATTTATATGAAAAAGAAGTTGGACCTATTAAAGATAAAATAAAACAACATTTAAAAGAACAACGTATTAATAGAATTTCTAAGTCTATGAGAATTGTTAAATCTAAACAAAAAACTAATCACGAGAATTAATTCTAAGACATTTTAAAAATTAAGACATATAATTATATAAGTGAAAATGAGGTAAATCTAATGCCTCATTACATTTTTACTTAAAATTTTAACAAAAAGAGTTTACAACTTTAAAAAGAAGTTATATAATAGATACAGTTAAATATTAAAGATTTATTAGCATAATAAATACAAAGGAGGAGGTTATATTGGGATTACAGTTACACAAAAAGAAAGATAAAGATTTATATAATGTTTATTCTACAATATCAAAAGAATATTTATATAAATGGAGTAGTAAAAATATTATAGCAACACATATTTATAGCAGATTTCAACAATCTGCTAGAGAAAAAGCTAAAGATTTTATGAATACTGCAGATAAAGAAGTATAAATGAAATATGTGTAAATATAAGAGATGATTGGAAGGAGGAAAGAGATTACGTTGAATTTAAAAGTTATGAGTGATAAAGAATTTATGAAGTTAATTGAAGATATTGTGGTTACAGAAGGTCAAATATCTACTTTAGAAGAAATTATACATTCAGACCATGCTTCATCAGATTTAAAAGATAAAAGTAGAAAACAACTAAAAGCTGCTAACAATCGATTAAGCAAATATATGAAAAAATTAAATGAAGATACAAAAAAGAGAGGTGATACTAGTGTTAAAGAAATTTAAAGCTGATAGCTCTAATAGAAGATTAAAGAATATAGTAGATAAGTGTTTATTAGATTTGGGCAGTTTTATGCAAAAAGATACTTTTAGTAAAAATGATGTGGAAAACTTATGGAGAGATGTTGAAGCATTTTGCAGAGATTTAAATCGAATAGATAAAAATATGACATTAGATAAAATAATAGCGCCAGGAACTGTTATTATGAATGAATTTCTAAAAGATATAAATATGAAGCCTAAACAGATAAGCTCAAACAAAATAAGATTAATTTTAATAGAGTTATTAGATAGAGTAAGTAAAGCTGAAGATTTATATACTGAAGCCATAGTAGCAATATATGTGATAGGAGCAACATGTAAGATTTATCTAGATGTTAATGACCTATCTAATACTACTAATGTAGATTTTAAAGAAGAGGAGAAAAAATATGAAAACTAATATTACTAAGAGATGGATAATAATATTAATAGTATTTATAATAATTTCTTTATTTATAGCAATAATAGAATATATTGTTATCACAAAAGATTTAAACTATACTGAATTAGAACAAGAAAATAGTAATTTAAAAACTCAAGTGCAAGAACAACAAAATAAAATAGAAGAGCAAGAATTTTTAATACAATGCTTAGAAGAACAACAAAATGATTTAATAACAGAATTAGAAGGAGGTTTTAATCGTGAATAATGAAGAAATAAATAATATAAAGAATATAGATGAAAATAAAGAATTAAAAAATTTAGAAATAATTGTTAAAGACGGTGATGAAATAGTTTTAGATAAAAAGACTGAAAATATTATTGCTATGTTAGATACTTTATATATGTGTTTAGGTAATGCATCTGATAATAAAATATTAAATTTATTAGCTAGAGGAATTGAAGACACTGTAACTAGTCTTACTATTGGAACATTAAATCGTACTGATGAAGAATTTAAAAATAAATATAATTTACAAAGAAATGTTGGTTATAATTCTAAAAATTTATCTACAATATTAGATGATAAAGATAAAGTTGCAGTTTATAAAGAAGTAGAAAATTTAACTACTAGTTTACAATGTGGTATTTTAAATGCAATAGCTAAAAATTTCAAAATTTTTAGTTCTAAAGACAGAGAGTCAAAATCAGACTATACAATTAAAATTTATAAGAAAGATAATTTATTCCAAACTTTAGATTTAGACTCGTTCTGTTTAGCTTCAGATAATTTTGGTATATTGTATATGCCTGGAGAGAATAATGATGACTCAGATACTAGATGTGGTGTGCTTCATCAAATACTTTGTAATTTAATAAGATATTATAGTTTATTTGTTATAGCAGAATTTTCTGAAACAACTGTCGACAATATTTCAAATTTATTAAAGAATGGAAATGGAGAAGTTTTTTCTGTATTTATGGATAATATATCTGATTTATTTCAATCAGTTAAAGAATATCATAAAGACGAACACATTAAAGCTTTATCATCAGATTTAGATGAAGGAAATATGTTAGTAGATAAAGAAGGATTGGTTGAACAATTTCTTGAAAGCTATAAAGAAGAATTATTAAAAAATTTGAATAATCAAGATGACGAAAACAAGAATAATTAATATTTCAGAAGCATCAGAATGAATTCTAATACAAGTTTATATTTAATACATAAAATTAATCATAATACAAAATAAAATTAAAGGAGGTGATATTCTGTGATGTTTGGAAATGTAAATCCAAAATTATACTTTATTAATAACTTTTTAAATAAAGTAGATTTAATGGATATTATTGAGTATGGACAATTAGATAAAAAGTCTCAGTTAATTTATAAAGATGTACTTGAAATTTTATCTATGTTACAAGTATTATGTACTCTTACTACAAAAGACAATCCAATATATAGAGATTATTTAGATGAAAAGTTAGGTAGATTATATTTAGCTTGTAAAGATTTAAATCAACTATATAATTTTGTAGAAGATAAAGACGAAGAAAAAGAAAATAATAAAAAGGAGAATGAATAAAAATGGAAAAAATTTGTAGAGACTGTGGACAACCTATTGAAGAAATAGGTTCAAATAAAAGCGGTATTTGTAAAGCATGTTATACTAGAAAATCAAATATGAAACATAGAGGACAAACTTATGTTAGAGTTTTAGATTTACCAAAAGAAGAAAGAGAAAGAATATTAAGATTTAGACAGAGGAATTCATTGAATGGAAAAAAGAAAAGAGAAAAAAGAGAGAAAAATAATTTATTAAAAGAAGAAATTACAAAAAATAATAATCAAATTAAAGTTCAAGAAGAAAAACAGCGAATAGAAAGTAAAAAAGATGGTGTTTTATTATCAGAATTAAATAGAGATAAAGATTTAGTATTAGCTGATATTAAAAATTCTTTAAAAAATAGTGGATTGGACTTTCCTGAAGATTTTACTTCGTTAGTTCCAATATACAATCAATTAAATACTATTTTTAACAACTATGAAAAATACATAAATAATATGTTAAATGTTGAAGAAATAATACATAAAATGGAGGTAGATTATAGACATGCGAAAGAACATTATAGTTCACTTTTAATTAATAACCCAAGTAATTTTAATGACATATATATTAAAAGAGAAATTTGGGAACATAGACATAATATTTTATTAGACTTTAGAAGAAAAGTTAAAAATGTAATATCAGAATATAATTCAGCAGGTTCATTCTTTATAGAATTATTAAAAAATAAAGATTTAATGAACAGTTTTAAAGATTGTTATAAAAATTTAATGGATTTAAATAACATTCTTAATGATGGAAATTATAAAGCAAGAGCTTCTAGCTTAGTAGAAGCAGAAGATTTTTGTATTGGATATAAAACAGATAATTTTAATAATAATAAAGAAAAATACAGAGTAGATATTAAAACATTGTATAATGGAAACACATCTTTCTTTACTAGAACAGTAGTTGCATTATCTAAAGAAGATGCTAAACAACAAGTTATAGAATTTATTAAATCTGACCCTAATAAATTCAGATTTACATGGAAAGATGAAGATGTAACAATAACTAAAATAGATACTGATAATGATTTGCCCAGGCAATGAGGAGTTTGAAATAATAACTCCTCAAGTAATAGAAGAGAAATTACAAGAATTTTTAGTTTCTATTAAAATCTTAATAGATTATGAAATTTATTATATTGATTACATAATAGAAGCAAAAAATAAGACTATTGCAAAACAAAAAGCTGAAGAAAGATTATTAAATTCAGACCAAAAGTACGAAAAATATAGCATAGTTAGTTGTAGAAAAAGAAAACCTCATGATAAAGAAGATAAAACATTAGTTGATGTTATTCCTAAAAAATATGAAGCTACTTTTAATATTAAAATAAAAGATAAAAAGTTTAAGAAATGTTTTATTATTGAAACTATTAACGAAGATAAAGTTCCTGATTTAGTAAAAATTAGATGTAAAAGAGAATTTAGTAATATTAAAAGTATTACAAAAATACAATATAAATTAGCAGATAAAAATTCAAAAGAATATTCTGAAGAAATAGTAGAAGATTTAAAGCCTATAAAAAGTGATGAAGAAAAAATTACAGACGTAGAAGAACCTAAAATAATTATTAAAAAGATAGATAATTTACATAATTTATTAAGTCTAGGTATAGGTTCAGAAGATTTTGATTCTTTAGATTATAATAATGCTACAAATTTACATTTAAAAATTAAATCTGGAAACTTACTACAAGTAGCTCCAGCAAATTTAAATGTTATTAATCGTTCTAAACTTAAAAAATATTTTATTTCAGTTACTTATATTGATGAAAGTATTTCTAATAAAGTAGAAGTACTTGCAATAGATGCTGCAAATGCTTTAATAGAATTTACTAATGCTATTGAACTTGATATGGAACGTAATAAATTAAATAAAAAATTAAGATTTGAATATTTATATAGAAATGCTTTAAGATATAATGTAATTAGAGAGGATGGAGAGTTTATTAAAACTATTCCTGCAATAGTTATAAATAAATTTTGGAGTAAATTAGATACATCAGAATAATAAAATTTTAATAGAATAAATTATTTAAAATACTATAGTAAAATCATAATATTTACTATAGTATTTTATTTTGTAAAGGAGTTGTTATTATGTTTAAATTTTTAACTAAAAACATAAATTTAAGTAAAGAAAATATATTAAAAGATATTGAATTTATTAAAGAACAAATTGAGATTAACAATTTAAGTATTAATAATTTAAATAAATTTGGAGGTAATACAAAATATTTACAGGAACAAAATTTAAGATATAAAAGTATATTAAATACTCTTGAAAAATCAGTTAAAAATGCATAAAATAATTGGAGGTATAAACATGAAAAATAATAAGAATACCAATAGTATTGATGATTTAAAAAGAGAACAATCTAAAAGAGCAATAATTAGAGATAAAGAATATTTAAGACCTCTTTTATCGCTTTTTAAAGATGAAGGTGCTTCTTTAAAAGATGTAAAATCAAAAGTTAGTGAAGAAATTGTAAATTCTAAAACTATTTCAATTAGCAGTTCAACTAAAGTAACAGCTCATTTTTCTGTATCTGCATTAATAAAATATTTTAATAGAAATACAACTTATTATTATCAAAATGCAAATAATGTAATAGATGCTTGGTTTTCAGATTATAATTCTGAAATAAAACAAAATTTATTAAAACCTGATATATTAATATTAGATTGTTATGGAGTTAGAGATTATAAAGGACCTTTAGAAAGAGTTTTATATGAAATTTTAGACATAAGATTAACTAGTGGAAAACGAACATGGATATTTTTTAATGAACGTAATTTAAATGGTTTTGAAAATATACGTAGTAATATACAAGCACAAATTACTATTTTTGAAAATGGAGGAAAAACAAATGAGTAATGATGTTAACATGAATATTATTCCTCAAATAGAAGTAATACTAAGGTCTATTACTTTAGAGGATAAAAACTTATTGCAGCCTATTTTAAGTTCTAAAGAAGTAGATATACAAGAGAAAAATGATATTAACAAATATTTAAAAATTTTAGAGATAACTCCTAATCCTTCTGTTCCATTATTACAAAAAGAAATTCCTGGTAGAAACTTTGAAGTAGAACCTATAGAAAGAGAATTATTACCTGATTACATAAGAGTATATTTATATAATAAGAAAAATTTAGATGCTTCTAAAAAATTAATAGAATTAAGTTCTAAAGTTAGAAGTACTGGAATTACTGAAGATATTGCAACTTACTTAACTAAATTAACTAAAAGTGATGCTGTTCAACATAAATTTGAAAATATTGAAGATACTATTATAGATAGATATGAAAATGCAGAATATAGTATTGGAATTTCTACTGGAGTAGAATTTATAGATGAAATGACTGGAGGTATACATAAAGGAGAAGTATCTAGTATAGTTGCATTTGCAGGGCATGGTAAAACTACATTTGCAGTAAATATTGCGCATAATGCATTAACTCAAGGTAATAATGTTTTATATCTATCGTTAGAAGTTCCAAAAGAAAGTATATATTTTGATTTTATATCTAGACATTCTAATTCTTCAAAATTTAAAATGAGAATAGGACATTATGATTTAAAAAAGAGAAAATTAAAGCCTGAAGAATGGGATTATACTAAAAATAATATAATACCAGATTTTAATAATATGAAAGGACAAGTTTATATAGTTGATGAAACTGAAATAGATAGTTATACTCAATTCAGCTTAGAAACTAAATTTGGAGAGATAGAAAAATTAGCTAACGAAGAAACTGGTCATGGAATAGATGTAGTAGTAATAGACCACGTTCAACTTTTAAAATTTAATACAGGAAAATATAGTAATTCAACTGGAGACGTAATAAATGAATTTGTATCTTGGTTTAGACAAAATGCTATGAATTGGCTTAAAACTGGAAGACAAGTTGCATTTTTAGTTTTATCTCAAGCTAATAGAGCTGGATATGAAGAAGCTAGAAATAATAATGGAAAATATGGAGCTACTGCTATGGCTGAAGCTAATGAGTTAGAAAGAGCATCAGCATTAATATTAACAGTATATGCAGAGTCTGAAATGAAAGACTTAGGAGTAGCAAAAGTTCAAATATTAAAATATAGAGATAGCAGAAATGAAGATGACCCTACTGAAGTAAATATAGACTTACAATATTATTTATTCGGAGATTTATCAGAAGGTACTACTTCTATTTCTAGTGAAATTTCTCCTGAGACTGAAAATATTTTAGAGCATTTAGACTCTAATGATTTAAATGGAGATGATGAAATCATGGCTGAATTTGATGAATTTTTAAACAGTAGTAATAAAGGAGGTCTATAAAATAAATGATAAATATTTTCAAAAAGATTAAACATGGCAAACGGAGGATATTGGAACTATAGATTTGTTAAAAATGAAGTACATAGTGAAGATAAAGTAATAGGAATTTATTACGACTTGTATGAAGTCTACTATGATGAAAATGATAAAATAATAGCTTGGTCAGAACAACCTCAAGGTATACAAATAGTAGATAGAGGAGACTTAAAAACATTTTTAAAGCAAATTAAAAAAGCTTCTAAAAATAAAGTTTTAGAAATAGATTATAATGGAAAATTGGTAGAATTAAACGAATATATTCAATCTAATGGATTTATTAGAATAACTTAGAAAGGGGTGGTGTAAAGGTATGAACATAGATAGAAATTTAGAAAGAAAAATAATAAATCACTTTATTCCAATGACTTCTTTATTTGAAAAACTAGGGATAGATTATAGTACACATTCTAATATGTTCTGTCCTTGAATAGTCATTCCATGATAATGAAAATACTCCAGCAGCTCATTATCACACAGATAGTAATTTATTATGGTGTTATAGTGAACAAAGAATGTATGGTAGTTGGGATTTAATAAAATTATATTTTCCTCAAGAAGACACTAATAAATTAGCAGAAAATATAATTAAAAAATTTGGAAGTGAAGAAGTAGAAAATCAACTTGGAGCAATAGAAGTAGATAATAGTATTCCTTATGAAAAATCTTTAGAAAAGTTCAGAGAACGGTAAAATAACTTACATAGAATTATGCTCAGATATATCAGAATGCTATATCTGACATTTTTAATAAATAACATAATAAATAATATAGGAGGTTGATAAAATTGCCAGATAAAAAGAAATTTAAATATAAGCTTTGGTTAGACCCTGTAAAAGAGTCTGATGATTTTCCGAATAAATTTAATTTTATATTACTAGATGATTTAGATAAATTAAAACAAGTTTTATCTAAAGAAACTAAACTTATGGCATTTGATACAGAAACTACAGGTTTAAATCACGAAGATATTTTTATGGTAGGATATTCTTTTTGCATGGATGGAATAAATACTTATTATGTTCCAGTGAAACATTGTGCAACAGATGAAAATACATCTAAAATAAATAATTCTAATGGTATAAAAGATGAAACTATTGGTTTAGGAGAAAAAGCTATAAAATTAATTTATGAAAAAATGTGCAATACTCAAACAGTTTTTATGTTTAATATGAGATATGATGTTAGAGTAATGGAGTGGCATGGCTTTAAAGAAGTTATAGATAGTTTAAAAAATGCAAATTATTCAGATGAACAAAAGCAAATTATAAAAGATAAGCTATTGGCTAAACCATTTATGAAATATGATATGAGTAAAGTAAATATTTTAGATGTACAAGCTATGGTTTATTTAGTAGACACTAATAATAAATATCCATCATTAAAGAAATCAGAACAATATTTCTTAGGATGGAAAGGAGATAGCTTCGAAAAAACATTAGGAGATAATAGTAATTTCTATTATTTAAAGCCAGAAGATGCATATTTTTATGCTTCAACAGATGCTTTAGGAACATACTTATTAGGTGTTAAAATGATGCCATTCTTAAAGGCAGCAAAAAAGAGTGGAATATTAGATGTTAAATGTTTACAACCACTTACTAGATTTGAAAATGAAATGACTAAAATAGATATAAATAAATTAAAAGACTATTCTGCAGATTTAACAAAACAAATTACAACTATACAACGTAGATGTTGGGAAGTTGCTGGAGAAGAATTTAACTTAGGTAGTCCAAATGATAATAATAGAGTTTTAACTAAATTAAATATACACACTGGAGTAACTACATCTAGAGGAATGAGTACTTCTAAAGTAGCAATAGAACAATGTTTAAAAAGTTTAAGTAAAGATGACCCTGCTAGACAATTTTTACAAGATTTAGTAAGCTATGCTAGTTTAACAAAGCAAAGAAGTAGCTATGTAGATAATGTTATTGAAATGTGTAAAAAGTCAGTAAATCATCCAGACAGATTAAGATTTAGCTATAAAAATTGTGAAGTTCCATCAGGAAGATTTGCAGCAGGTGGAGACAAAAAGAATGCATTCTTCAGTGATTTAAATATTCAAAATATAACTAAACCGCATGTAACTATGCATTTTGTATTGTCAGTAGAAAAATTAAAAGAAGTAGAGCCAGAAATCTATGATAAAATTTTAAAATCCGGAACTAGAGAAGAAACTGATACAATCTTACAATATAATGAACAACAGTTAGAAATGGCTAAAAAGTATTTGAATGAAATAGAAATGCAAGAACTTAAAGATAAATTAAATAATAATACTTTAACTAGACATAGTTATAAAATACTAGATTGGGTATTTAGTAATTATCCTTGGTTTATTGAAGAAGATGAAGGAGCAGTAGAAGGATTTGACCAACATTTAAATATTAGAGCTGCATTTATGCCAGATGATGACCATTTCTGGGTAAGTATAGACTTTAATGCAGAAGAGTTAAGAATACCAACATTAATAACTAAAGAACCAGTTTGGTTAGATGCTTTTAAGCATAATAAAGATATACATAAGCAAACAGCTATAGCAATTTGGGGAGAAGAAAACTATGATAAAAATAAAAGAAAAATTGCTAAATCTGCAAACTTCGGTCAAAATAAAATTTGCAGACTTAGCAAAGTAGCTTAATATCTATATATTACTATAGGAGGTAATATAAATGGAGAAATATAAAAGAAAAGATGGTAAAAATGCTAAAAAGTATGAAAGAACTATTACATATGATAAAATTTGTATTATTTGTGGAAATCATTTTAAAGCAAAAACTTGGAATGCAAAAGTTTGTAAAAATATAGAGTGTCAAATTGAAAATGCGAAGAGAGTAGCTTTAAATAGAGAAGAAAGAATTAAAAATGGAGAATATAGCTCTAAAAAATTTGATAGAGAATTTAAATGTGAAAAATGTCATAAAACATTTATAAAACATACTACTAATAGAAAAAAGTTTAGATTTTGTGATGAATGTACTGAAAATATAAAAAGAGAAACTTATATCTATGATAAAATTCAAAAATATGGAACAGCTAGTAATATATTAGGTTCAGGTGGAAATCAGTGGGGTTCAAACAATAATCAATATAAAGATGGAAAATATTCAGTTTTTGAAAATATGCCAGAAATAATAGGAATACATGATTATCAAAAAATCTATAAAGAATATAATTTAGATACAAAATGTTATTTTTGTGGAAAAGAGGAAACTGAAAGTTGTATAAATGATATACATCATAAGGATGGAAATCATCAAAATAACTCTCCAGAAAACTTAATGAAATTATGTAGAAGTTGTCATAAAAAATTACATTACTTGTATAGATATTTAGGAATAGAAATTATAAATTTTAAGAAATAAACATATTATTAATAGTCCAATTATAGTAGGCCGAAGTAAAATCCTGTTAATTGCTGGAAACTCTAAGGTTTAATATTAAACTATGACAATCAGCAGCTAAGCTCTAATTTTAGAGAAAGTTCAACGACTATCCCTGATGAGTGTAGGGGAGTAGAATTCAAGTGAATTCGAAATGCAGGACTCTCAATCCTAAGAGAGAAGATATAGTCTGACCTTTATGGAAACATAAAGAGAATATATGGAAACGATATATTCGTAACATTAATGATACTATATGGACAAACTGGAAGAAACTTTGCAGAAAGATTTAATATGACTATAGAAGAAGGTAATCAATTTGTAGAAGATTTTAAAGCATCTTTACCGATACTATTTAGATGGGTTAGTGTTTGGGAAAAAGTTGGAGAAAAACAAGGATATGTAACAACTTTATTTGGAAGACCTATAAGAGTAAGAAGTTGGTTTCAATCTGGAGAATGGGGTTGGATGAACTACGCTAAAAGAATGTGTGTAAATGGAACTATTCAAGGAACTGGTGCAGATATTATGAAACTAGTTTTAATAAAACTATTTGAAAAATTTTATCAAAATGGTAGAACTAATGAAATAAGATTTAAGAATATGATACACGATGAAATAAACTATCAAATGAGAAAAGATAAATTGTTTACATTATTACCTGAAGTAATGGATATAATGAGAGTTCAATTTCCAGATTGGGAATTTCCAATGGAAGTTGGATTAGAGATGGGTAATAGATGGGGACAATCAGTACCATTCAACTTTAAAATAGAAAAAGTAGAAGGTCAAACTAGCAAAATATCTAATGTAGTTCCAAAAGCAGACCCTATAGATGAAAAAATAGTTTGTTCAGCTTTAGGAATAGATAAAAAAGAATTAGAAGAAACTAAAACAGAAGAAGTAATAGAAAAACATAAATTTGATTGGGAGGATTAAAAATGAAAATATTTATTAAAAATCAAGAAGGTGTAGAAAAAGAATTAGATGCACAAGTAATTGATTTAAAACCTAATGATGTTATAGTTATAAAATTACCATTCATGGATGATATACCTAAAAAGGAATTGAAACATTGTATAGATGGTTTTAAAGGGATTTTTCCAAACAATAAAATAGTTTTTATAAAAGAAGACTCAGATTTATCTATAATTAGACAGGGAGGTAATATTAATGAAACTTTATAGAACTGTAGACTCACAAAGAAGAATAATATTACCTAATGATGTTCTTGAACAATTAGGTTTTACAGATGGACATATACCTGATAAAATGGCTATAGATATTGCAATATATAAAGGACAGAAAGTAATAGTTCTTTCTGTTCCTAATGAAGATGATAGTAATACAAAACAAACTTTGAAAGGGTAGTGATTTTTAGTGTTTATTAAAATTTATATTCATCCAGATAAATTATCTAATTTACAAAATAGTAAAGAACCAGTTTTAGTTAGACAAATGACTATGTCTCAGTATGACATAGAAGTAATTATTGATACTAAAAAATATAAAATAATAAATCAATCTAATGGTTTATTAATTTCTAAGAAAACTTTATTTGAAAGAATTTTTAAGAAAGGAAATTAATGTATTATGTTAATAAAGAAAATTCCTAAAGATAGATATAATGTTGCAATTCCTTGTGACATGTTAAAAGAATTAGGTTTAGATAAAGGTTCAGAAATAGGTATAGAATTAGATAAAACTAATAATGTAATTATATTAAGAAATCCTGAAAACCTTTCTGAGGACAACGTCGAAGCTGAAAATGAAGATATAGATTTAAATAATGAGGAAAATGATGAAATATTATCCCCTAAATTACCAGATACTATATTTCCTAGACTAGAAGAAATTACTCAAGTTTTAACTTCAGATAATAAGAAAGACAAAATAGAAGTGCCAAAAGTTGAAATAGTAGATAGTAAAGAAGTTACTACTCTACAAAAGAAAGAAGAAAGATGCTATTATTGTAATGAAATTTTAAAAGATAATGAACAACTTAAAATTAACGGACATAGAATATGCAGTAATTGTAAAAAATTAGAGGTGCAAAAATTTTTACTTTATATAGAAAGGAGAAAATTAAATGCCCAGAAAGAAGAAACAGAATAAATCTGAAAATCAAGAACCAGTAGATTTAGACCTTGAAAAAATAAATATTGAAGATTTATATGATGAAGAACTTAATTCTAGTTCAGAAACTAAAGTAGACCCTTTAATAGGACATTTAGATGAAATTAATAGAGCTACTGGAATAGACGACGATGATACTAATGTAAATTTAATAAAATATGCATTTGCAAATAATGAAGATAAACCTATATTTTTAGAGAAAGTTTTATCAGATGGAGACTCTAGATTAAAAGAAATAAGTACTATAAATGCTTTATATAATCAATTAAATATCTCTAAATTATCTGCTGCAGAAAAAACTATAGTTGATGATATTCTTAAACAACTAGAAAATATGTCCTTTATGACACTACAAGATAAATTATCAGTTTTAACAGTAGTAAATGGAATAAAAGAAAAAAATCAAAAACAAATATTTGATTATATTAAAATGTCTAGAGATTTTAACTCAATGCCAACTATTTATAGACAATTAGTAGATAAATTAATGATAATGCCTGGAGATAAAGTACATAGATTTAAAACTATTCCAGCTTTAATGGAATTACCTGATGAAATATGGGAACAAATAGTTCATATAGTAGAAGTATACAATAAAGGTTAAAATTTATCACTAGAATGTATCTAGATTAATTTCTATATTATTAGCAATATAATTTTACATCTAAAATATAAAATTTACTAGAATTTAATTTCAAGTAAATCTATAAAGTAATTAGTATTTTAGCTAATTACTTTTACTTTTTGTAGTACTGTATTAAACTATCATAATATTAATATAAAATATTAAAGGAGGAAGAAAAATGGAAAATGAATTTGAAGAATTGATAAAATTAACTGAACCAATAAGAAAATATATAAATAAAAAATATGATATGAAAGTTTCAATAGTCATAAATCTTGATGAAATTAAAGTGATTAGAGACGAAATGGGAATTCAAATAAAAAATAAAGCATAAGATAATACTAGTAAAATAATTAGTATTGTCTTGTATAAAGGAGGTGATTTTAATGAAGTCTAGTAGAGATTACACTCTTAATAAAAAATACCCATTGAGTGATATGCAAAATGAAGTAATAGAATTTCTTTTGCAGAGACCTCAAGCTGTAAATGCTTGTCAAACTGGGCTTCGGCCTGAAAAACGTATATGTCATTAACAGCAGCCATAATAGTAATGTTACAACGAAAAGATATAGACACAGTAGTTTTATGTCCTCAATGTGCTATTAAAGCTTTTAAAAGAGAGTTAACAGAAAAGCTTAAAGTTAGATTTAATCTTTTGACTAGTAGTAAACCTCAATTTCAATCTGGAGCTAGAATACATATTATTACTCATTCATCTTGTAAAAAATACTTAGATTATATAGATAAATTACATGAGTCTGGAAAAAAATTATTATTAATGATAGATGAAGCTCAAATTTTACATGATAGTAATAATCAATTATATAAAATGTTAGCAGAAAGAAGACCTTATTTTAATATAGTATGGGCTTTAACTGCTACACCTTTAGGAAATAATTTAATTGGATTATATTGGTTACTTTATTTTTTAAATCCTAAAATAGTAGGAAATATCTATGAATTTAAACAAAAATATTTTATTATTACTTATAATAATATTGTTAGATGGTGTGGTAAATATCCTCATAAATATAAGAAAACTTTTAGAGAAGAAGTAGTTTTAGGATATAAAAATTTAGACCAACTTTCAGAAATACTAAAAAGCTACGTAATATTAAAGCAAAAAGCTTATAATTTAGTTTGGCATTATCATAAATTTAATATTAATGAAAAAGAGCAAGAGCAATATCTTATAGCTGGTCAAGGTTTAAAAAGAGAAACCTCTGAGAAAAACTTTGCAGTTAGACTTCATGATTTACAAATGGTAATAGATAATTTAGTAATTCCTACTGATAAAATAGCTCTAGAGTATAAAATAAAAGAAAAAATATCAGATGAAAATGGTAATTATAATGAAGAAAAATTAAAATTACTGACTAAAATGCAATTAGAAAAAATTAATGAACATAGAAAAGTTACTATTATGAATAGTAATTTATCTACTAAAGAAAGAGAATATTTAAAAGTAGTAGCAGAAGAAATGAAAAAAGGTCATCCAGTTTTAACTTATTTAGATTATTCAGATGTAGTAGATAGATTAGAAATGTTACTTAATAAAACAAAATCTATTACTAAAGTAAAACAAGTTTTAAAAGTTACAGGTTCTATAAGTTTAAAACAAAGAGAATTTGTAGAGGAAGCTATTAGAGAAGGTACTGTAGTTTTAATTACTTCAGCAGGTACAGAGTCTATAAATTTACAAAAATCTAATAGTATGATATTTTACGATATTCCATTTTCTGTTTTAACTTTTATTCAAGCAGTAGGTCGTATTACTCGTGTAGATTCTAAGTTTAGCGAACAGCATATTCATATTATAGAAGCTACTGGAACTATAGACAGTTATAAAAGATTATTAATCAATATGAATTCAAATCTTATAGAAACTATTTTTGGAGGAATAGAAACTCTGCCAGTAGAAATGTTAAATATAGATAAAAGTATGCAAAGTTTATTAAAGAAACAATTACTTTGGTGTTTTGATAAAGAAAAATTATTGAATGAAGAAGAAATAAATGAATTATTAAAAGAAGCGATAGAAGAAAGAGATAAGAAAAGAGGTAAATAATGAATATTAATCAAGTTAAAGCAAAATTAGAAAAATATGAAAAAGAAATAAATGTTGAAGAAACATTTAAAGAAATAGAAAAAGAATTAAATCATTATAATATATCTTGGAATAATATAATTTGTATATTTACATACAATTCTGAAACTAGCATTAAATTCAGCTTTCTTACTTCTCCCAGCTATAATATAAATATTATAGCTGAAAAATTTTGTTAAATTTTAACAAAAAGGGTTTACAAATTTGTAAAGAAGTTATATAATGGATACAGTTAAAATAATTATGGAGGTATTAAAGATATGGAAAGAACACTAAAAGTTATATTGAGAGCTGGAGAAGTAGACTTAGTACAGGATGTTAACGATGGAAAATATTTTATAAGGAGAAATACAGATTTAAATTATTTTGATTTATCTAATGATTGGAAATCTAGTCAAAAAAATAAGTTTTTGACAAATGCATCAAGAAAAATGTTAATAGAGTCTATTAGAAAATTTAGTGAAGAACACTCAGATAGAGAAGAAATTAAAAAGTTTTTAAATTGGTATGATAGTATTTATAAAAATAAGGCAGAAGTACAAAAAGAAGAAACTTCTTCTAATGAAAATTCTAGTAATTCTGAGATTAAAGATGTTTTAAATCATATAAGTAAATCACTAGAAGAAAATAATAAATTTATTAGAACTAATATATTAGAAACTTTAGCAGATAAAATGATTAGTTTAAAAGCTGAAGAAGTAGCTGGAAAAATTACTAATTCTGTAGATAAATATATTAAAGAAACATATGGAGTATTACCACAAAAATATGAAATAAAATTACCTGATAATTCAGTATCAAAATCTACTGGTATATATCATAAAGAATTACCTAATATTATGAAATTTATAGCTGCAGATATTCCTCTTATATTAAGTGGACCTGCAGGTAGTGGTAAAAATTATACTTTAGAAAAAGCAGCAGAATTACTAAATTTAGATTTTTATTTTACTAATGCAGTAAGTCAAGAATATAAATTAACTGGCTTTATAGATGCTAATGGTAAATATCAAGAAACTCAGTTTTATAAAGCATTTAAAGACGGAGGAGTATTCTTCTTAGATGAAATAGATGCTAGTATACCTGAAGCATTGATAATATTAAATGCAGCAATAGCAAATAAATATTTTGATTTTCCAAATGGAAGAATTAAAGCTCATGAGAATTTTAGAGTAGTAGCTGCAGCAAATACATATGGTACTGGTTCAGATATGGTATATGTAGGTAGAAATGTTTTAGATGGAGCAACATTAGATAGATTTGCATTATTAAAATTTGATTACGATGAAAGAGTTGAAATGAATTGTTGCCCAAATAAACAATTATATTCTTTTATTAAAGATATTAGAAAAGCTGTAGAAAAGAAAAATTTAAGATATGTAATAAGTATAAGAGCAATGATAAATGCTTATAAGATGTTGCAATGTGGTTTTGATAAAGAATATATAATTAAAACTGCAATTACAAAATCTATGAATAAAGATGATATTTATAATATTAGAACTGAATTAGATAAAAATAATGATTGGTATACTTTTTTAAATAAAGCTTACGATTTATAAGAGGTGATACTGATGAATAAAGATATTAGTAAAGTAGATAATATTAAAGAATATATGTACTATTTTGATAGTATTACAGATACTTATAGATATATTATGGATAATAAAAAAGAAATTCCATCAGGAGCTAGTACTTTAAAACGAGATAAATTTTATGGAGGTATATCTTTTAAAGAAGCATTAAAAAGACTTTTAAATGGAGATGAAGAATTAGCAAAAGATATTAATAACATTAAAATAGATGGAGTAGTAGCAGAAAAATTAACTTTTAAATATATTAATGATATTCAAGGGGTAGTCCCTAATGTTCCAAACTTTTTGATGGGACTACCACAATCTATGGTAAGAATACAAAGAACTAAAATTAAATCTAGCCAAAAAATACTAAATTTAGTATTTGATATATCAGTATCTTGTACGATTACTAAAGAAGAATATATGCAAGTTAGTAAATTATTTTTAGATGTTATAGATAAAGTAGAAAAAATGGGTTATAGATGTAATTTGTATATTGCAGCAGTAACTGTGTCAGAAAGTGAAAAGTTTATGAATACATTTTTAATTAAACTAAAAAATTCAAATGAACTATTTAATAGATATAAATGTAGTTTTGTATTAGGACATATGTCAATGCTTAGAAGAATAATGTTTAGATTAATAGAATTAGCAGATGAAAATGATATAAATGTTAAATATTATTCTGGATATGGAACAGTTACTAATAGAAATTTAGTTAAGAAAACAGTTGAAGATACTTTCAAAATCAATCACATTAGCTTTGAAAATTTTAAAATATTTAGAATTTATGATTATATAAATGCAGATGAACAGGTTATAATTAATAAGATAGTCAAATAAAACTATAAATAGTTATATATTATATTAGTAGTGAAAACTGATTTTAATATATAACTATTAATTTTGTTTTGAAAGGAGATTATAACTATGCCAATTAAAAAATTATATCAAAATGGAATAAATGAAGGTGGCCAAAATACTATTATGGATGGTCTTTCATTTGTTCAAGCAATAAACAATAATGCTGATGAATTAGGAACTAATACAAAATTAGATTTAGAAACTCATAACACACCAGAATTTATTGCTAAAGCTTTAAGAGAACAAACAGAAATATCAGAAAAAACTCAAAAAATAGGATATCAAACTCCAGGCGGTCCAGATGATATGCCTACACATGAAGAGGAAGGAGCTCCAGTAAATTCACCTAGTGAATTAAAAGACGGTCTAGCTCAAATATACAATAAAGAAGTTTCAGATGCTGCTATTACTGGTATAAAACTTCAATTAGTAGAAGGACTTAGAGAACGGGGAAAGTAATGTAAATGTAGGGTCTGTTATAGGAACATTAAGTGCTCAAGGAACTGCTGATGACTATACATTTACTTTAAAAGAAGTAGAAGATTATGACAATTTTGAAATAGTAGAAAATAGCTTGAAAGTAGCTAAAACTCCACTAGTTCATAAAGACTATAGAGTAACTATAATTGCTAAAGATGCAGAGGAAAATGAAGAGGTTAAAGAGTTTACTATATCAGTAGCTGAAGCTTTTCCTCTAGTTACTAATGTAAATGCTCAAGTTACTCCCAGTTTAAGAGAAGGAGAAGCTAATGTTCAAGCTGACGCAGTAGTAGCTAGCTTATCTACTGAAGGAGGAACACAACCATTTATATACACTATAGGTGGAACTGATGCTGGTAGTTTTAAAGTAGATAATAATAAAATAAAAGTTAATACAACTCCTTTAACTGCTAAAACATATAATATAACGGTTACTTCTACTGATAAAAATTCAAAGAGTAAGACAGTGTCAGTAAAAATAGAAGTTCAAACAGCTTATCCAGAAATTACTACTTTCACTATATCACCTAAGAGTGGTTTAGAAGAAGGTAATGCTAATGTTCAAGCTGATGCTGTAGTAGCTACAATGTCAGTTCAAGGAGGCTCATCTCCAATAACATATAGTTTAAGAGAAGACACTTCTAATGGAGCTGACAATGCTAGTTTTAAAGTAGATGGAGCTAATTTAAAAGTTAATACAACTCCTTTAGTAACTAAAGCTTATAAAGTAGCTTTAACTGCAACAGACACTCACGGAAAAACAAAAAATCAAAATGCTACTATAACAGTATCTGCACCTAACATTACAGCATTAAATGCGCAAGTAACTTCTGGCTTACAAGAAGGAAATCCTAATGTTGCTGCAAATGCTAAAATTGCAGATTTATCTGCAACAGGAGGAATTGCCCCATATACATATGCTTTAAATACAGATGAAGTAAATGGAGTTGACAATGCTAGCTTTAAAGTAGAAGGAACTCAGCTAAAAGTTAACACGACACCTTTAGTAAAGAAAGATTATAAAGTTTCATTAAAGGTTACAGACAAAAACAGCAAGACAGCAACTAAAAATATAACAGTTTCAGTAGGTACACCTCCTATTTCTAAAGTTATAGTTACTCCAGTAGCATCTTTAACCTCACCTGTAGCAATTGATACAAAAGTAGCAGACTTAGCTACAACGGGAGGAATAGCACCATATACATATTCATTAAAATCAGGAGGAGACAGTGCATCATTTAAAATTGAAGGTACTACAGTTAAAGCTAAAGTTCAATTATCAGAAGCTAAAGGATACTCAATAACAGTAATTTCAACTGACAAAAATAAAAGTACTAAAGAGCAAGCTGCTACAATAACAGTAGGAGCAGCTGGATAAAATAAGAGACATAAATGTCTCTTATTCAACATACTATTAATAATAGGAGGAATAGAAATGAAGTTTTTAAATGAAAATTCAATGTCAAGAGTTTTAATAAACAAATTAGTTGAATCTGAGAATAATATAGATGAAGACTTAGGACCAGCTCAAAAAGTATATAATAAAAGAGTTTTAAGTAATAAAAAACAAGTAAATACAAATAAAGATAATATAGCAGAATTAAATGAAGAATACTCTAGAAAATTAGGTGGAGACCCAGAAGATTTTATTTCTGATGTACAAGAAATATTAAATAAATTAAATGAAATAGATACTACAAATTTTGGCTCACACTTAGCTGAAGAAATAGTAGAAGAATTTATTGAAACTTGTAATAGTCAAATATCAATGACTAAAGATAGATTTAACATATAGATAGGAGGTATTTAACTATGAAGTTTTTAAATGAAGAAGAATCAATATCAAGAATTTTGTTAAAAAAATTAAATGAATCTAAAGATTTAAAAGAAGATGCTTGGGATGATAATTTCACTATTAATATGATAGATAAAGATAGAGTATATTGGAAAAGAAAATCTGATGGAAAAGAAATAATTACTTCATTAGATATATTCTCTAAACCTACTGACCCAACAGAATGGAAATCAGAAGAGGAATTAAATCAATATGTTTTAAATGAAGCTGAAGATATAAAAAATTCTAGTAATGAAACTAACATTATTAAAGCTTTACAAGATATTGCAATGAATTATGAAGATGCTGGAAGTGATATTGAAGCAGTGTTAACTGATTTGTATAAAGCTAATTGTTTTAATATAGATAACTTAATGAATTTTATTAAAGATATTCAAGGATATTTAACTGAAGCTTCTGGACTACCAAATATTAGTAAATTTGTATATGATTTAGATAAAGATAAAGGAGATGCTTGGTCTGTTAATTCATATACAGAAGATAATAGAGGAAATAAAATAATTATAGTTACTAAAAATGGTAAATCAGAAAATACTGATAAAGATATAATTAATGCAGTAGAGAAAAAATATCCTCAATTAAAAGGATATGAAACAGAAAATCATAGAGGAGTTTGGTTTTATTTAAATGATATAAATCTAAAAGAGTCTATAGATACTTCTGAGTATACTCATAAAGATAGTAAATTTAAATATATGTTATTAGATAGATTAAAACAAGATTGTGAATACTTTTTAGGCAATGGAAATGGAGCAGAAAAACATCTTTGGGCAGGTAATATAGACGACCAAATTAAATTAATGAAAGATTTATATAATTCATTTTCTGACAACCAAAAACCTGAATGGATTTCTATGGAAGATATAGAAAATTATGAAGAAGAAATGAAATCTTATAATAAAAATTAAATAAGGAGGTAATATAATGCCTAAAGTAAAACTTAATGAAGTAGTTTCTAGTGATATGAAATATACTGAAGTTAAAGAAGCTAAAAGACCTGGAGTTTTAAGAACTATAAAAGGTAATATTACTGATTATTTAGCTAATAGAAATGGAAGAGTATATGGTAAGAAGCTTTGGGAAAAAGCTTTAACTTCAGATTATGTAAAAGAACAAATGGCTAATAACTGCTTTTTTGGAGAAGCTAATCATCCATTCGATGATAGAATGGAAATAGATATAGATAGAATATCACATGCAGTCAGAGATATTAATATAGGACCAGACTCAGTAACTGCTAAGATAGATATATTAGATACTCCAGAAGGTAACATTATAAATAAATTAGTTGAATACGGTTCTAAAATAGGAATATCATCTAGAGGTTGTGGTTCTTTGAATGAACAAACTAATGAAGTAGAAGATGATTATCAAGTATTTGCCTTTGATTTAGTAGTTAGACCTTCAGTAGCTAGTGCAAGATTAACTGAGTCAGAACAATTAGTAAAAGATGGTAAAGCAACTATGACAGAAGCTGAGATTAAAAATATTTTAAATGGATATAAATCTATATTAAAAGAAAATAAAAATGTCTCAGAAGTTAATGTAGACACTTCTAGTATAGTAAAACAATTGATGAAAGAGTCTGAAGATTTAAATAAAAGGAGTAAATAATATGTCTGAAGTTTCTCAAAAATATTTAAAGGATGAGAATGGAAATATTTTTTCCCCTATTGTATCAGTAGACTCTATATATAATGGGGGAGGTCAATCATTAAATAATAAATTGGAATATGCATGTTTAACAAGTTTAGGAGATAACTTAATATATAACTTATCAGGTGTATATGCAAAACAAGTTGTTAATACCTCTAATTATTATGCGTATCCTTATAATAAATTTCTTGTTAATAATGGAGACGGTCAATCAATTGGTGTTAAATCTGGAGTAGGAACTTTACATGCAAAAATAGAAGCATTTGCTACAATTGCTTCCTCCATTGCAAGAGAAATATACTTAGGTATTGCAATAGAGGCTTCAAATGAAAATATTTCAGCTGAAGCTTATGCTACAACAACATATAATGTTCCTATTTCAAGTATATACGTTTGTAATCCATTTGTTGAATTACATGGAGGAGAAAAAATTAGATTATTTATATATTCTAATAATCCAGGTGAGGTGAAAGTAGAAAGAAATGCTTCTATACCAAAAGTAGGTATAGTAGTAACAGGTATTTACTAAATTTATAAAGGAGAAAATTCTATGAGTAGTAATCGTAATATAAAGCTTAAAATGATTGCTAAATATGGAAATGAATGTTGGATAGATAAACTACATCTCAGACCTTGTACTGAACCTAGAATTTATAAAGGAAAAGGTCAGTTAAAAAGAATGAAACAACTGACCTTTCATCATATTAAAGAAAGGTCTAAAGGTGGTAGAGCAACAGAAGAAAATGGAGCTTTATTATCAGCAGAAAATCATGCTTGGTTTCACAAGCAACCCAAAGAAGTTCAAGATAAACTCAATCAAATTTTTCAAGAATATAAGAAGAGTTTTAATCAAAATCATCCTGATAGTAGTACTTCTGAACATAATACGTCAGTTCCTTTAAGTTACGATAAAGTTATATCGTTAGCTAAAGCTAGCTATAATAGAGCTAAAGATAAAAGAGAAGCTAAAAAAAGAATTCAGGAAGATTTAGATGATTTAGAATTATATTAATGAAATATAATACAGGCCTATAAAATTTAAAGCATCAGATTAAATTCTGATGCATTTTTATTTTCTTTTAATATAATATTATGTCTAAAATTTGAAATTTTTGTTGTTTTTGACACTTTATTATATACAATATTAGAAGAAGCTATATTGAATTAGCTTCAATTAAAATTAGAGGAGGAAGAAAAATGGTAATTGATACTTTAGCATTAAAAGAAGCAGATGCACTTATCAAAAAACATAGTGATATTATATCTGCTGTAGACAATGCCCTTAAAGAATCAGCATCTTATGAAGCTATGGATTCTAATAAAAAGGGAAACTTAGCTATAATGTTAGAGAACGTTAGTAATCAAATTGAAGCTAAAGCTCCAAAGATTTTAACAGAATCTGGAACTCAAGTAGTAGATATAGCTAAGAAAATGGAATACCTAAATTTAACTGCTGCTTAACAATTATGTTAAAGTATATCAAAATCCTCTATCATACATTTAAAATTTAATAATAAAGGAGAAGAAAAATGAAATTAGAATGTTTAATTTGTGGAAAAAATTATTCATCGCTTGGTCATCATTTATCTTTAGTTCATAAAATGACTAAAGAAGATTATATCAAAAAGTATAATCTTCCAAAAAATTTTAAATTTACTTCTACAGAGTATACTGAAAAAATGAGTAAATCTATAAAAGAAGAATTTTGGACAAATAAAAGAAAAGAAACTGCTAGAGAAAGAATGATAAAACAGTGGGAAGATGAATATCTTAGAGATAAAAGAAGTAAATCATCTCAAGCAACTAGTTTAAAAGCTTGGAGAGATGAAAAATATAGACAAAGAGTTTTATCACATAGATGTACTCAATATTCTAAAACTGAAGAATATAATGGTATAATTTATAGAAGTAAATATGAAGCTAATATAGCAAAAATTCTAGATAAAAATAAAATAAGATTTAAGTATGAAGATTTAATAGTTCCATATTATGATAAAAATAATATACTTAGAACTCATATTACAGATTTTTATTTACCTGAATATAATCTTATTTTAGAAGGAAAAGCTAGAAAGCAATACATTGGTATAAATGAAAAATTAAAGCGAAAAGCTGCAATAGACCAAGGATTTAAGTATGAATTTATTATTAATAATTCAGAGGAAATTGATATTTTAAATATAATTACAGGCTCACTACAAAGTAATTTGTAGAACAGATAATTCCGAGAATTGCTGGAAACTCCTTAGAGCTTTACTAGCCACAAAGTAATCTGAAAAGATAAGCTTGACGGTTTAAAAATAGTAAAGATTGGATAATCAGCAGCCGAAGCTTCTAAGTCTATGAAGATAAGAAGAAGGTTCAACGACTAACCCGTAGCAGGGTGTAGATAGAAGTCTATCGAAGTACGGAACAACCTTTAGAGATAAGGTTGAAGATATAGTCTATTCTAATATGAAAGTATTAGCAGTTCATAAGAGAACGCATATAGCTTAACGAACTATATGGAATACAAAAGGTAATGCCAACATTAGTAGCTGAAGATATAGTATCTGTACAAGCTCAAAAACAAAAAGCTGCTACAGCATTCTATATTAAACATGAATATGGTTCAAACAGAGGTGCAATTAAAGCTGGAGATAATATTTCTAACTTTATGCAAGTAGGACCAGATGCAGATAAAATACCAGCTGCTTTCAATTATTCATCAGAAGTAATTGATGATGAAGAAGTTGTTCAAGATGTATCAACAGGTAACTTCACACTAGCTTGGAAACCAGTTGTTCCTGGAACACTTAATTTCTTAGTAAGTGGAGCTACTTATAAAGATAATGGTGAAGGACAAGTAATGAACGAATCTAACTCACCAGTTGGTACAATCGATTATACTACAGGTATCGTTGAATTTACTTCTAAAGTAACAATCGACAATGCTACAGTAAATTATAATCAAGATTTAACTATAGCTCCAGTTGATGTACCAGAAGTTAAAACAACTGTACAAGAAGTAGTAATGGTTGCTAGACCACGTAAATTAAGAGGAGGATTCTCTTTGGATGCTGCTTTTGATTTAAGTGCTACACAAAACATCGATTTACAATCATTACTTCAAAACTTAAAAGTTGATGAAATAAGAAGTGAAATTGATGGAGAAATAATGAATGACTTATTAAATTCTGGAACAGGAATGCAAGTAACATTCAACATTGCAGTTCCATTCGGAATCACAAAAGTTGACCACTATGACTCATTAATGCAAACACTTATTCAAGGTGCAAATAAAGTTAGAACTAAAACAAGAAGAGTTACTCCAAATATCTTAATCGTTGGAGAAACAGGTTCAAACGTTTTAGAGTCTATGACTAAGTTTAAGCCAGCTGCTAGTTTAGGAAGTGCTGGACCACACATTATAGGAACTCTAGCTAATAGATTCTTATGTGTATACAGCCCATACTATCCAGCAGATAAAGGTGTTATCGCATATAGAGGAGACGTTATAATTGATACTGGTTATATTTACGGCCCATATATGCCTATTATAGCAACTCAATATATAATGGGTGCTAACTTCTACGGGGATCAAGGTGTAGCTACAAGTTATGCTAAGAAATTAGTTTCACCAGACTTCTATTGTAACTTAACATTTACAAACGTTACAGCCTAGAAGTTAATGATACCAATCGTTTGACTACATGTCAAATTTTAAAATATAAATAAAAATAGATGGTAAGTAGATAGATTTAATTGTCTAAACTGCCATCTATTTTTATGAAACTTTACCTTAGATGCCTATTTACACTTTAAGCATAATATTATATAATAGTATTAGGAGGTATAGATGAAATGAAGAAAATAGAAGTTGACAAAGATTTATTATATCACTATTATATAGAAGAAAATTTATCTATTGGAGAAACTGCAGAAAAAATGAAAATAGGCTCTAGAACAATTCAAAGAGCAATTAAAGCTAATCGGATTTAATAAAGATTTTTCAACTATAAATAAACAAAGAAAGAATAAAGTGAAAGAATTATATAGAGTAGAAAATGCTTTTCAATCTAAAGAATTAATGAAAGATGCAGCAGAAAAATCTAAACAAACTTTATTGAAAAGATATAATGTTGTTCATAATTGGTTTATTCCTGAAGTTAGAGATAAAGTTCAAAAGACTAAGAAACATAATTATTTTGCTAAACCTGAAATAATTGAAAATAGAGAGTCTGTAATAAAGTGGGCTGAAAATTTTAGAAAAATAAATGGAAGAAAACCAATATATGAGGATTTAGCTAAAGAAGAAAATTGTAGCTATAATGAAATATGTTCATTAGTTAATAAATATAGAATAAAAAGTTGGTTCAAAGTTGGAGGATTTAGTGTATTTGAAAATTCAGTGGAGGATTTTATAAAAACTTTAAATGTAGAATATATAAAACATAATAGAACTTGTATAAGTCCACAAGAATTAGATTTTTATTTTCCAGAAGCTAAAGTAGCTATAGAAGTAAATGATATAGCTAGTCATAATAGCACTTCAGGTTTTAGACAATCAGAAGCCAAAGACAAATATTATCACTACCATAAGTCTAAAAAATGTGAAGAAAATAACATTAGATTAATTCACATATGGGAGTACGAATGGTTTAATGAAAGACAAAGACCTATTTTAGAGAATATTATAAAGAACGCATTAGGAATAAATAACCAAAAAATATATGCTAGAAAATGCAAAATAATCATCAAAAAATCTAGAGAAATGAGAGAATTTTTCGATAAAAACAATATTCAAGGATTTAGAGGTCGGTCAATTTGCTATATGTTTAGAGTATAACAATGAAATAGTAATGAGCTATATGATGGGTAAAGCTTTCTTTGGCAAAGGTAAATATGATTGGGAAGTAATAAGAGGTGCAACAAAACTTCGGATATAATGTTATAGGTGGAGCTAGTAAAATCTGGAAATACTTTATAGAAACTTATCAACCTAAAAACTGTGTATATTATATAGATTATAATTATTTCAACGGCAATAGTCTTCCATATTTAGGTTTAAAATATATAACTACTCAAGCTAGTTTTAAAAACTGGTGGGTAAAAGAACAGATGATAAAGAATAGAGAACCTGGAAGAAACAAAGAAATATCTGAAAAATATAAAACTGGAGAAGTGTTACAGATTTATAATGCAGGAACTAAAGTATACATATATGAAAGACCTGTGGATATAGGATAGTGGTTAATCTACAGTGCTTCCGACCCTGTGACCGGAGTTCGATTCTCCGTATCCACTCCAAAAATTTACTTCCATTATATATTATAATAAGAGTATTTTTGCTCAAAATATTACTATATAATTGTGGGATAAATAAAGCAGTAAGTAGATAGTTATATTATCTAAACTACTGCTTTATTTTTATATATTATATTAGGATTATATATTATAATATAGAAATTTTATTGAAAGGAGCAATTTTGTTATGAGTAGCAAATTTAATGTAAGATTAAGTTTTAAAGGAGATGGAGATTTAACTTTTCAATTACCAATAGTAGGAGAAATTACTATATGGGCAGGTAGAGATATATTTTTAAAAGGAGCTACTGCAGAAATAGTAGAAACTTTAAGACAATACAGAAGTATGAAACTAGAACATAAATTAAATGCAGATGCTAAAGGATGCTATAGAGTGATAGAAGTAGATAATATTGAAAGAATACCTTATGGTTTATATAGAAGTGTAGCAGTACCTAAAGCTGAAAATATTTCTGATTTAAAGAAAACATTAATTAGAAATAATGATTTTATTCCAGTAGAAGAGGCAGGAACTACTTCAGTGAAGGATTTAGAAACTAAACAAGAAGAACAAAAAGAAAAAGAATTAGAAAAAATAAATACTAAGCCAGATAAAAATGATGTAGATACTAATTTACAAAAAACAGATGAAAATATAGAAGAGCCTAAAAATACTGAAAAAACTCTTTCTGAAGAATTAACTAATTACATTATCAAAACTACAAAAAATAAGGGTAAAAAATTAGGAGATTTAGATGAAAGAGAGTTAAGAAAATTAGCTAGATATTCTAGTAATGCTGAAGAAAAAGAAAAGGCTAAAGAAGCTTTAGATATATTATATCCATCTGCTGAGTAAGAAAGGAGATAAACTATGAATGAAAAAACAGTCATAGATTATGTAAAAGGTCAATTAGGAAGACGTAAAGTAGAAGTAGAATTAACTAAAGCTGATTATTTAGAAATTATAAATCAAGCTATATTAAAATTAAAACCTTATTATAGTGGAGTTAGATATGTTCAAGCTAGTGGTAAAATTTTAGACTTATCTAATCATGACCCAATAGCTGTATCTAGAGTTTGGAATGCCAGAAATATTGCATATAGTGAAGTTCAAGACTTTATGTTTGGTGGAGTAGGTTTAATGATATGGGATATTAACTTTATGCAAAGATTTGAAATGATGCAAGCTTATAGAATGTTATGGAATGAACTACAGTATGAAAAAGGAGCTAATTTTAGATTACTAGGTAAAACATTATATCTAGATGGATATATGGAAAATGCTCTTATAGAAATGACTGTTAATATAAAAGTAGTTTCTGATATAGAAGATAGCTCAATGTATAGTAGTTGGTTTAATGAATATTGTTTGGCTTTAGCTAAAGAAAGATTAGGTAGAGAAAGAGGTAAAACTACTCTTACAGGTAGTCCTATTACATTAGATGGAGATACTCTCTTATCAGAAGCTCAAACTGAAAAAGCAAATTTAGAGGACCAATTGGAAGGAGATATTTATGTCATATAGAAAATTAAGACTAATAGAAAATAATAATCTTATGATAACATTATATCATAATACTTCTAATGATAATGCTATAAGTATATATAAAGAAGGAATAAAAGGAGGAATGAGGCTTAACGCCTATGGTAAAGGAAGTGAAGCTGAAGGCTTAGGTATATGGTGTAGTACTATTAGAGGATATGGATATGGTGGTGCTACAATAACTTTTCAAATTTCTAAAAATGATAAAAATTTAGTTCAACAAAATAATAGTGAATATATATTATATAGAAATGTAACTCCAGAGGAAATAATTGATATAGATTTAGTAGTTTCTAGTTTATCTGGTGTAAATACACATAGTAATACTGTAGAATCAGACATTCCTCAAATTATTAGAAAATATGGAAAAGAAAAAGTCTTAGCTATATATAAAAAATATTCTAACAAATTTATATATCCTTATAATTATGAACAACTAATAAAGCTAATTGAAATAGGAAATAAATATTGTAAAGGAAAAATTCAAATAATCGAAAGCTTATCAAACAAACATCTAAAGCTAATTGAAAAAGCTAGTATAGATTGGAATAACTATTTAACTAAAGAAGAAGTTAAAAAATTTCTAAGTAAAGATGATAAAACAGAATCTGCTGAAAACATTATTTATTCCAAAGAGTTTAGAAAAAGATATCAAGATTTGCATAATGATTTGCAAAAGAAATATAATAACTCTTGGACTAAACAAGAATTAGTTAAAGATTTAGAAAAATTCTATAATAATGGCCATTTAATAACTGATAATTTAAAAGAAGAATTTATAAATAATATTAATGATGAAAGCTTTCCAGATGAACTATATCATTTTACCTCTGATAGTGCTATAATTCAAATATTAAAATCTAACATGCTAAGAGGAGTTGCTGATTTTCAAGTAAGTTTTACTAGTGATAAGAACTATAATCAAAACAGTTTTCAACCTCCAGAGAGAATGACTGCAGTGCTAGTAATAGATGCAGATAAATTAGCTAAAGATTATGATGTAGAAAGATTTATCTATGAAGAAACTGAAGACAAAAAAGATAAAACTGAATATGAAGATGAGCATGAATGGATAGTAAAAGATAAAGTAGAAAACTTGGATAAATATTTGAAATTCATAGGTAACAATGGGATAAGTGATATAACTTTACAGCAATTACAAAACGATTTTCCGTGTATTAAAATAATAAAATGGTAAAGGAGAGAAAATTATGAGAATATTAAATGAAAATATATCAAGTAAAATATTAAAAAATTTAAAAGAAGGTAGTGAAGTACTAAGAACTTATTCTAAAGACTCTAAAGAATATAAAGCTTTACAAAAATTTTGTGATGAATTAAACTCAAAAAGTACAAAAACTAAATATTATTTAAAAGATATATATTTTGATTATGGTCAAAATTGGATGTATACTGCTATAATAGCAGATAGCTCTGATGAAAATTCTGTAACAGGAACATGGCAAGCAGTAACTCCTAGAGAATATGAAAAAATAATTTATAATAATGGAAAAGCAGATGACGTACTAGAACGTTTAATTAGTAAAAATGGATAAAATAATAAAATGGTGAAGGAGAGAAAATTATGAGAATATTACATGAAAATATAACTAATAAAGTGCTAAAAAGTTTGAAAGAAAGTACTAATGACCAATGGTTCCAAACAGAAGGTTTAAAGATAGCGCAGAATATTGCTGGAGACAACAATCAAAAATGTAAAGAAGTATCTGTACAAGTAATAGAAGCTGCTTTAAATGATGGAGTAGATTGTGAAGTCGTAGAACCTTATGTTATAAATGGAGAAGACAGAAACAATAATCATTATTGTATTAGAAGTAATGGTGAATTAATAGACTATACTGCTTCTCAATTCTTAGGAGATAATAAAACTGTTAAATATGCTACTGCAGCAGATAATGGTAATGGAATTTATGTTATGAACAAGTCAACTATGCAAGGTGAAGTAGTAGACGCTATAAAAAATGCATCTAGTTATGAAGAACTTTTAAATATGGCTGACGCTGGAGAATTAGATAATTACTTAGTGTATAATGTATAATAGAAAGGAGAGTTTTAGATGGCTAGAAAACCTCGTGGAATTTTAAGTATGTCTGAAAGAGAGTTAAAATATTTTAGAGAAAATTTTAATGAATCTGCAGAACTTCATGGAAAAATTGGAAAATTATATCAAGTAGATACTGAAAATCAAGTAAATACCGATGAATACTATAATCATAAAACTCCTGTAGATGTAGCTTATACTTTGAATGATAACCCATCTAAAGCTCAACTATTGAAATTAGGATGGTATACTGAAGACCCTACATCTAAACCTATACTATGTACTTTAACTTTTTTAGATTATGATGGAAATCCAATTTATCCATCAGAAGGAGCTATACTAGAAGTTTCAGTTAGAAGTGACCCTCATAATTTAAGTAAATTTGAAACTAAAAAATTTGATATAGTTCAAGTTTATACTGATTATGATTTATGTTTATTTACTTGTAATCTAACACCTCATAGAGAAACTCTAAAGCCTCAGAATCCAGTTCCAACTCCAGAAAATATGTATAATGAAAATAGATATTTTAAAAGAAAAATGATAGGAGTAGAAGATTTAAGATGATAATTTTAAATACTAAAAATTCAGCTTTAAGTCCAGAATATATTTTAAAACAACTTAAACAAATAATATATGTAATTTATTTATCTTTAAAAGAAAATCACTCTGAGAGTGTTCTGATGATTTCTGAGCTATTTTCTGATAAAGAAATAAAAGATGCTATAAATAGCATTTATTTAGATAAACATAGAAACATTGTTTCTGATGGTCAATCAAGATATGATAAAATACTTAGATATTTAGAATATGGAGGAGAAGTTGTTAAATCGCCTCATTTAATATCTAAAGCTATTTCAAATATAGAGAGGAGGTCATAGAATTGTTTAGCAATTTTAGTAAATTTGGAGAAGCTTTAAAAAGCATTTTGAGTGAAACGTTTAATGGAGATGTAATAATGGAACCAGTAAATACTGCATTTCAATATGCAGTAAAACAGACAGAAAATAATTTAAAGTTTCCGTTTATCAGCTTTTATCCTAATAGTAATATTTTACTAGATAATAGTAATAATTCTATGGACCAATATCATGATGGAATAGACTTTCAAAATCCATTACATATATATAATGAAGATGGAACTTTAAAGGGAACAAATGAAAGACTAGCAAAAAATCAAAACTTCTTATATATTATTATAGGTTATCAAATAGAAATATGGGGAACTGATAGATTATCTACTGAAGAAGTAGTTCAAGAATTAGTTTTTTGGTTATATGAAAATCAGCAAGTTTCTTTAAAACTAATGGGAGAAACTTTAAACTTTAGTTTTTCTATTGATAATCAAATTATAGATAATAGTGATTTAACTTCGTACCAATCTCAAGGCAAACTTTATAGATATACTCTTAGTATTGAATTACAAGGAGTTTTATTAAGAACTAAAAACTTCTTCACATTATTACACCCTATTATTAAAGTTGAAGAAATGAAGAAAAATAAGAAAGGAGAATAAGAGTATGGCAATACCTAATGTAAGAGTTAACTTAAACGAAGTTTATAATGGAAATAATTTATTAGTTCCATTTATTCCAGCAGTTATTCTTAAAACTAAGAGTGGACCTATAGGAACTGTAGAAAGAGTTAACAATGAATCACAATTCAAAGCAATCTTCGGAGATTCAGATACTACTGTACCAGCTGCTTATGCATTACAACAATACTTAAAATTATATCAATATGCTTATGTTACTAGAGTTGCTAATGATAATGAAGCTGAATATGGAACATCTGAAATAAATTTCTTATCTGACAAAGAAATATTATCTACTTTAGCTTCTATTCCAGAGCAAGGTGATTCTTGGTTAGGAAAAAATATATCAGAATTAGTAAGTGAAGATACTAAAATATTATCTGATGGTTCTGTTAAAGGAACTTTAAAACACGTTACAGGGTTTACTGAATTTAATTCTACAGTAGAGGAAGAACAAGAAGGTTATTATATACCATTCACTTTAAAAACTACAGGAGAAAAAATGACATTCAAAAAGAATGGAGTAGTAACTAAAGAAAATATACCATTTGACTCACAAATTATATTTAGAACAACTCCAACAGATAAATGGGAAGTTATAGTAGATGGAAATAGTTACATTACTTTAAACTTCAATATGTGTGCTTTTGAAGAAATTGGAGGACCAGCTATAACTCAACAAACTATAAAATTATTAAGTGTTTCTACAAACTATAAAACAGATTTAGAAAATGGAAAATCTGTATCTTTAGTAGTAGACTCAGTTAATAACAAAATATACATAGATTTAACTAATGTAGTTGGAAGAAATACTACTTCTATAAAAGAAGATATAACTTTAGGAACTCTTAAAGCTGCTGAATATGATGAAAGTGGAAATTTAATTGGTGGTTTAGAATATATTCTAAACAAATTAGTTGCTTCAGCTAATGCAATTACAAATTCTACTATTAAATTTACAAATGAATTTACTAATAAGATGGATACTGATGCAGTTCCTTCTATAGAGGAATTTTCTGCTGGTTTCACCGGATATATCTCTGGAGGAAATAGTGGTAACTCTATAGATGTAGAACCAACTGATATTTTAGATTTAATAGATTTATATAACTATCAAGATTATCCAATAGATGAAATGGTAATTCCAGATTATAGACAAGCAGAAGTTGTAAACTATGCTGTAGAAAAAGGAGCACAAAACTATTATAGAGTAATAGCTAATGCTACAGGAAATACAAACTTAGACAGACAAACTAGTGTTCAAAATTATTCACAAGATAGTTTAGGAAGACTAGAAATATACGCTCCAGATGTACAATATGCTGGTTATGTAGATGCTGATGGAAATTCAATAAATTGTCCAGCTAGTATCGCAGTATTATGTGCATACGCAAATGCTAATAGACAAAATAATTGGTGCTCTATTGCAGGTATAAATCGTGGAGTTTTAGCTCAAGTTACTGGACTAAGTTCTAGATTAACTAAATCTGAACAAGACGAATTATATGATGCAGACATTCCAATTAATACTATTAATTATATAAGTTCTGTTGGATATGTAGTATGGGGTAATAAAACAACTGCTGATAATACTACAACTAGAATATTTGATAGAGTAAATGTTGCTAGATTAATGCAATATTTAAATAGACAATTCATTACTGTTGGATGGGAATATTTATTTGAACCTATTACACTTTCATTATTTACTAAGTTTAAGGCTAACCTAGAAGGTATATGTCAAACTGTAGAAGATAATGAAGGAATAGATGATTATGCAGTAATTTGTAATAGTTCTAATAATACAGATGAAACTATTGCAGCTAATGAATTACACGCTGAAATCCAAATTAAACCAACAGAAAGTCTAGAATACATTATAATTAATTTAACTGGAACTGACCAAATTACTCTAAACGTTAATGAGGGAGGTGCTGAATAATGCCTAATAATTACGCTGATACAGATTTAAGTGCATATGATATTGAAAAAACACCTAATAACAGAGATGCTGAATTACAAGCTACTAGATTTAATTTTGCAAAATTTCAATTACAAAGAAAAAATCATTTTCAAATCCAATTTTTACCTAGTAGATATGATAGTACTTTAGAAATAGACTCTGAACTAAGATTTATGGTTAAGAGTTTCCCATTACCTAAAGAAACTACAGAAACAAATGATATCAATTACTTTAACCAAACAATTAAAGTAGCTGGTAAAACTACATTTGAAAACTTTACTATGGTATTAAGAGACTCTATAGGATTTGATGTAGAACAAAAATTCTTAAACTGGAGAAATAGAGTATATGACCCAAGAACTGGTCGTATGGGATTAGCAGCTATGTACAAACTAGACGCTATAGTTTATGAATTTACTCCAAATAGAGATTACTATAGAGCTTGGAAATGTGAAGGATGCTTCCCATCAGGAGTAGATTATGGAGATATGGACTATGATGATGGTGGAGAGAAACAGGTAAGCGTCACGCTGTCTGTGGACCGAGCATATAGAGACGACCTTCAATGGAACCAAAATACTCAACAATTAGAACATATTGCTGGAACTGCTCCAATATCTGACTCACCAGAATATGATGGTTCTCAATCATAAAATTAAAGCTTTCAAATTCAATCATATAAATATTAAAGAGATTGGTTTAATAAACTGGTCTCTTTATTTTTGTCATAATATTAAATATAGGAGGTTTATCTAATGGCTAAGAAAATTAATCTAAATATAAATGAGATAAAACGATTATACTGTGAAGAGCATTTATTTATTAAAGATATAGCTAAAATATTTAACGTCAGTGGTTCTAAGATAAAACGAGAACTAGTGAATGCTGGAGTAGAAATAAGAAAACAAAACCCATTTACTGACCCAGAAGTAAAAAATAGAATCAAACAAACTATGATAAACAAATATGGAGTAGAAAATGCTAGTCAGATAAAGGAAGTTCAAGAAAAACACAAAGAAAATAAAGATATAATAAATGAAAAAAGAAAACAAACTATGTTAAAAAGATATGGAGTAGAGAACGCTAACTATATAAAGGATATTAGAGATAAAATGACTCAAAATTTAGTTAATACTTTAAATAAAAAATCTTATAAATCTATAATAAAAGAAATTAGTAATGAAGATAATTGTAAAACTTATATAAATGAATTTTCTATGAAATTAAATAGAAAACCTACTCTCTTAGAAATATGCAAAGACTTAAATCTTAATGGAAATACTGCTCTTAGATATATTAGACTATATGGAGTAGAAGATTTAATTGAAAGAAAACAGAGTGGATTAGAGTTATCTTTAGAAGATTTTATAAAAACTTTAAATATAGAGTATATAAAGCATGATAGAACACAAATTAAACCTCAAGAATTAGACTTCTATTTTCCAAATGAGAAAGTTGCTATAGAATTTAATGACATAGCTAGTCATAATAGCACTAGAGGTTACTATAACAGTGTTCCAACTCCTAAGTCATATCATATTGACAAGTCTAAAAGATGTGAAGCTCAAGGAATCAGATTAATTCACATATGGGAGTATGAATGGTTTAATGAAAGACAAAGACCAATATTAGAAAATATTATTAAAAATGCTCTTGGTCTTTGTGATAATAAGATATATGCTAGAAAATGTAAAGTGAAAGTAATAAATAGAACTGCTGATTTAAGAGAATTTTTCGATAATAACAACATTCAAGGGTTTAGACCTGGAAAATTCGCAATTTGTCTAGAGTATAATGATGAGATAATTATGAGCTACATTTTTGGTCACTGTTATTTCGGTAAAGGAAAGTATGAGTGTGAAGTGATTAGAGGAGCTACTAAGCTAAACTATAACGTTATAGGTCGGAGCTAGTAAAATTTGGAAGTATTTCATTACTCATTATGATTATAACAATTGTGTGTATTACATAGATTATAACTATTTTAATGGAAGTAGTTTGCCTTATTTAGGTTTAAAATATATAACTACTCAAGCAGGATTTAAGAATTATTTTATAGAAGAGGATGTAGTTAGAAATAGAGAACCTGCTAGACATACTGAAATAAAACAGTTGGTAAAAGAAGGTAAAGTTTTAGAGTTATATAACGCAGGAACTAAAGTGTATGTATGGAATAGACAAGACTCATAATATATTATAATAAGAGGTGATGAAAAATTGATATCAGATATAGTACATAGATTTATTGGTATAGACCCATCTTATAAAGGACTTGGCTTATCTTTTATAGAAATAAATAATGTAGAAAGAACATTATTTTTTGATGAAAAATCAGTAGATGTTGGAGAAGGTAGTTTTGCGGAAGTAACTAAAGCTAGTATAGAAATGTGTAAAAGTATAGATAAAGTATATTTTTTAGGAGCTGAAGTAGGAATGGAAATTCCTCCTGTAAATGGATTTTATGCAGTTAAATTATGGGCTTTAGACTCTAGAATATATGAACATATATTACAAAAAGACCCTAATAATATATGGTTATTTAATGTTCCATATTTAAAATTTATAAATGGCAAAGATAATTCAAAACAAGATACTATGAAAATGATAAATGATATAGTTGAAGTATTAAAGCTTAATGATTTTAAAGTAATTCAATGTTTAAAGAATAAAAAAGGAAAAGAAAGAAAATTAACCTCTAATCAATGTGATAGTTTTATTTATTGTATAAGAGTATTTATAAAATATTGTTTAGAAAATGGATTATATCCAGAAATAGTACAAGATATTTTAAATATTAATGATAGATTTACTGTAGAAAAAGAAACTAAAACTGGTAAAACTAGAAAGGAGAAAAAATAATTGAAAGTTTTAAGTATTATTTTAAAAATAATAATTAGTATGATTTTAGCTGTAGCTTGTATTGTTTTATGTACACTATGTTCTTTATTTATACTTTTCCATACTAATATAATTATGATAATTTTAATATTTGTAGTAATTTCGATAATAATATATAGTGCTATATTTGATTAATTTTATATTTCAGAAGCATCAGGTTAAATTCTGATGCTTTTTCTATTTTTATTAAATAAATTATATATCTAAAACTTTTTAAAATAATTTAAATTTAGCTTATGATTATTAGATAGTTTTATTATATATTATATTAAGAGAATACCTATAGCAAATTTTAGAATAAATTTTAAAGGAGTGTTTAGAAAAATGAAATATTTAGAAAAAACTTATAAGATACCTAGTAATGGAGTTTTTGGAGGACCTAAGATGATTACTCTTAGAGAAATGACTACTAGAGAAGAAAAAATAATTCTTGGAACAAAAGATTTCTCTGTATTTGAAAGATTAGTTAAATCTTGTACAGTAGAAAGTGATGGAGAAATAGAATTTGATAAACTTCATACTTCAGATATTATGTATCTAATTTTTATGCTTAGAGAACTTACTTATGGACCAGAATATTCACAAAAAGTTAAGTGTCCTAATTGTGGTCGAGAACAAGAAATTATAGTTAATATAAATGAAATGAAAATAGATATATTATCTGATGAAGATGTTAAAAAATTAAAAGATGGAATTACAGTAGAATTAAGTACTGGAGATAAAGTTACAATCCATATGATATCTTTAGGTTTATCTAGACAAATAGATAAAACTATTAAAACAAGAATAAAACAGGGAAGAGTAAAAGACCCACAAAGTTTTGAAATGATGATGAGATTAGCTCATTCTATAGATATAGAGTCTGCAGAAGAGGCAGATGTTGATTTTACTAAAATTGAAAATAAAATAGGATATATTGATGAATTAAGAATGAGAGATTTATTATTAATTCAAAATGCACTTAATGATTATAATTTTGGTCTTAATAGAAATATTTATAGAGAATGCGAAAACTGTGGTGAAGATATGGAGGTACAAGGGTATATAGTCCCTGAATTTTTTCACCCTAGTAAATAGTGATAATATTGAAACTCCTGAAGAATTAGCAAAGTGTATGGAATTTAACTCTAAAATGCTAAAAAGCATTTATGATGAACAAATGCTCTTGCTAGATTTAGGAGTTTCTTTAGATTATTCAGACTCACTTAGTAGCAACCAAAGATATGAATTAATTCAATACAGTAAAGAATACTACGACATTTTAAATAAAAGAAGAGAAAATTCAATCTTATTTTAATACTTTATAAGTAAAGAGGTGAGAAAATGGCAACTAACAGAAATAAAAATACAGGAAATATTAGCGCTCCTCAAGGAGCTAATAAAAATAAAGGAATAACTTCTGCAATAGACCAAGCTGGATATAGAAGAGAATTTAATGAAAGAGTATTTTCTGATACTGGATATATTCAATCTAGTATAAAAGATTTACAAGAACAAGTATCAGAATTAGAAAAAGTATTAAGTAAAAGTAAAGAATTAACTAAATCAGAACAAACTAGATATAAAAATGCTGTTTCTAACATGAAAAGATTAGAATCTCAATTACAACAAATGTACAAAAGTCAAGATGTATCTAGTAATGAACTTTTTGATACTCTTAATGATAGCATTAAAGCAAGACAAAAAGCTGTAGATGACTTATATAAGCACTACATGGATAAAGAAAAAGAAATAGATAAAGCTGGAAAAGAGCAGATAGATAAAAAAGTTGATTATTTTGCAGCAAAAACTAGAGAATTAAAAGGTGCAACTGAAGAAATTCACGAAGCAAGTGAAAAATTTAACGACAGTCAAAAAAGTTTTTCTGATGGAATGAAAGAAACTGTAAAAGAAGCTACTAATATATTTAAAGATTTGTCTAATATGTTTAATCTTCAATCTATTGCTCAAAATCAGTTCTTAGAAAAAGCAAATGAAAGATACGACATTATAAATAAAATGAATTCACAACTTGGATATGGTACAGATGCAGCAACTTCAGCTTATACAAATATTTCTAAAGCTTTTACAGATTTTAATAATCAAATGGGTAATTTATATAATATGAATGACATGAAACAATATCTTAAAGATAGCTCTACATACGGATTAAATACTCAAAAATTATTAGAAGACAATATGAACTCTACTATTATCGCACAAAAATATCTAGGAACATCATCTGAAACTTTAGATGCTTTATATAAATATATGAGATTAAATAATAACAATGAAACTATTAATAAATATAACAAAACTCTGATAGCATTACAAAAAGAAGGTAATGGAATTAATAAAGATGTTTTAGACCAGATAATAATGCAAAATGCTTCAGTTGAATCTAGCTTAGCAAAATCAGGATTTAATGATGACCAATTGCAAAATTTAAATGAAGCTACAACAGAAATGACTGCACAAATATTAGGAACTGAAGGTCTTGGTAAAGAAGCTGCAGAAGCTTTCAATGATTATAGAAATCAAATATTAGAAAATTTCGGTTCTGTAGAAGGATGGGAACAGAATGCGAAAATAACAGGTATGTATTCTGGAGATTTAATAAATTTAGCAAAAAATAATCCAGAAGAATTCTTAAATACTATATTAGATAGTTATATTGATAGAAGTGGTCAAGGAGGAAGCGATGGATACCAAGCTTTAATAGAAGGTGAAATCGGTAATCAATTATCTGGTTCAACTATTCAAGGACTTAGACAAATTCAAGAGTATGGAGTTGGAAATTTGTCAGAAGCTACCGATGATTTAAGAGAAGCAGCGTCACAATTAACTGACACTGATACTGAAAAATATGTAAAAGATAATACAGCTATATCAGATAACCAACAAATATTAAATTCTGTAAGTACTAATATAGAAAATTTTGTAGGAAGTTGGGATGGATATAATAAATTAGCAACAACTTTTTTTATTGCTGCTACTACAGGAAATATAATTCAAGGTATTAGTGGAATAATAGATTTAACTTCATCTATAAAGGCAGCTGGAGGTATAAAAAATATATTATCTAACACGTTTAATAAGTTTTTTGGAAATAGTTCTACTATCGGTAAAAGTGCTTCTAATATGACTGCTACAGGTTCTGGAGGTAAAGGTTTAAGCATGTTAGCTACTGGAACTGTAATAGTAGGATTAGCTGCTACAACTATTAGTGCTTTAGGTTCTTATTTTACTGGAAAAAGAGAAGAAGCTTATGCTAACCAATACAATGAAAATTTAGAAAATTTAAAAGGAACTGCTTATGAAGGTAATAACTCTGTAGCTAGTGCTGATACTATAACATCTGCTTCAAAATCAATGACAACTTTAGGTTCTATGTGGTCTAATTTTACGAATGGACTAGGTTATTTCTTTGAAGGCTTAGGTACATCAGATAAAATTACTCGTAATCAATCTTTAACTAAATGGATGTATCAAAGTGATACTTTCCCAAATAGAGATGCAGTAATGTCTTGGGCTATATTATTAGATACTTTAGATAGTTTAAAATCTTTAAATAATTTAGGTTATAATTTTTCATCTGAAGAATTACAATCTTATGCATCTAATATGGCAAAAGAAGGCAAAGACAATATTATTTGGAACTATATTGATAGTTTTTTAAAAGCTGGATATCATCCATATAAAGATAATTCACGTGGAAGAATATCTTCTTTTGAAGATTTTTATAACAATTATCAATCTAAAAATAAAAATAATGAAGACACAGAAGGTTATCATAAAGCTGGATTAGAAAGAGTTCCAAAAGATAATTATAGAGCTTTATTACATAAAAATGAAATGGTACTTAATGAAAAAGATGCGAATGAATATAGAAGTATTATGGAAGAAGCTAAAAAGAATAATTTAACTACTCAAAGAGTAGTAAATTATAAAAGAATTACTGGTCAAGAGTATGGAACACAAGACCCAAGTAAAAATGTTGGCTTAGGTGGTCCTGGATTATATAACTTTAATGGACACTTAGTAGGAATTGGTGGTGGAGGAAGAGATTTAAATTATAAACCTTATCCAATTACCGCAGGTTATCCTACATATCCTAGTGGAAGTAGACATAGAGGAGTAGATTTTGGATATCCTTCTGGAACTCCTATAGGTTCTGCAAGTAGTGGTATTGTAACAGGAATTAATGCAGACGGTTCAGCATATGGAAATCATGTTAAAGTAAGAGGAGACAATGGTCTTTACTATTTATATGCGCACATGACTAGCACAGCAGTATCTAAAGGAGAACAAGTTAATGCTGGACAACTATTAGGATATTCAGGAAATACTGGAAATTCGACTGGACCCCATTTACACTATGAAGTTAGAAATAGAGATGGAAAATATAAACAAGATATAGACCCATATCCATATATTACAAGTTCATTATGGAGTATTGGAGATACTTCAGGAGTAGGTTCTGGAAATATTGATAACTCAGGAAATGTTTCAAATGATAACCAAGGAAAAAATACTGAAATAAAACTAGCTACTCCAACTACAACAAGTAGAAGAGCTATTCCGGGAATTGGTGGTCCAGATTTAAATTCTAAATCTAATAAAATTGATGGAATAGACAGAATAGTTAATTCAGTAGATGGAGTATCTGCTAAAATTATAAAATATTTAGATGAAATAAGACAAGAACAAGAGTCACAAAGAAGTTTAATTAGAGCATTTAGTACTTCACAAAATATGTTAGATATGAGAAATTAAAGGAGGTAAAGCATAGATGGCAAGTAGATATGAAACTAGAAGTAATAATAACACTCATGGAAATAAAATTATTACTATGGAAAATCAAACTTGGTATGATTGTTGGATAGACAATATAATAACTGGAGACCATATAGTTTTACCTCAAACTCCAGTTAATTTATCTGAAAATTATTCAGCTTCTTATGCAAATCAAGAGATTATAGGAAGTAGTAGACCTAGAATTATGTATACTGGAACATCACTTAGAACGATGAGTTTTTCATTACAAAATATGTCTTTAAGTTATTTACCTAAAGGATATAATTCATTAAAAGAATATGTTAGAATGATACAATCACTTTGTTTTCCAATGTATGCAGGGTCAGGAATAATTACTGCTCCAGATTGTCATTTACAATTAGGAGATAGAGGATGGGAAGGTGTATTTACTAGTATTAATGTATCTTGGGGAGATGAAGTATATAATTCTAGTTCTACATATAGAGTAACTAGAGAGTCAGATTATAGTATAAATCAAAATAGAATTAGTGATTTCAGTAAGAGTTCATGGGAAGTAAATGGAGGAGAAAGAATGATGTGTAGTATAGAATTTTCATTTACTAATACTAGACTTAAATCACAAATACCTGGAGCAACTTGGATAAGAGATAAGGGATAAGGAGGTTAAATATAAATGGGTAATACTGCAGCAGTTCAAGTTTTAATTACTATAAATGGTAAATCTATTACAGCTTATAATAATAAGAAAAATGTAATCTCATTAAAAGTTTCTAGAGTAATAGGAGATGCTGCAAATCAATTTACTTTAGAATTATTTGATGAAACTGCTTGGAAAATAGAATCAGCTTTATATGGAACTAAAAGCGCTCCTATATCTATAGTTTATGGTGCTTCAGACGATTGGGCTAACGGGAAACATATAGCATTTGTTGGAAATATTATTACTTATAATCTAAGCTTTAGTGGAGCTGCAACTATTCTTAGTATAGAAGGTATAGTTTATGGAGTAGAAGGTATAGAAGGAATTTCATCTACTAGTTTCTGGTTTAAGAAAGCTACAGTAAATTGGGTAGATACCAATATTGCAGAACCATCAGATGAAAATATTAGAGCTTTAGGACCTAATGACCCTAGATATAGAGCAGCTTGTATGATAGATGGTAAATCATTAGAAGGAAGTCCAGACCCTAATGACTTAGACCAAGGATATGAAGATGTAATAAATGGAGAATATGCAGATTATATTTGTGCTAGAATAGAATGGATACCGCCTGGAACAGGAGAAGGTCAAAGCGGAAGTGAAGACTGGACTTGTAGACCTATAGTAAATCCTTCTAATATTTTTAAAAGAATAATTAAAAAATATAATGGTCAAGTTGGTAACAAATCAAAAGATGGAGTTGGAGAAGGTAGCTTTATATACGATAAAAATGGAGTAGACCCATCATTATGGGTTGATGCTAGTTCATTAGATTTGACTCAGACAGACGAACCTGCTTCATCATTTATTACTAATGTTTTATGTAAAATTGCAATAAAACCTGGAAGCAAAAGCGCAGGTTTTAAATATTATGTTAAAGATGGAAAACATTATTTTAAGGCTATAGATTATGACTCTGAAACAGGTAATACTAAAATAATTAAAACTGGATACTATGTAAAAGAAAGTGAAGTATTATCATTTTCATTAGACTCAGTTGGAGCTATAGTAATGGCTGGTTCAGATGTAGATGATAATGGAAATCCTTTAATATCTATTAGTGCTATCGATTCTCTTACTGGAGATGTAGTAACTACAGATTTATCACATTATGAAGGACATTATAAAGCTGAAGAAACTATGAGTGAAGAAGAAAGACAAACTAGTACTAATTGGTATTTTGCTAATTTGTCTGCAGTTAAAATTGTAAGTAGTTCTAGTCAAGATATATTAGATGCTGAATACGGAGAAGCCTTTGAAAAATTAAAACAATACACAATGTCAGCTTCTTTAACTATATGGGGAGAGTATAATAATGATTATGTTCCAGGGAATTATTTAGATTTAACTGTAATGACTCCAGATGGAAAACAACATTATTCTACTGGAAGATATTTTATAGTTTCATCTGAAGATAGCATCACTTCAGACGGATATACTACTACTTTAAGATTACTTAAAAATACTGATAAAACTAAAAATCAGTTTGAAACAGAAAGTCGAGTTGAAAAAGCGAGAGCACACTTTACAGAATGGTATAGACAGGGAGAAGCAGGTATAAATTCAGGTTTTGGAATTATTTCAGGAATAGGTTCATCTTCTGGAGACATTCAGACGTATCAAAGTTATGCAAAACAAAAATGTCTTCAAAGAGGATGGAGTAATAATGACTTTTCTGCTTTAGTTTTATTATGGCAAAAAGAAAGTAGTTGGAACCCAAGAGCTGAAAATTCATCATCTGGAGCTTATGGAATACCTCAAATGAATCCTTCAGGAGGTCAAAATATTGCAAGAGACCCTAGATATAGAAACAGTTGGCAATTTCAAATTGACACTGGATTAGACTATATTGCTGAAAGATATGGAACTCCAAGTGATGCTTGGAATTGGTGGCAATCACACAGGTGGTATTAGGAGGTGATTTATAAATAATGTTTGATATAGATTTATCACATTTAAGGTCTAATAATCAAAAACAATATATTTTAAAACAAACTAAAGATTTAAGACCTTCTGTAAATTATAATGCATTTTATTCTGCTATAGTTGTAAATACAAATGATTTCTATAATTTAGGAAGAGTTCAAATAAGAATACCTTCTATTCATGGAGTTAAAGCTGAAGAAGCTAATTATATAAAAGATGAAAGTCTACCTTGGGCTAAGCCTGGTATATTTAATGCAGGCGGAAATGATATGGGACAATTTTTAATTCCAGAAAAAGGAAGTAGAGTATTTGTTACTTTTGAAGCTAATGACTCTAGTAATCCAATTTATTTTGGAGGTATTCCAACTCTATTAGGAAAGAACAAAGAATATAACGACAATCCAGATATATATTCTGGAGAAAATGTTGATATTACTGACAATGACAAAATTAAAGATTTAAAAAATGATAAAGCAAAGCAAGTAGTTTATAAAAGCTTTAAAGGAGCTACTATAATAATAGATGATAAAGATGGGCAAGAGAATATTAAACTTATAGATGCTTCTGGACAAGTTTTTGAAATGGGAGTTTTAAATCCAACAGGAACTCCATTACCTAGAAGAGGAGATAAAGAATATTCTACTGACCCTTATAGATATATAAGATTAGGAAATAAAGAAGATTTTATTAAAATAGTAGATGGTAAAATTAGCATAGTTTCAGATGATGTTGAAATTAATGGTCATACTTCAGGTGGAGGTTCAGATGAAGTAGAAATTTCTAATGAACAACCAACAGATAAAGGTATAGAATTATGGGTAGATTTGGACGATAATGAATTACCTTTACCAGAAGATGTAGTAATAGACCCTAATTATGTACATACTGATAATAATTTTTCAGATTTTTATATGACTAAATTAGATAATATAGAAAGTGAAGCTGAAAAAAATAAAATAGATTATATTTATGCTAATGGTAGTCAATTAGAAATACAAAATAAAAGAGTTAACATTATAATACCTACTAAAACCAGTGACTTAACTAATAATAGTAATTTTATATCAGACTCTAATTATATACATACTGATAATAATTTTACTAATGAATATAAACAACAAATATCTAATAATACTTCTAGTATCACGACGTTGCAATCTGAGACATTAGAAATAACTAGTAATATAAATACTTTAAATAATAACAAATTAAATAAGAATTTCACTGATAAAGTAATTACAAATATTTCTGTTGAAACTCAGGAAAATTCTAATGTTGTAAATATAAATAAAAATATAATTAATCCTTCTACTAATGAAACTTCTTCTGAAATAAATCCTTTACCTTTAGTATCAGAAACTTCTGCAGGTTTAATGACTAAAGAAAGCTATGCTCAAATAATAAAAAATACTTCAGATATAGAGTCATTAAAATCTACTGGAGGAAAATTCATTGGAATAGGATTTAATACATATGCAGAATTAAAAGCTTATGTTATTCCAGACACAATAAATATAAATGATTTTACATTTGTAAGAAATGATGAAGAACATGGAAATGATACTACTAGATATATTGTAACTTTAAAAGATGGAGTTAAAACTTTTGAATTTGCTTATGTTATAAATGAAGATACTTATGGAAATTTTCAAAACGGAACTGCAGGATTTATTGTTGGTAATACTGAAGAAGGCACTGTTTTTGCTGAGGCTGATGGAACTGGTTCAGTAGTAGGATGGGATGAATTAAAAAGTAAAGTAACTAATAATACAAATAAATTAAATGGAATAGAAGAAGGAGCTCAAGTTAATAAAATAGAAATAATACAGAAAAATGGAGTTCCTTTAGAAATAAATAATAAAACTATAGATATTATAGTACCTACTAAAACTAGTGATTTAACTAACGATAGTAACTTTATAATAGATAATAATTATGTACATACAGACAATAACTTTACAACTCAATTATTAAATAAATTAAATGGAATAGATAATAATGCTCAAGTTAATAAAATTGAAATAATTAAAGTAAATAATTCAAACTTAGAAATTCAAAATAAATCTGTTAATATAAATGTTCCAACAAAATTAAGTGATTTACAAAATGATATGAATTTTATAACTTCATCTGATAGTATTACTGGAAATGCAGCTACTGCAACAAAACTTCAAAATTCAGTTAAAATAAACGGAGTAACTTTTGATGGAACTCAAGATATAGATATAGATATTTCAGGTGTTGATAATGCTGTATCGTATAAAAATACTAATAATTTAGTAGCTAATTTACCGATAGATTTATAAAATATAAATTATATTAGGAGGAAAACTAAATGCCTAGTTTAAAATATAGAGACCCTGTTACTGGCGAATTTAAAAGATTGCCTATGGTTAGTATTACTGGTGGAGATGAAGGAAATGATAAAACTTATGTGCATACTCAAATTACTGCTAGTGATACTTGGAATATTCAGCACAATCTTAATAAATATCCATCTGTTACTATTATTAATACTGCAAATGAGCAAGCTTTTGGAGATATTATTTATATAGATACTAATAATGTTCAAATTAAATTTTCTGCTGCTATGAGTGGTAGAGCAACTTTAAATTAATTATATTAAGGAGGAAAAATAATGAGTGTACCTTTTTATACCAATGTCGATTTAACAAAAAATCAACTTTTAAACGTATTATTTCAAATTTTACCATCAGCGCCTTCAAGTCCATCAGAAGGTCAGTTTTACTATAATTCTACAGATAAAACTTTCTATTATTATAATGGAACTACTTGGGTTACTAGTCAAGCTAGTTTACCAGAAGGAGTAGTAATAGACTCAGATTATGTACATACAGACAATAACTTTACAACTCAGTTATTAAATAAATTAAATGGAATAGAAGAAGGAGCAAATAAATATATTTTACCTGTTGCTTCATCTAGTACTTTAGGTGGAGTAAAAATAGGAGAAAATATTAATATTTCTGAAGGAACGATATCCGTTTTAGTAGCTTCTACTGGACAAATGGGTGTAGTTAAACTTAATAATACTTTAACTTCAGACTCTGATTCTCAAGCATTAACTGCATCTCAAGGTAAAGCACTTAAAGCTTTAATAGATGGACTAACAAATAGTTATAATGAATTAGGAACTGCAGCAAAAGCTGATATTGGAACTGCTTCTGGAAATGTTCCAGTTTTAGATAGTAACGGAAAATTAAATACATCTGTAATTCCTGCTTTAGCATTAACAGAAGTATTCGAAGCTAATAGTCAAGAAACAATGTTGGGATTAAATGCTCAACAAGGAGATTTTTGTATTAGAACTGATGAAAATAAAGTTTATATTTTAAAGCAAGAACCTGCTAGTACTTTAGACAATTGGATAGGAATACAGTTAACTCCAGGAATTTTATCTATTAACGGTAAAACTGGACAAACAGTTACTTTAACTGCAGATGATATAGAATATACTTCAGGAGTATCTATTAAACAAAAATTAGATAGTATTTCTAATGATTATGTTGCTAATATAGGAAATGATACTGATACTTCTTTTACTTTAACACATAATTTAGGAACTAAAGATATAATGTGTGAGATTTATGAAGTTTCTAGTGGACAAACTGTGTATACAGATATTACTAGAACTACAGATAATGCTGTAAAAATTGATTTTGCAACAGCGCCTACAGAAAATCAATTTAGAATTATTATTAGAAAAGCAAGAGTACAAAATACTTAAAATGGAGGATTTTTAATGCCTGTAAAATATTATAAAAATAAAGAAATAATTGATATTGCTTCCTCAGAGGGAAATAATACTTCAATGTCAGAATTGTTAGATTTTTTCTATCCAATTGGAATTTATATAGAAACTAGTGACCCAAACTTTGACCCTAATGTTTCATGGGGTGGATACTGGGTTAAAGATACTAAAGGTTTAGTTACAGTAGGAGCTTATACTAATAGTGAAAGTGAAGATAGTAGTTATGTCAATACTTATATAAGACAAGGAGAAATAATAGGTGAAAATGAACATCAATTAACTGTAAATGAGATGCCTGCACATATGCATGATATGGCTGATAATGATGCTGGTTATTTTGCAGGTTGGGGTAATAGAGCTGGATGGCATCAAATGGCAGAATTTAATGGAACTGCAGGCCGATTTGGAACTGCTTATACTGGAGGAAACGAATCTCATAATAATATTCAGCCTAGTATAGGTGTCTATAGATGGCATAGAATGGCTCCATATTTTAAACTTACTCGTACTTTAACTGATGGAAGACAAGAATGGCAAGGCTTTCCAACTATAGAAGAACTAAAAATGGCAATAAAAGGAATAAAAACAAGCGTAAAAAATATAAAAATTTCTTCTATTGGAGGACTTAAAGCTACAAATTTAAATTACTTATTACAATCAAATTCATTTATACAAGAAGTAGATTTATCTGAATTAGATACTTCAGAAGTAACAGATATGTCTATGATGTTTTCAGCATGTACAAATTTATCTGCTGTAAATATAAGTAATATAAATACAAATAAAGTAACTTCTATGGAACATATGTTTTATAATTGTACTTCAATAGAAAAAATAGATATGTCTAAATGTACTACTAAAAATCTTACAAATACTAAAAATATGTTTTGTACGTCTTTAAATGGAGTAGTATCTTTTACTGGAAAATTAAATGAAATAGATATATCTAGTATGGATTTTTCAAAAGTTACTAAATATGATGGTATGTTTGGAGATATTCCATCTAACTGTTTAATTAAAGTAAAAGATGTAGCAGCTAAACAATTTGTACTAAAAGTAAGAAGTGATTTTACTAATATTCAAATAAAATCATAGTTACATTCAAGGAGGTAAATAATGCCTAGATTTTTAAATCAAATAACAGAAAATGGAAATTCAGTTCCATCTTCAAATAATAATAGTATAACTAATATAATGTATGTAACTCAAGAAGAGTTTGATACTTTAGTAGAACAAAATAAATTAATTGAAAATACTATTTATATGATAAATGAAACTTCTTCAGGAGGTGGAGGAACAACAGCCGATTTATTAGATATTTTTTGGCCAGTTGGTAGTTATTATGAAACTAATGACCCAAATTTCAATCCTAACATATCTTGGGGAGGCACTTGGGTACAAGATACAAAAGGATATGTTACTGTAGGAGCTACTAATCCAGATGAATCTCAAGGCTCAAACAATAATAAATTAATATTAAATGTTAATAATACAACTGGAGAAGTGAAGCATACTTTAAGTATTAATGAAATGCCTAATCATAATCACAGAACTAGAACTATACTTGGAGCAGCAGGTGGAAGCTTATGGCCTCTAGCAACACAATCATATGATACATGTGATTGGAACTATGATAATTCTGAAGCAACTGGTGGAGGACAAGCACACAATAATGTACAACCTAGTATAGGTGTCTATAGATGGCATAGAACAGCTTAAATAGTTTAAGGAGGTAAAACATATGGCTTTAACACAACTAGGAAAAACTTGGTATGACCCTAAATTAGTTTTAGGAGTTACAGAACCTTCAGAAACTGTAGCTCAAAGTAGATATACTTTAAAAACTCAAATGAGATTAAAAAATCAAGATGTTGTAATTAGAAATCTTAGAATATCTGATTTATATATTGCAGAAAGTTCTGGAGATACAGTACATAAAATAGAAGCTAAAGAACAATATAGACCTGATTTAGTAGCTTATCAACAATATAATAATCCTAATTTAGCTTGGGTTATCCTATCTGCTAATAATATGAAAAGTATTTTTGATTTTACTACTGGAAAAATAATAAGAATACCAGAAGTAACTAGTCTATATTCTTCTGGCGGAGTATTAAGTAAATAGGAGGTATAAACTATGAATATATATAATTCATCTGGAATAGGAGTAGTACCATCACTATTTACTGATAGAGGTGGAATAACTACTAAAACTAATTTAGCAAAATTAAATGAAGATGTTAGAATAATTTTAATGACTTCTAGAGGTACTCAAATTGGAGACCCTAATTTTGGTTCTGATTTATATAAAATTATTCATTATGGAAATAATTCAGCTACTGCAGCTAGAATAAGAAATGAAATAGATAGAGTATTAGAATTATATTATCCAGAAATTCAAATTACTTCTATAGATATAGAATTTGTAGGAAATACTATAAATATTTATATATACTATAATATTCAATATTCTAATGTTAATTCTAATGTAACATTAGAATTTATTCAAGGTGAGACTTCATCTAATAATTATTAAAGGAAAGGAGATAAATTATGGATGAAAATATTACAGAAATAACTCCTCAAGATTTAGAGAGTGTACTTTCAGTCTTAGAATTTATTTCTAAATGGGCAAGTAGAAACAGCCAAACTGATACAGTTAAATTAGTATCTGAATTATCTTTACAACATAGAAATATATTTGAAGCTAGTAATGCAGATTTAATAAAACTTCCATATAATAGAAAAGATTATTATACTATTTTAGAATATTTAAAACTTCAGGCTGAACAATTATCTGGAGGAGCTTGGAATGATTTCTCAGAATCTGATTTAGGAACAGTATTTTTAAAATTACTTTCTTATTTAGCAGATATGGAAAACTATCATATAGATAAATCTGTTGCAGAATTATATTTATCTACTTGTACTGAAAGAGCTTCTGCTTTATTACTTTGTAAATTAATAGGATATGAACCTAGACATTATATGTCTGCAGAAACAGAAGTATGGTTAGGAGCTTCTACTAATACTCAGGGAGAAATTCAAAATATTCCTAATGGAACTGTATTTCCTAGAGGTTCTACTTTTACTACTTCAGATAGAACATATACTTATACTACATTAGAAGATGCAGTTTTTACAGATAATTTATGTAGAGTAACAGCTTACGAAGGTAATCTTAAAACTATAAATTACAAACTATCTAATATTACAGAGTATGGAAGAATTATTTTATCGGATTATGCAGTAGCATTTAATACAGTTCAACTTAAAATAAATGGAGAGTCATACCATAGAGTTGAAAATGTTGCTATTAATACTGGAGATTTATCTTTTTCAGTTCATTGTTCAGAAGATAGATTTATTTATGTACAACTTCCTGCATATTGGACTGATATAATTACTTCTGCTTCTACTATTGAAATAAGTTATTGTGTTTCTAGCGGTTCTAAGGGTAGATTAGGTAAAGATAGATTAGTTACATTTACTACTAATGCAGAAAATAAATCTAATATGATTTTATTATCTAACTCAGCTTCTGTAGAAGGATATGACCCTGAAACAATAGAAGAAATAAAAATTAATGCTCCTATTAGAGCTAGAACTATGGATACTATAGTTACTATAGATGATTTTGAACAAATTGGAGGTACTGTAGATGGAATAGCTGGAGTTAGAGCTTTAGATTATAATGACCCTAGTTCTGGATTAATACAACCAACACCAGGTCCTGGTGGATACGTAAATGATGCTTATAAAGTAAATATTTATGTTTTACCTGATACAGTTCCTTATGATGAAGATATAATTATAGAAGGTAAAGTTATAACTTCTAATTTAGATGAAAAATATATTGCTACTATTACTGCTACTAAAACTGATACAGAAGAAGATGAAGAACCAATAGTAAATACTATAATTTCTAATTCAGATGGAACTTTTGAATTAAGTGTTCCTGAAAGAGGAACTTATAATGTTAGTATTACTAAAGCAGGATATTTAACTTACAATATTAATGGAGTTAAATTCGATAGATGTATGCATGCTTTATTAGGAGATATTACATTAATTCCTGGAGATATAAATGGAGATGGAGTAATTAACAATACTGATTTAACAGAACTAAATAATAAAATAGCGGGAACTTTAGAAAATATTGATTATGAAGAAAAATATGATTTAAATGGAGATAAACAAATTAATGAAGAAGATGTTGCTTTATTAAATGAAAATTTAAATAAATCTACAACTACTGATTGTACTAAAACTTGGACTGAAAATGATTTTAATGTAATAGATAATAATAAATATAGAAATACAATAATTAAAGAAAGAGAAGACTGGATATGGACTGATATGGGAAAAGTAGCTGAAAATGTAACTTATTTTGCAGTAGATAGTATTACTGGAAATCAAATTACTATTAAAGGAGAAGCTCCTACATATAAAGAAGTAAACGATATAGTTTTAGGAATAGATACAACTAAAGAATTAACTAGTTTTCTTCCTAAATATGTTACTTCAGTTCCAGGTAAAACAGATGAATTAGAATATACAATAAATATAGGTGAAGAAGATATTACAATTACTATGAGTAATAATTGGAAAGATTTATTACCTTCTGGTTATTGTAAATTAGCAGTATTTTTTAAACAAGAACAAGTTTTAACTACTGCAGGTCAAAACTTAAGAGAAGTTATAGACTCAAGAAGATTACATTCTTTAATGATTACTTATTATGATGTTGGAATAAAACAACCAAAAATAAATATTGAAGTTTATATGGACTCTAGAAATGTTGAATTTGAAACTATAGCTTCTAAAGTTAAAGACTTTGTAATAGAACAATATTCTAGAGATTATCTTAAAATCGGAGACCCTATTTTTGCTAGTGTAATAGGAGCTAATATTTTAGATAATTTTGAAAATATTAGATATGTAGAAGTAGGTCTACCTCTTAAAACAGATGATTTACTAGAAGTAATACCTAGAGAATTTATAGATATTATTCCACCTAATGTTACTGTTGAAGCTATAGATTATCAAAATAAAGAAGTATATGAATAATAAACATATCTCAGAGACATCAGACTAAAATCTGATGTCTTTTTTCTTTAAATCTTATAAATTATATATCTAAATCTTAAAATTAAACCTCGTGACTCAAAGTTTCGCCCAAGTCTCTTATAACAAAAATATTAATTTTTAAAACGCAGAATTTTTAGCATAATATAATTAAAATATTTTTGAAAATTTTATTTTGAATTTTTAAATTATTAGCATAATATAAATAAAGATTTAAAACTCTAATAAAACCAATCTATCCGAAGGATAGCAATATCTAAGAAATTTTGTTACTTTTGAAAAATGTAACACCTTTTCT